GTCCGCTGGCGCGACCCGGCGACCGGCTTCCGGCAGAGCATCGAGGTGGTCGAGGACGCCGAGCTGATCGCCGAGATCGGCGTCCGCGACACGGAATTCGACGCCGTCGGCTGCACCAGCCGAGGCCTCGCCCGGCGGCTCGGCCGTTGGATCCTCTACACCGAGAAATACGAGACCCGCGTCGCGCGCTACGGCGCAGGCCTCGACCACGTCGGCGTGCGCCCCGGCGAGATCGTCGCCGTGCAGGATCGCCGCCTCGCCGGCGCCGACCTCTCCGGCCGCCTGGCGAACGTCGCCTCCGCCACTCAGGTCACCCTCGACCGGCCGGTCACCCTCGCCGCGGGCTTCGCCTGGAAGCTCATCACCTGGGGCCTCGACGGCACGCGCTCGGGCGCGATCGACATCACCAACTCGCTGCCGGTCACCACGCGCGACCTGACCCTCGGCCCGGGGCTGGCGAGCCTGCCGGAACTGCCCGGACCGGGCAGCCTCTTCACGGTCCAGTCCGCGCAGCTCGCGCCCCAGAAGTTCAAGATGATCGCGGTCGAGGAGAGCGGCCCGAACCAGTACGCCCTCACCGGCCTGCAGCATTTCGACGGCAAGTTCGCCTACATCGAGCAGGGGCTCGCGCTCGACGACGCGCCTTTCTCGATCTTCCGCCCCGTCGGCGCAGGCCTGCCCGCGCCGACCAACCCGACCGTCGTCGAATACGTCGCCGGCACCGGCGCCACCACCCTCGTCCGCGCCGACCTCTCCTGGACCCCGGTGAACGACGCCCGGGTGAAGGGCTACGAGGCGCAGGCGCTGCGCAACGGCGGGATCGTCCAGGAGAAGGCGGAAGGGGGGGTGGTCGTCACCTTCAACGACCTCTCCCCGGGATCCTACGTCTTCCAGGTCCGATCGGTGGGGGAGGGGGGGATCGTCTCCCCCTGGGCCGCCACCGCCCCCGTGAACGTCGACGGCCTGGTGGACCCGCCGGCGGGCCTCGCCAACCTCGCGGCCGCCGGCGGCATCCGCCAGAACATCATCACCTGGACCAACCCCACCGACCGCCTCCACCGCGACGTCGAGGTCTGGGGATCCTCCAACAGCACCTTCGCCGCCGGCGGCTCGCTCGGCTTCCAGCGGGGCACCCGCTTCGAGCACACGGGCCTCAACCCGAAGGTCCAGCGCTGGTACTGGGCGCGGGCCTGGAACACGCTCGGGCAGAGCTCCGTCTGGGTCGGGCCGGTCAACGCCACGACGAGCGAGCTCATCGCGGCCGACATCGCCGACGGCATCCTCAATGCGGCGAAATTCGCCCAGTCCATCTCCCCGGTCGGCCTCTTCGCGGCGACGCCCGCCACCCGTCAGTTCGACGGGACGAAGGCCCTCGACGTCATCCTCAACACCACCGACGGGAAGCTCTACCGATGGACTGGCTCGGCCTATGTGCCGAGCATCCCGGCGGTCGACGTCACCGGACAGCTCACCGACGAGCAGATCGCCGACCTCGACGCGGCGAAGCTGAAGGCCGGCACGCTCACCCTGACGGCCTTCCCGAACGGGATCCGGCCGCCCGAGGTCCTCGCCGCGCTGCCGACCACGGGAAATTACCAGGGCCGCCTCGTCTTCCTCAGCACCGACAACAAGCTCTATCGCCACGCCGGCACCCCGGCCGGTGCCGCGGGCTTCACGGCGGCGGTGCCGACAGCCGACCTCAGCGGCACGATCTCGACCGCGCAGATCGCCGACGCGGCTATCAGCACGGCGAAATTCGCTGCCGGCATCGAGCCGATGGGCATCGTCGCCACGCTGCCCGCGGCCGCCGGCTACACCGGCCCGAAGGTCGTCCTGCTGCAGAGCGACGGGAAGCTCTATCGCTACACCGGCGGCGTCTGGTCCTCGGCGGTGGCGACGGGTGACCTCTCCGGCACCCTGACGGCCGGACAGTTCCCGAACGGCCTGCGGCCGATCGAGGTCCTCGCAGCGCTGCCGGCGACGGGAAACTTTCAGGGCCGGCAGGTCCAGCTCACCACCGACAACAAGATCTACCGCCACACGGGCACCCCGCTCGACGCCTCGGGCTTCATCTCGACCACCGCGGCGGCCGACATCGCGGGCCAGCTCGCCGGCACGCAGATCGCCAACGGCGCGGTGAGCGCGGCGAAGTTCGCCGCCGGCATCGAGCCGATCGCCACCGTCGCGGCCCTGCCGGCGGTGGCGGGCTACACCGGCCCGAAGGTCGTCCTGCTGAGCACCGACGGGAAGCTCTACCGCTTCACCGGCACGGCCTGGACGGCGGCGGTGCCGACGGCCGACCTCTCCGGCACGGTCGGCTCGGCGCAGATCGCCGACGGTGCGGTGATCGCGGCGAAGATCGCCGACGCCTCCATCGGCGCCGGCAAGTTCGCCGCCGGCCTGGAGCCGATCGCCACCGTCGCGGCCCTGCCGGCGGTGGCGGGCTACACCGGCCCGAAGGTCGTCCTGCTGAGCACCGACGGGAAGCTCTACCGCTTCACCGGCACGGCTTGGACGGCGGCGGTGCCGACGGCCGACCTCTCCGGCACCATCAGCACGGGCCAGATCGCCGACGCGGCGCTGACGACGGCGAAGTTCGCCGCCGGCCTCGAGCCCGTCAGCATCGTCGCGGCCCTGCCGGCGCCTGGCGGCTACACCGGCCCGAAGGTCGTTTTCCTCACCACCGACGGGAAGGTCTACCGCCTGACCGGCGGGGCGTGGACGGCAGCGGTCCCCACCGCCGACCTCAGCGGCACCGTCTCCACCGCGCAGATCGCCGACGGCGCGATCAGCAGCGCCAAGGTCGCCGCCAACGCCATCGGAACAACGCAGATCGCGGCAGGAGCGGTCGCGGCCTCGAAGCTCGCCGTCCGCCGCCACTTCATCGTCTAGGAGACCGCCCGTGTCCTCAGTGAACACCCGCAACCAAAACTATCAGAAGCGGTGGGATTTCGGCGGCACCGTGCTGCCGACCGAGTGGTCGATCCTGGAGCTCGGCGCCGGCATGACCGTCGGCGTCGCCGGCGGCGTCCTCTCGATCGCCTCCGGCACCACCGCCGGCGCCGAGACGGTGATCCGCTGCTCGAAGGCCCTCACCCTCAAGGTGGTGGCCCGCTTCATCGCGATGCTGAGCCAGCGGATCGCGAACCAGGCCTTCTACCTCGAGCTCACCAACGAGGCGGGAACGACCGAGGCGCGCTGGCTCTTCGACGGCACCTCGGCGACCAGCGCCAAGGTCGAGAGCGAGAACGGCGGGGTGGCCAACGCGGCGGTGACCCTCACCACCCCGAACTCGGCCGCCTACGCCACCTATGAGATCTTCGGGGAGGTGGAGCAGGTCCTCTTCGCCGCGACGGCGTCGAACAGCAACGCCGTGAAGGGAGCGACCGCCCTCTTCGACCGGAACATCCCCGAGCCGGGCGAGCTCTACTACCTCCAGATCCGGGCCCTGAACGGCGGCACCGCGCCGGCCTCCTCCACCACCTTCAACATCGACGCGGTCCTCGTCGAGGACCTCGAGACGGTGGCGGTCGAGATCCTTCGGGCGGAGGGCGCGATGTCCCCGGCCGCGGCGCTCGGCATCCGGGCCCAGGGCGGCACGATCGACCAGGTCTCCACTGCCTTCATGTCGCCGCGCACCAGCCGCGTGACCGAGACGGGCACCAACCTCGCGGCGGCCGCGACCTTCACCGGCGGCGGCAGGGACACCGGCTCGACCGGGCTCTTCGACGAGATCCGGGTCTTCTGCCTCGCGAGCCACGCCGGCACGCTCTTCATCGAGCAGAGCTCCGACAACGCGGTCTGGTTCCAGACCAACTCCCAGCCCACGACGGCGGGCGCCGCGGCAGAGGTTTTCACCTTCCCCATCGCGCTCCGCTACGTCCGCGTCCGCTACGTGAACGGCGCCACGGCCACGACGACCTTCAGGCTCGACATCCTCCTGCTCGGCCACTGAGCCGAGCCGGGCGCGCCCCCGCGCCCCCCTGACGCCTCCTCCACCACCGCGCCTGCCGCACGCGCCCCCTCCGGGCGCGTGCGTCCGCGCGCCCGCTCCGAGGCCTCCCGATGCCCTACAGCCTCGCCAACCAGACGCCCTCGACCGGCCATATCGCCTGGACCTCCGTCGGCATCGCTTTCGACGGGACGGTTCACCAGGTCGCCAACGGCTCGACCTCGCGGCGCTTCGTCTGGTGGCGCCTCGCCCAGCCCACCGTGCTGCAGACAGGCGACGTCAACCCGACCCTCGCGGCCGGCGACGCTCTCGTCTTCATCAACGACGGCGGGGTGGGCATCTCGGTCCTCGACAGCGCCGCGGTGCACGGGGGGCTGATCGTCGAGGGGACGATCGCCGCCAGGGCCATCGCCGCCGGCGCCATCAGCGCCCGGCACATATCGGCCGGTGCCATCGAGGCCGACGCGATCGCGGCCTATGCGATCAACGCCGAGCACCTGACGGTCAATGCCATCCAGGCCCAGCACATCACCGCTGGCGCGGTCGAGGCCGATGCCATCGCCGCCGGCGCGATCACGGCGGACAAGATCGCCGCGCGCAGCATCACGGCCGGGCTGATCGCCGCGGCCGCCATCACCGCCACCGAACTCGCCGCGGGCGCGATCACCGCCGCGAAGCTCGCGGCCGGGGCCGTGACGGCCGCCGCGATCCTCGCCGGAACCATCACCGCCACCCAGATCGCAGCGAACACGATCACCGCGTCCGAGATCGCGGCCGGCGCCATCACCGCCACCGAGCTCGCCGCCAATTCGGTGGTCGCGGGGAAGATCCAGGCCGGCGCCATCAGCGCCACCGAGATCTCGGCTGGCGCGATCGTCGCCTCGAAGCTGGCGATCGGCGACACCTCGAACGTCTACCCCGACCCCGACTTCCTCGACGACAGCCTCTACTCGGGGCCCTTCGTCTTCAGCGCCAACACCTGGGGCGCCTCGAAGCGCGTCCTGTCCATCTCCGACGCCGGCGGCACCGTCAACAAGGATGTCACGGGCCCGGCCTTTCCGGTCGAGGCGGGGCGGTCCTACCTCGTCAACGCGAAGGTCGGCGTCCAGGGCAGCGGCGCCTACGCCGACGCCGCGCAGCTCCACATCCTCTGGTATTCCGACCTCGCCGCGACCGCGCTCATCTCGTCGGCCACGCTGATCACCAACAGCAGCACGGCCGGTCGCACCACCGTCCAGGGCGGCCAGACCGTCGCCCCCTCCAACGCGCTGCGTGCCCGGCTGCTCTTCCGTCGGCTCGCCCACCCCTCCAGCACCGTAGGCGTCAACTTCAACGAGGTGGTGATCCGCCGCGCGGCAGGTGGCGAGCTGATCGTCGACGGAGCGATCACCGCGACGAAGATCCAGGCCGCCTCGATCACCGGCGACCGCCTCGCCGCCAATACGATCACCGCCACCCAAATCGCGGCAGGCACCATCACCGCCGCGGAGCTCGCCGCGAACTCGGTGACCGCCACCGAGCTCGCCGCCAATTCGGTGGTCGCGGGCAAGATCCAGGCCGGCGCCATCAGCGCCACCGAGATCGCGGCGGGTGCCATCGTCGCCTCCAGGCTCGCCGTCGGCGACACGACGAACATCTACCCCGACCCGGCCCTCGCCGACCCGGACTTCTACTCCTCCCCTTCCGGCAGCGGCGCCTACTCGATCGTCGGATCCGACTTCGACGCCTACGGCACGCGCCGGCTGGTCATCGCGCCGAACGCTGCCGTGCGGGAGGTGTTCACCGACTGGTTCGAAGTCTCGCCCGTGACCGCCTACTGGGCCGAGGTCGGGCTCGGCCGCAGCACCGGCACGGTCGGCACGATCACCGCCGAGGTGGAATGGGGCTCGGTCTCCTCAGCCGGCGTCATCTCCCCCCTCAGCCGCGCGACCGTCGGCAGCGCGAATGGCACCCCGGTCCGGCCGGCCGTCGCGGTCACCTCGCCGGCCAATACCGGGCGCGCCCGCTTCGTCTTCACGCGGGCCGCCGGCGGCGACGGCAACGTCAACTTCGGCAAGCCCGAGCTGCGCCGGAGGGCCAACGCCAACCTCATCGTCGATGGCGCCATCACCACCGACAAGCTCTCCGCCAATGCGGTGACCGCGGCGAAGATCGCCGCCGGCACCATAACCGCGACCGAGATCGCGACGGGCACCATCACCGCGGCCGAGATCGCCGCGGGCACCATCACCGCCGCCGAACTCGCCGCGGGTTCGGTGACCGCGACCCAGATCAGCACCGGCGCGGTGGTCGCGGGGAAGATCGCCGCCAACGCGGTGACCGCGGACACCATCGCCGCCAACTCGGTGGTCGCGGGGAAGGTCGCGGCCGGCGCCATCAGCGCGGCCGAGATCTCGGCCGGCGCGATCGTCGCCTCGAAGCTCGCGGTGAGCGACACCACCAACCTCTATCCCGACCCGAACCTGCTGGATCCCGCAAGCTACTCCTCCGCGTCCGGGGCGGGCGCCTACGGCTTCGCCGGGACGGGCGTCAGCGAGATGGGCACGCGGCGAGCCCAGATCTTCCCCAACGCCGCCGCCCGGGTGGTCGAGACCGCCTGGATCGAGGTCTCGCCCGGCACGAGCTACCTTGTCGAGGCCACGATCGGCCGCATCGACGGCGGCACCACCGGCAGCATCACGGCCGAGGTCGAGTTTGGCAGCCTCGACAGCTCTGGGGTGGTGACCTCGACGGGCAAGACGGCGCTCGGCTCGCAGTCGACCTCGGGGGTCAGCCGGCCGTCGATCACCTTGACCTCCGGCGCGACCGCCCGGCGGGCGCGCTTCGTCTTCACGAGGGCGGCCGGCGGCGATGCGAACGTCACCTTCGGCAAGCCGGAGATGCGTCGCCGGGCCAACGCCAGCCTCGTCGTCGATGGCGCCATCACCACCGACAAGCTCTCCGCCAATGCGGTGACCGCGGCGAAGATCGCCGCCGGCACGATCACCGCCACCGAACTCGCCGCGAACTCGGTGACCGCCACCCAGCTCGCCGCGAATGCGGTCACCGCGGGCAAGATCAATGCGGGCGCGGTGCAGGCCGACCAGATCGGGGCGATGGCGATCGTCGCCTCGAAGATCGCCATCGCCGACACCGGGAACATCTGCCTCAACCCAAACTTCAGCTTCGGCGAGCTGGCCTCGACGGACGGCTGGAGCACCAACCCGTCCTCGCTGGTCACCGCCGTGGCGGGCACCTCCACCGGCGTGCCCGCCGGCGCGCCAGGCGCCTTCGTGGGGCGCGTCGCGGTACCGGCGGCCAACCAGGTCGACCTCCGGGTGAACTCCGGCACCGAGCTCGACGTGACCCCCGGCGAGACCTTCCTGATCGACTTCTGGGCGGCGCCGAGCACGGACTGCAACGGCGCCTTCACCGCGGCCTTCCGCACCACCGGGGCAGAAGGGGGCAACACCCATCTGGGCGTCGGAGCCACCGTCCAGCCGGCGAGCGCGGCGGGCTGGAGGCGCTACACCGTGACCCTCACTGTCCCGGCCACCGCCGGGCTCGCGAACTTCCCGGTGGTGCGGGGCTTCTTCTACTTCCGGGTGGTCGCCAACGCCACGCCGCTCGGCGCCTGGTTCTTCAGCAACGTCAGGATCCGCCGCTCGGCCAATGCCGAGCTGATCGTCGATGGCGCCATCACCGCCGACAAGCTCTCCGCCAATGCGGTGACTGCGGCGAAGATCGCCGCCGGCTCTGTGACCACCTCGAAGCTCGCGGTGGGCTCGAGCAACGTGATCTTCAACTCGTGCCTCACCAACGACACCGAGGGCTGGAACTTCCCCAGCTACGGGGCCCTCCCGGCGGGCGCCGTCATTGAATTCGGGTCGTCGCGGTCGCGGGGCTTGCAGGATTGGGCACCGCCCGACGTCGGCGGCGGCTTCATCCGCATCGCGATGAACTCGGGATTCGTCCTGCCGACCACGGCGGGCATGTTCGCCGAGTTCTACCACCGCGGCGGCACCATCGGCACGGTCAATGCCTTCGGCAGCACCTGCGTGCCGGGGCGGCGCTATCACTTCTCGGCCCTCGTCGGCGTCCATCGCTGCAACGTCCAGCTCACGATGGTCTGGCTCAATGCGAGCGGGGGCGTCATCCAACAGGACTACGGCTCGCTCTACACCGGCCCGAAGCTCGGCGGGCTCTACGACGACAGCTTCGAGTACCTCAGCGTCCTCTTCAACGCACCGGCCAATGCGCGCTGGGTCCGGCCGTGCCTCGTCATGTCGGGAAAGGGCACCGCGCAGGGTGCCCCCGACGCCTACGTCTTCTTCACCAAGACGATGTTCGGTGAGAGCCCGGCGACCGCCACCGAGGCACCGAACTGGCAGCCCGGCGGCGTCACCGACATCTCCGGCGGGCAGATCCGCGCCCGCACGGTCAGCGCCGACAGGATGATGGCGAACTCGATCACCTCCAACGAGCTCGCCGCCAACTCGGTGACCGCGGGCAAGATCGCCGCCGGCGCCATCAACGCGAACGAGATCGCCGCCGGCGTCATCAAGAGCAACATGCTCGCCTCGGATTTCGTGCTCACCAACACCGCGCAGATCGGCAACGCGATCATCACCAATGCCAAGATCGGCAACCTCGAGGTCGGCACCCACAACATCCAGAACACCGCGATCACCGAGTACCAGTTCGCGAACTGGGATGGCGACCTGACCAGCCCCGTCAATCAGTTTCCCACTTGGCTCCTCTGCTCCATCAGTATCGCCACCTCGATCGGCGGTGGCTTCCACCTCACCGCCGTCACGAACGGCAAGGGCTACACCGACGGCTTCCTCGAAGCGGGCTGGCGGATGATCGTGAGGATCAATGGGACCGACGTCTCCAATCGGACGGTCACAGGAGGCAGCCTCGTCTACGCGCGGTCGATCTTCCTCGGTGCCGGGACGCACACCTTCGAGATCTACGCGCAGCGGCACCAGAACGGCAGCGCCGCGATCGCGGAGGGAGGGCGCGTGCAGAATGCCAACCTCGCAGTCATCTTCCTGAAGAAGTAGGGCCCATGCGCTTCGTCACCTACAGCCTCTCGACCGGTGCAATCCTCTTCCAGTCGGAGACCAGCTCGACAGCCGAGGAGGTCTTCGCGATCCCGGCCGGGCCCGACCGGGGACGGGTCGAGATCCCGGAGCCGCTCGACAGCATCCAGCGCTGGCGGGTGGTCGACGGTGCGGTGGTGCCGCGTGCGGAGATGGCCCTCACGGTGTCGGCAGACACGTTTCCCGCCGACGGCACGAGCGCCTGCGTCATCTCGGGCCTGCCCGATCCCTGCACCGTCGAGATCTCCGGCAGCTTCACCGTACCGCCCACCCCCGTCACCGGTGGGGCAATCACCCTCACCACCAGCCAGCCAGGCGTGCTTACGATCCGGGTGACGGCAGATCCCCACTACCTCTCAAAGGAGATCACCCTCCATGCAGTTTGACCTCGGCCCCGACCTGCCCGCGCTGAAGACGAAGCTCAGCGTGAAGGTCGACCAGGACGCGGAGGCCGCGCGGCTGGCCTTCATCACGGGCGGCTCCGGCCAGGCGATGGAGTACGAGGCGACCGAGCGCGAAGCCCGCGCCTATGTCGCGGCCTACGCCGCGGCGCAGGCGGCCGCGCCGACGCCGGAGGAGTTCGTCGACCCCTACGTCGCGGCCCTCTATCCCTTCATCGAGGCGGAGCGCCAGGCGGTCTACGGCGCCACCGGCACGCTGCCGGACGCCTTCCCCACCGCCCAGGTCGTGGTCGCCGAGGCCAACGGCTGGTCGTACGTCGGCGCCTCCATCAAGGCGAAGCGCCGCGGCGCGAAGATGGCGATCGCCGCCGCCACCACGGTCGGCGAGGCGCACGCCGCCGCCGCGGTCGTCTGGCCGACCCCGGCCGACTTCGCCGGCTGATACTCCGGCCGCGCCATCCCGGCGCGGCGACCCCTCCGAGGACAATCCGATGTCTGAATCTGACGCGCTGAACGCGCGTGAGCTTGCGCGCCTGCGCCCTGGCGCCGGCGGCGGGCCCGACTGGCGCGACGCCGTGCAGGCGGTGGCGCCGATGGTCGCCACCGCGCTCGGCGGCCCGCTGGCGGGCGCCGCGGCGGCCGTGGTGGGCCGGGTGCTGCTCGGCCGGGGCGAAGACGCCGCCACGAGCCTCCCGGAGGCGCTGGAGGCGGTCCAGGCGGCCACCACCACGCCCGAGGGCCTGGCGCGGCTGAAGGAGGCCGAGGCGCGCATCCTCGAGCTGAAGACGCAGCTCACCGTCGAGCTCGGCCGACAGCAGCTCGAGGACCGGAAGGACGCCCGCGCCCGCGACGTCTCCGCCCGCGACGGGATGAACACCTGGCTCGCGAAGATGACGGTCTTCACCTTCGTGCTGACCGCCTTCGCGGTGGTCGTCGGCAGCTACTTCATCCTGACGAACCGCGACTTCCTCGAGCTCGCCAAGTCGAACTTCGAGATGACGCTCGCCGTCAACTCGATGCTGACCCTCATCGTGAAGGCGGTGCTCGACCGCTACCACGACACCCACCAGTACTACTTCGGCTCCTCTGCCGGCTCGCGCGACAAGGGCGACACGCTCAACGCCGTCGTCGTGGGGCAGGGGGCGAAAGGCTGACGCCCTTCCGGCCGCCCCGGCCGCGAGAGGAGCCCCGATCCCTCTGAGCCGTGCCTACCGCCGGGCCAGGCCGGACCCGGCCGGGGGATGGTCCCCCGGCCGGCCGATCTCACCACCACCATAGGAGACAAGTCGTGCTTCCGTTCGACGCGATGCCAGCCTTCGACCTCGTCTGGCTGGTCTACTTCGCCCTCATCGCCGCGGCGGTGGTCTACTTCGCCGGCCTCCGCCGACGGCGCCACCGCAAGGGGCCGGACGGGGCGCCGCCGGCCGCATAGGCCGCCGAGGCCCCGAAATGCATCAGGCCCGCCGGGCCCCAGGGGTAATTCCCTGGGGCCCGGCGGGCCTTTTTCGCGTCCGCACAACCACCGCTCGTCCTGCTGACGGTATCGCGCGAGGCGGCCTCGGGTTCACAGCTTCCCAATTTTCCCCGGTGTCCAGTGGGCGAGGAGGAATGCACAGGCGCGCTCGACCTCGTCCTGGGGGATCCGGTGGCGCCAGAGCCCGCCCTGCAGGATGAGGCTGTCCCGGCCCTCCCCGGGGGACACCGCCAGCACGAGCTCCTGCCCGTTCTCGGTCCGCAGCGTCATGGACAGCGGCGGGATGCGGCCGGGCAGGGGGCGCGCGGCGAGGTTCACCCCACGCTGCCTGAGCGGCGCGCCACGGCCGAGGCGGCCGGGGCATGACGGGCAGCACGCCTCTCGCGCGGCCGTCTCCGGCAGCACCGCCGTGTATTCGCAGCTGCCGCATTCGAGCTCGACGAGGGGCTCCTCCGTCACCGCAGCAGCTCCGCCTCGCCCTCTGGGGTGAGGGAGATCGTCCGGGTCTCGCGATCGACCGCGACCAGCGCCGGGTCGGCGACGAGGTCGAACCAGAGCCGTGACCCGATCGGGTCGAAGTCTTCGAGGAAGCGGGCGAGCGTCGCCCCGCCGCCCGTGTTGCGGACGTACTCCAGCGCCTTCCGCGTCTCGCCCGTGATGACCCTAGCCGACGAGCTCATACCCGTGCTCCCTGATGACCCGCTTGGCGGGGCGGGGGAAAGCCCACGCGCCCTGCCGTTCCACCACGTCGTGGAAACGCGCGATGAGCCTCGTGTGCAGCAGGTTCAGCCCGTCATTCTCCTCGCACCAGATGTCGTGCCACGCGTAGTCCCAGCTCGCGCCCCCCGGGTCCCAGGTGAGGGCGTCGGCTTGATGCAGCGTCAAGCGCTCGCACCCCCGAAATGACGTCCCGACCGCGCGGAGGATGTGCGGGCAGAGCTCGACCACGTCGACGTGCTCCACCTCGCGCTTCGCGAGAAGGCCGCGCACGACGCAGCCGAGGCCGAGGCCGGTGACGAGCACCCGGCCACGCGCGGAGAGCAGGATCGGCAGGTGCCGCGCGAGCTCGCGCCGGCTGTCCTCCATGACGACCTCGCCGTAGTGGCGGTGAAGCGTGCCGAGCGTCGGCCGGCCGAGGAGGGTGATCGTGGACCAGCCGGTGCGCCGCTGCATGTAGGGGTCGGAGATCGCCTCGCGGCCGATGATCCAGGGCCCATAGGTGCCGCTCCGCACGTTCTGCGGCACGCGGCAGGCCTGCAGCAGCTCGGCGGGGGTCACGCCGGGGGCGCCGGGGAAACACTCGCGCCCCCTGTGTCCCGGCCCTTCACCTTCCACAGCGGCCACAGGAAGCCGCGGCCGAGGAGGCTGCCGCAGAGGCACGCCCAGGTCTCACCCGGTCGGGCCCGCCCGTACTTCGCCACCATGTTCATGTTCATCACCGTCAGCCCAACCGCGCGGAAGACGCGCATGTGGAGCGGCGGGCGTTCGGCCTCCTGATGGTCGGTCATGCGAGCGGCCTCCTCGGCTTCCCGTGGCACTTCAGGCGCGGCCCCTCGCAGCCCCAGCAGGGGTGCCGGCCGGCCTCGACCTCTGCCATGGCGACGATCCCACCGAGGAGACAGGTGCGCGGGACGTACCCTCCCATCTTCGCCACCCCGAGGGCGTGGTCGTCCGGGTCGGCCGCGTCCTGGTCGAAGTAGTGCGGCTTCATCTCTTCTCGGGTGTGGTCTCACGGGTGCGCCCGGTGTCCTTCACCGAGATGAGGTACTCGCGCCCGCCGATGAGGACCCAGAGGTCGGCCACTCCCATGCCGCCGCCTCTGTCCATCGACGATCCCCTGTCGGCGAGGGCTCCCTTCAGGAATCCGCGGATCTCCTCGCGCACGGTGAGCGCGTTCCATGTGTCGCCCGTCACCTCAGCCCCCTGAGCGTGCGGGGGTGATTGCTCGAGGGTTCGTCCCGCGGAGCGATGGTCCCGCTCCAACTGCTCGACCGCCGACCGGATGAGCAGCTGGCCCAACGGCCAACCCAGTCGTCGGCTGAGATCCTGCAGGCGGCCGATATACGGCGCCATCTCGCGATATGCCGCCGCCTGCTCCCCGATCAGCCGCGGCGACGGGGCCTCTTCCTCGCTCACGGGCGCCTCTCTCCCCGGCTCGATGCGGGTGGGGCCGCGACGCTGGCGGCGCCGGGTCGTAGCTCCCGCAGCGTCTTCAGCACCGCCGACATCGCGCGGATCTCGGCATCCGCCCTCTCGCCTGTCATGCGCCGCTGGGCGATCCGCTCCGGGTAGACGCGCCGGCGCATGACGATCTCCCGCTCGACGCAGGCGATCTGCGCTTCGAGCGGAATCGGCGCGTCGGGAAAGAGGTCGTTCATGCGCGCCCCGCCGCCCCGATGCCGACCGGCTGGGCGATGTTCACCGCGCGGCCGCCGTCGCTGAGGTCCTCCATCCAGACCTTGCACTCGCGGATGCCCCCGGTGAAGCCGAGTTCCTCCGCGATCATCCAGACCGCCTCCGGCGTCGGCACGCGGCCGTCGGCGCGGGAGGAGACGCTCAGGTGCCGCGCGGTGCCCATCGGGTGACCGGTCTCGATCGAGAGGGTGACGACGTAGCGCGTCGGGATGGTGACGCTCTGGCGCGTCATGGCGTCGCGGTGCGCCTCGCGTCCCTCATCGGTTTTCATCCTGACGAGGAGGTCAGGCATGTGGACCGGCGCCGCGGCGGCGGCCTCGCGCAGCGCGTGGAGCTTCGCGCGCTCCGGCTCGCCGATCACCAGCGCGCCGGCCGGCAGCTCGAACGTCTCCATCACCCTCTCCCCTCGATCGCCGGCACGGCCGGGGGCTTCGGCAGCATCTCGCTCGACTGCACCCGCTCCAGCACCGGGATGTGAATCCCGTGCTCGTCGGCATCATGCCGTCCTCCATTCCGGACGCTAGCTAGACCACAAAACTTTGTGCGAAAACACCGGGGATCAGTGGACGTGACCAGCATGACGCAGGCGCGCAGCGCGGTGGAACCGGCTCCCGAAGGGGCGCCGGCGATGGTGATTCCGGCGGCGGAAGGCGCGTGCCCTCCGCATGTCTAAGGGCCCGCTGCTGATCCCGCTGACGCAGGCGGATGTCGCGCTGCGCCGCACCCTGCACCATGCCCGCCGCCTCGCGCGAGAGGCCTGCGCGCGGCTGCACGCCATCGGCAGCTGCGGCGCCAAGCCGGGGCAGCAATGCATCGGCTGCCCGCGCCGCGCGCTGCCGGTGATGCATGCGGCGGTCGAGCTCGCCGCGCGCGACAGCGCGAAGAGGCCGCGATGATCTTCAAGGGGCGCCCCTATTTCTGGAAGCTCGTCGGCCGCACACCGATGCCGTGCCGCGACATCGAGGAGTGGGCGCGGACCTTCGGCGAGGATGACCCGCATGTCCGCCTCACCTCGATCCCGAACGGCCCCGACATCTCGACCGTGTTCCTCGGCTGCGACCACGCCTTCCTCGGCCGGGGCCCGCCGATCCTCTTCGAGACGATGGGCTTCGGTGGCCGCGCCGATGAGACCCAGATGCGCTACGTGACCTGGGAGGAGGCGGTGCGCGGCCACGGGATCTTCGTCCGGCGCTTCCTGCCGTCCTGGCGCGACCCGGAGCTGGAGGAATACCCCGCCCTCGGCGTCGCGGCCGAGTTCACCCAGGTGCTGGAGGGCAGCGGGGTCCCGGCGAACCAGCAGAGCCTTCTGCGCGCCGCGGCAGAGGAGATGGAGCGGAAACTCTCGAGCGTCGACCGCGCCGATCTCCGGCGCCAGCTGGAGGAGCTGATGCGCCACATCGAGAGCGGCGACACGCTGGCGGGAGCAGGGGCATGAAGGAGGGGGGACAGCTGACATCGGCCGTCGACCTGCGCATGTCGCCGGATGGCACCTGGTGCGTCGCGGTGACGCTGGAGGGCTTCTCCCGGCGCGAGGACGCGCGGGCGGTGGCCGAGAACCTCGCGAGGCTCCTCAAGGGGGTCGCGCTCCGGGAGCAGGTCGCGCAGACCAGCCGCGCGGCGATCGAACGGATGATCGCCGGCGCGAAGTGCAGCGAAGAGGTCCGGGCGGAGGCGCGACTGGCGGTCGACGCGCTGATGGCGACGACCCAACCGGACGACATGCCGGTGCTGCAGGGGATCGTGGCGGAGATGGTCCGCAAGCTCGAGGCGGGCGAGAGCTTCGAGGACTGGAGGCGGTGACCCGCCACCTCGCCAACGGCATCCTCTTCACGGAGGAGGGGGAAACCGGGACCGTGCCGCTGCCGCCCGGCCACCGCTTCGTGGCCTTCGGCCGGAGCGAGCGGCCCCGCCTCATGCCACCGAAGACGCCAGGAGAGTACGAGATCGGGATCAAGGGCGTCTTCGACGCGGGGACGCTGCCGGTGCTGCTGCTGGCGGTGCGGGAGGAGATGGTGCCGACGTTCCTCGAGCTGCCGGCGGAGAAGCTCCGGGAGATGATCAACCGCATCTCGGCCGCCGTGGCCGGCGGAGGCACCGCATGACGTCGATCGGCGCCGGGGTGGTGATGGAGCACGAGCGCGCCATCGAGGACTACCGGCGGATCATCACCGAGCAGTCACGCCGGATGCTCGGCGGCCGCCGGCCGGATGGAGAGGGGCTCGCCGGGGTGGTGGCGGGGCTGCTGGTGGAGATCGACCACGCCTCGGCCAACGCCCTCGCGGGGCACGCGGGGCGGGGCGAGACGGTCGGCTGCAGGGCGGGCTGCGCCTTCTGCTGCTTCCAGGAGGTGACGGTCAGCACCGCGGAGCTCGCCCTCATCGCCTTCGGCTTGAGGAAGGGGGATCGCGCCCGGGTGATCGAGCGGGCCCGGGCCACGCTCGCGCGGACAGGGGAGGGGGGGAGCACCGAGCGCCATCGCCGCTCCATCCCCTGCCCCCTGCAGCACGGCAACCGCTGCGCGGTCTACGCGATCCGGCCGCAGGCCTGCCGGACGCATTTCTCCCTCGACCGGAAGGCCTGCGAGGCCGAGTGGGACAACCGTGCGAAGGACGTCGCCGTCTCCGGCGTGCCGATGCCGACGGCGCCGAAGGCGATCGGCTTCGCGGCGATGTCCGGCCTCGACGTCGCGCTGCACGAGCTCGGCCTCGAGATCGAGCTGGTGGAGCTGGCGGCGGGGCTGCCCGTGCTGCTCGCCGAGGGCGCGCTGGAGCGCTGGCTCGCCGGCGAGCGCCTGTTCCGCGAGGCGATGACCTTCACCGCGGACGGGCACCGCTACTCGGACTACCTCGAGCTGCTGAGGAGGGGCGAATGAGCCCGGCATGGATGGGCGGATTTGGCCTGGCGATGCTCCTGATGGCGGGCTTCATCGGGATCGTCGGCGGCTTCCCGAAGGGCACCTGGGGCCTGATCTGCCTCGGCTTCGGCGGGGGCGTCTCGATCGCCACGGCGATCTGGTGGAGCCGCGCGGGCTTCGACCCGACGCGGCCGCCGAAGCGGGAAGGGGAGGAGGGCTGATGCCCGAGATCACTGAGGAGGCGAGGGACTTCCTCCAGCGCCTGGTGGTGCAGCACGTCGACGAGATCCTCGAGGATCCAGGCTTCCTGCTGACGCTCGAGGCGGGCCCGCAGGGGGGGATGGACATGCTGCGGCGCGTCGTGGCGGGCCTCGGCCTCGACCTCGACCGGCTGCTCGAGCGCGGCACGCCCTACCAGCGCGACCGGCTGAAGGCGATCCTCGCCGGCGCCGTGGGGGTGGGCTGAGATGGGCGAGGACGCGAAACGGAAGGCGCTCTACGAGCAGCTGCAGTTGATGGTCGGCGGCCACCCCGTGGACATGGCCGTCGAGGCGCTGGCGGACAGCTTCGTCGCCGGCATCGGCCAGATCGCGAAGGACCTGCCCGAGGGCGAGCAGCTGATCGACAGCTTCGCCTCGGCCATGAAGCGGACCCTCCGGGACAACTGGGCCTACTTCGTCGAGGTCCGGGCCGCGTCCGGCGGGACGGGGCGGGCATGAGCGGTCTCCTCGCGTGGCAGCACGACGGCGACCGCTGGTACGCCGAGCTGCGGGGCCGGGAGCACGACTATGGCGACGGCCGGCCGGAGGAGGACGTCTTCCCCGTCTGGCTCGAGCGGGACGCCGACGGCTGGTCGGTGACCGTCGAGCACGGAAGCCGCGGCGGCGGCGGCACGCCGATTGGCCTGGTGGCCGGCCTGTCGCTCTACGGCGCCCAGGAGAAGGCGGCCGCGCTCGCGCGGGCTTTCCGGGCCGAGTGGGAGGCGAGCGCCGACGCGGGCGCCCGCAAGCGGGAGAGCGCCCATGGGTAGCGCGGGCCGCTCCTACCTCACCTGGCTTGCCGCGGTCGCCCGGCGGTCCGACGGGGATGCGATCGAGGTCACGGACGTGATGGAGATCCCGCCGGGGAATTCTCCAGTCAACGCCACCGCGGCCGAGCGGCGGGCCTTCGAGCTCATGCGGCCGGCCGAGGATGCGGGCCTGGCGAGGCTCAAGGTCACGCCGCTGCGGAAGCCGCCGACCTGGTGGGAGCTGACGCCCGCCGGCAGGGAGGCGGTGAGGATGCCGGCGCCGGGCAGGGCGGTGCTGCCGGAGATCCCCGCGGCGGTGCTGGTGCAGGGCTCGTGCCCGCTGGTCGGGCCGATCGAGCCCGGCGAGGTCTTCGCCTGGGAGCCGGACAAGCCGCACGCCCGCGAGCTCCTCGTGGTGGTGCGGATCGAGGAGCGGCCGGGCGACGAGCGGTTGATCCACAGCCGCCCGATCGGCGCCTCGCCATGGGGGAGGATCGACACCAGCGGCAACGACGAGAGCCGCTTCCGCGAGGCGTGCTGGCGGACGATCTATCACCCCCATCCGCCGATCCCGCCGCTCGTGGCCAAGGAGATGCCGGAGAGCCTGCAGCGGCTGTTTCACGAGAGCTTGCCGGGGGACGGCGAGGCGGGCGCGTTCTGGCGGGGCCTGCTCGTCCGCTACATGGCGAAGGTGATCGACGCGGAGGAGGATAGCCTCGCCGATCGGCCGTCGCCGGGGGTACGGCTCTCGGCCGATGACCTGGCGCGGTTGAGCGCGCTCGAGCCGATGGCATTGGAGCTGATCGACCGCCCGCTGGTCCGTCGGAGCGACCCCTGATGCCCCCTCCCGAGCCAAAGCGGATCGACGCGCTCTACGCCTGGGTGGCCACCGAGCCCGATGGGGGGGAGGGGGTGTGCGGCGCGGACATTCCCGCGCTCGGAGGGATGGTGCCGCTGGTCGGCGCCGACCTCGAGCGGATGCGCAGCCTGCGGCCCTACGCGGAGCTCACCCGGCGGGCGAGCGGCTGCAGGGTGCGCCTGATCGGCTTCACCGGGCGGTTGGACATCGAGGAGTTGCCATGAAGCGCCGTGGGCTGCTGCTGGGGCTGGCGGGTATCGTCGCGGCGCCGGCGATCGTGCGGGCCGGCGGACTGATGCCGGTGCGGGTGCTGCCGCCGGAGCCGCTCGTATGGACCGCGATCCTCGATGCCAACATCGTCGCGGCCCGCGCGATCACCTGCAGGCGGGTCTCACTCGACGACCCGGGAGGCCCGCTCGCCGGCCTCACGGGAGACATCTGGGTGAACGACGGGCGGCTCTACCGTCAGGCCGACGAGGAGCTGGTGCTGCTATGAGGGAGTTCATGCCGCCCATGCCGCGCGGGATCCACGAGACGAGGATCGTCTCGGTGTGGCTCAACCTGGTCGGGTTAGCGCTGATCCTCCCGGTGCTGGTGGCGGTGCTCGTCTTCGACGCACCGTTCTGGCTGGCCTACCTGCCGATGGCTCTGACGATGAGCGCCTACGGCCTCGGTACGGTGAACCTCGCGCGGCTGCGGCGGCACCGCCGAAGGCTCGACGAGGCCTGGGAGGGCTGGGCGGCGGTCTATCCGGCGCTGCGCTACCGGAGCTCGCAGGCCGCCGACCGGTCGAAGGCGTGAGCCTCGCGCCGGATCCTGAGGAAGAGCTGCGGGTCGACCCGCTCGCCGGCGCGCTCGCGGGCGAGGACCCCCTGCGCGTAGTCCTCGTTGAGGCGGAGGATCTCGGCCTTGCGGGCGTCGCAGGCCTCGGCCGAGGCGAAGGGGCCGAACCGCTCGGTGCGCGAGCCAGGTCCCATGTCGCCGGAGAGCCACCAGCGGCGGCCGTCCTGCGCGAGGGTGGTGCCGGCGGCCCCGAAGAGGGCGACCAGCAGGAGGAGCGGCAAGCGGAAGCGGAACCGGTGCATGGTCGGACGTGTCGCACCGACGATCCGTTTCCGCAACGCCGTTTTCGTGGATTTCGGCCCGATTCGAGGGGCGGTTTCCCTCCTCTGGCCCGCCATTCGGCGGGTGTGCACACCGTTGCGCATAGCGGACGGGTCGAGCCGGAACACCGTTTCCCGTGGAACAGGAGGGGAGGATCCCTATGGCGATCGAGCTGACGGCCGAGCAGGACTTCGTCCGCTTCCTCCATGAAGACTGCGGCCTTCGCCTCATCCGGCGCCTGCCTGACGGGCGCTTCGCGGCGCTGCGGGAATTCGCCTACACGGTGGCGGTCGTCGTGGTGAACAACGGCGACCGGGTCGGTGAAGCGGACCGCTGGTGCTACCACCACGTCGTCGCGGCCGCGCTGGCGCTGGAGGCGTGGGACGGCACGGGCGAGCCCGCCGGCTGGCACCGGCACCCGGCCTCGGGGCGGCGGGTGAGCGAGGATCCGGACGAGATCGACGACGACGGCAACCGGGTTGGCGCAGTCGGCGTGGTCTACGAGCGCGGGTAGGGGGCTGGGCTAGTCGGGCTCGCGGAGGGCGGCCCCGATGTCGCGGCCGGCGTAGAGCACCCGCAGGATCACGACCTCGGCGTCGGTGACGATGAAGGCGATCGTGACGCGGCGGCGGTAGCCGACGGTGCGCAGGCCCGGGCGGAGGTCGTCGCGCCGGGTGCCGCGTTCCGGGAGGATCGCGAAGCCGGTGAGGTGGGCCCGAAGGGCTCTGACCCAGGCGAGGGCGCGCTCGGGCGGGGCGCGCTCGGCGAGGCTCCGGGAGATGCCGGTGAGGTCCTCGCGGGCGGCCGGCGTGAGGCGGACTCTAAGCGTCACGTGCGGCGATGCGGGCGGCGATGTCCGCTTCCAGCGTGTCGAACACCTCGTCGAGGTCGAGGAGGCTCTCCGGGTTGGCCTTCGCCTCGTCGTGGGCGGTGAGCACCTCCACCCGCAGCCAGCGCTCGACGACGGCGTCGCGCTCCTGCAGGGCGCGGAGGCCGGCGCGGACCACCTCGCTGACGGTGGCGTAGCCGCCGCGATCGACGAGGCGGTCGATGTAGGCGGCCTGGTCGGCCGGGAGGCTGACGGTGCGCTTCTCGACGGGGGGCATGGTGATCTCCGGCGCGGTGTGAATCTGTCATACCACGGTCGCGGGCGTTCGGGAATCACGGTGATGATTTCCGAACGGGGGTGGCTCCCGGAGCGCCGGGGTTTTCGGCGGTTGTCGGCTGACAACCGGGCCGGCATTTGGCCCACGGCAGCCCGGCATGGAATTCGGTTGTCACCGAATAGGGGTGGGCAAGCCGTTGATCTGGCGAGCTCGGGAATTCGGTTGCCACCGAATTCGCCACCGAGCTTGACCCGGCGGGGCGAATCGGCGCATGAGGGCGGTCTTCGGAAAGGGTGCCAAGCGGCGCCCTTTTCGTGTTGCCGTATAAGATGTCTTATGGAAAGAGCGCGCGTAACGATCCAACCGGAAGCCGCAGAAGACCGCGGCCTTCCGCCCGACTGAACCAGCCGGTCGGGCCGTCCCGGACGTACCGAGGGTCGGAGGGTCAGAAAGGACAGAACGCCGCCATCCGGCTACGATCGCCGCGCGGCGGTCCCCCCGTGTGAAGCGTGGTCTGCCGCAGCCGCGGCGGCGATGCACTCAGGAGGTCATCGCCGCCGCGGTCCCGCCCTCATCCCGGGTTCAGCGCCAGCGCCGCCGCCTGAGCCCGGGTCAGCGGCCGGGCGGTTCGGACACGCGCCCAGGCACCCAGGGCTCGATTGCGGGCATGGCCGCGGGCACGGGCCGGGCCGCGAGGTCGGCCGCGGCGCTCGCCTTCAGCCGCTCGACGGCCGCGAGCGCCGTCCCGAGTTCGATCGCCGTTTCGGGCCGGACGCCGGGGACATCCGTCGTGGTCAGCAGCCGCGCGGCCCGCAGCAGCCCCTCGTGGGCGTCGGCGATCCGCTCGTTGAATTCGGCTCGCGGGCTCCCGCTCATGCTCCCCTCCCCCTCTACTTCGTGCTTGCCTGCGCCCGCACCGGATCGGGCGTCGTCCAGTCGTCGCAGCGGCCGCAGTACCCCTGCTCGACGTCCTTCGGATGGAAGCTCGTCATCCCGCAGCGCGGGCAGGTGATCGAGGTCGTCGTGGTGCCCTCGCGCTGACGGATCTCGGCGTAGAGCGCGAAGGCGGCGAGCTTCAGCCCGTCGAGATCGAGGTCCGCCGCCAGGCGGCGGATCTGGGCGGGGGTGACCGTCGAATGGTCACTCTGCATCGTCCGCGTTCTCCCATCCCGTGAGCCACGCGCACCATTGGGCGGCGGACACGCCGAGCGCGTCATAGGGGTTCTCGACCTCTGTCTTGCCGGCCACGCGGGCGTTGAAGCCCTCGTTGAAAGCCTCGTCCGGCACCGGCAGTCGGGTCATCAGGCCCCCTGCCCGGCCGGCTCTGGCATCGGCGCGTCGCCCTCGGCCCAGACGGCACAGCCGCCGGTGGGCTCGATGTCGGACCAGGGGACCCGGAAATACTGCGGGTCCTCCTCGTCGCTGTTCTGGACGTAGCCGAGCACGCCCCAGGCCGCCGTTACCGTGACAACGAGGAAGCAGCGCGGCGCGACTTTCGAGCCAGGCTTGACCTGTACGACCTCGCCGGCCTTCAGCCGGCAACGTCGCATCGGCCTTAGCCCTTGGCCCGCGGCATGAGCCGGAAGCCGTTGACGATCGCGTTGCGGGGGACCGCCGGCGGGCTCGGCGCGAGCTGCAGGCCGCGGCGCGTGGCCTCGACGCGAGCGTCGGGGTAGGCCGCGAGCACGTCGGGCAGCTCGTCGCGGATGCGCCTGGCGAGCTCCTTCGTGGCGCTCTCGGCGGCGCCGAGCTGGTCGGAGAGCTGGGACCACGAGAGGTGGAGCGGCGCCGACAGCCGCGGCAGGCGGTAGGCGAAGAGCGCGTAGAGGTCGAGGCCGAGGCTGCTGGCGGAGAGGGACTTCAGCGCGCGGCGGTCGAGCGGGGCCGCGTGGTCGCGGAGGTCTTCGAAGAAGGTCGGGTGGAGGGTGACGGCCTCGGGGAAGAGGCGGCCGTCGGCTTGCGCGACCATGTCCAGCCCCTCGACCATGCGGATGTCGCGCAGGGTGCGGACCTGGGTGCCGTTGACCTCGCCGTCCCATTGCAGGGTGAAGGTGCAGCGGCTGAGGCGGAGCGCCTGCTCGCGGACCATCGAGATCTTCTCGGCCTTCACCGGCAGGTCGAGGGTCCGCATGAAGGCCGAGATCGTGCGGCCGAGGTGGATGACGGGCTTCTGGGTCCGCACCGCCTCGGTCTGGAGGTAGATGAGGATCAGGCGGGCCTTGGCGCCGAAGGGGACGCCGACGAAGAGGCGCTCCTGCTCGGCGAGGTTCGCCGGCGGCAGGGCCCGGTTGCCGCTCCCCCGCTCCTGCATCACGCCGGGCTGCACCATGAGGGTGAAGCGCCCCGCGGCGCGCCGCCACACCTGCTGGTTCGAGCGCGGGCGGCTGTGCGGGAGGTAGGTTTGGCAGAGTCCGGAGTGGAGGAAGGCGAGGTCTTCGGGTGTCGGTACGGAGAGCATCATCTGTTGCGCCAATTCGAGCTTTCGGACGATGCGCTGCCGCTCAAGCTGGCTGGTGACGCCGGCTGTCTCGCTGCGGATGGCCTCCTCGAGGCCGAACATTGTCAGTTGGTCTCGGGGGGATTGTACCATCTTGGCCCGGCTTCTTAAAGGTTAAGGTCCCGTCTCGACACTTGCACCGGCGTGAAGAGAATTCCAGCGCGCTAAGTTGCAGGAGACGGTTCTCCACACCCGATCGCCCACCTCACATGCAACCTGGGCGATTCATCGGGCCGGGCTCGCTGCGATTCACACCCGATCGCCCACCTCGGCGCCGGCCGATTCGCACCCGATCACCCACCAAAGGCCGGGTTATCCACACCCGGTCACCCACCCATACCTATAAAGATAGACTCAGAATCCTATAGGGCGGCCGCCGAGCGCCCGTCGGGCGCCCTCCAGCCGGGCTGCGACGCCCCTGGCGCGCCGTTTTCACCGGAACGCTCCGGATGCATCCCGAAATCTCTCTTTTTCGCGACCTGAAAAAAGGCTGAAAACAGGGCTTTAGAGGGGGTCCGGCCAAAAGGTGGGAGATCGGGTGTAGATCGCGGAAGGAAGCCGCCCGAATCAACGGTGTGTCTGTCTATTTCTACATGTCAGACGGGTTTCATTCCGGGAAAATGAGCTTGTCTCAGTCCGGAGAGGTTACGGACAATTTGCCGGGAATGTCGGGCAGGTAATGATCGTTACCACCGATGGAATGTCGGCGGATCCGTGCCTTCAGCGCGGTGTGGTGGACCCCCGCCCACCACCGCCCGGTAGTAGGGTCCAGGGGCGCCGGCCCCCGGCCGACCCCCCTCCCCTCCCCTCCCCTGCCCTGCCCGCTCAGCGACCCCAGAGGGTTCCGCTGTTCTTCGCCGCGCGAAGGCGCTCCTCCTCCTTCGCAACGAACTCCGCGACGGCGCGCTCGACCAGCGCGGCCATCGGCACGCGGAGCTCCTCGTGAAGCCCCTTCAGGCGGGCATGCAGCGGCGTCCGCAGGCGAACCGAGAAGAGTCGATGGGGTGGCTGATACCCCTCCCCTTCCCGCGCGGCGGACGCCGCTGCATTCCCTGGCGGCACCGGCAGCTGGTGCACGGTGCCGCCCGTCTCTCCCGTCGCTCCGCCCAGCAGGCGCTCCACCTCGGGATCGGTGAGGTCAACCCTAGGCGGCCGTGCCGAGGGCGAAGGAGATTTGCTCATGTCCGTAGATCTCCGCCTGAACGGCCCGCATCTCGTTGCCGGCCTTGGTGTCGGTCTTGCTGTCACGCACCCGCGGCTCGAAGCAGGTGCGGCCGCTCTCCTCGTTCTGGCCGTAGATGGCGCGGCTGATGAGCACGCTGCGCATCAGCTCGAGGTGCTCGTAGTTCGCGCCCCCGATCTTCTCCTGGGCCTCGGCGATCACCGGGCCGGTGAGGGTGGGGTTTGAGGAGACCTGGTTGAGCAGCACCCGGGTGCGCAGCGCCGGGTTCTGCAGCCGCACCTCGCCGAGCAGGTTGTCGAGCTTCTCGAGCGTCCACCAGGCGTAGGCCGTCGGGTTGATCGGCACGACGAGCTGGTGGGAGACGAGCATCGCGCCGCGCAGCTCGACGGTGTCGCGGCCGCCGGTGTCGACGACGACGTTCTCGAAGTGGTTGGCGAGGTCCTGCAGCGTCGCGGCGACGGCGCGGCTGGTCTTCTGGATGCACATGATCCGGGGCTGCAGCTTGGCGGCCTCGCGGGCGGCGATGAAGGCGCTGGCGCTCATCTGCGGGTCGGCGTCGACGAGGAGCACGCTCTTCCCCTCGCGCGCGAGCAGGTAGGCGAGGTGAACGGCGAGGGTCGTCTTGCCGACCCCGCCCTTCTCCCCGCCGCAGGTGACGATCATGCCCAATCCCCCTGGGTGGTGGAGTTCGATACGCTATTGTGGAGGTTGAAGGACCGCAACAGACAACGGTGTGATGCACCCCGGTACTGCGCGGGAGTGACCGGAGGGCAACGCCACCGCGCACCACCGACCACCACCGCGCGGTGGTCCACCACACCGGCCACCACCGCACACCACCGCGCGGTGGTGTGCGACTCAACGCGGCGCCGAACCGAGCTAAGCTCCCCGACTCAACGCCGCAGAGGGAGGCACCGCATGAGAGGGGATCCAAGCAGGACCGTCATCGAGGAGGCGATGGCGCTGATGGAGGCCTCGGCCGAGGAGAACCGCCGCCGCGCCGCCGAGGACAGGATCACGACGCCGCCGACGGCCACCGGCCGGTATGGCCGGGCCTGGGAGATCGACCTCCCGGCCACCCTCGCCAAGCGGGGAGCAAAGGCGGAGACCTCGTCCGGCGTGGTCTCCTGGGTGGTGGAAGCGCCCTGGGCGCACCCCTTCATCCACTCCCACTACCTCTACGTCTGCCACCTCCGGGCCAACCCGGCCGTGCCGCCGCCGATCATCCACCTCCCCGGCGCCACGCACGAGTTCTGGCTCTACGCGATCGACCCGTCGCAGCCGCGCCAGCCGATGATTGAGACCGGCGCCGTCGTCGGGATGCACCCGATCACCTTCGCCGCCCAGCTCGTCGAGGCCTCCGACGAAGCGGCGGCGAACACCGTCTACCTGGCGGTCGCGGCGATCATCGAGGGCCGACTCTCGCCCGATGCCGACCACCGGCGAGTCTGGGGGGAGCTGTTCGGCTTCAACATGTTGCGGCGCTGAGCACCACCGCGCGGTGGTCCACCACACCGCTCACCACCGGCCACCACCGCTTACCACCGCCCGGTGGTCATCAACCCCGCAGGTCGCGGAGGTCCACCATCACCCCGGCCTCGGGCAGCGCCCGGTCGATCCGCCAGCCGGCCGCGCGGAGCATCGCGAGGGCCTGGCCGTGCTCGCCCCGCCGCCGGAGATCCATGAAGCGGGCCGCTGTCACCCCGTTCCAGGACGCCGGCAGCGGGATCGCGTGGACGATGTCGCCGGGCTCGCCGTGCCAGGCCTCGACCGCGCGCCGGAACCCCTCATCGTCATCACCGGCGCCGCGATAGACGACCTCGCCGGTCTCCTCGACCAGCAGAGTCACGGTGCGATGGGCCGCCTCCCCCTCGAAAGTGGCGCGGAGCGTGCCGCGCGGCGTGGCGCGGAGCGCGCTGGCGCGCGGCGTGGCGCGGCGGAGCGGCGGCGGATCGACCAGGCGGCCGCAGGAGGGGCGCTTGCAGATCGCGCCCGGCGGGGCGTCGCAGTCGGCCCTCGGGCAGGGGGCATCACCACCGCGCGGTGGTCCACCACACCGCTCACCACCGCTCACCACCGCATCATCCTCCATCGTGCTCCTCCATCGCGTCCAGCAGGGTGGCCTCAGGCCGCCACGGGCCCGGCGCGCCACCAAAGGCGGTTCGCCAAGCGCCGCAGCCGCCGCAGATGTCGGTCTGGCCCGAGCCGTAGACGCGCGGGATCAGCGGCCCCGGGCCGATCGTCCCCTTCGGGTGGCGGCAGGCCTCCGACTCAGCCACCCGGGGCACCACCGCGCGGTGGTCCACCACACCGCTCACCACCGCTCACCACCGCTCACCACCGCGCACCACCGCTCTATGCGGCGCGGGTGACGCCCGAACAGCGCCCCTCCGCACGGTTGAACGCTGCCTCCATCCGCTCGAATGCGACGTCCATCTGGCGCACCGCCTCGTCGATCTCGGCGTCGATCTGCGCCCGCGCCTCCGGCGTCATGGGGCAGGGGCTGAAGGAGATCTCCACCCGGTGCTCGACCGTCGGCGGCCGCGGCCGGAAGACCGCCGCCAGGCCGGCGAGCCAGGCAAGCCAGCGGACGCGCAGGGAGGGGGTGGGCTCGGCTCGGTCGGTCACAGCCAGGTCTCCAGGATGCGGCGGTCATCCCCCCTCGACCGCTCCACGCGGAGCAGGCCGGGGGGCAGGAAGGAGCGGAGCTCGTCGAGCGAGCCGGACTGCAGCAGGGCAGGGGTGGGGTAGGGGGCAGGGTGCAGCAGCCAGAGCCGCGCCTCGAAGCCGCCGGCGCTGTCGGCCGTCACCACCCAGGCCGGAAGCTGGTTCGCGCGGCGGACGCGCCCGACCAGCCCGAGGACCTCGCGGCGGACGCCCACCACGGCCGCGGCGATCGGCGCCTCGTCCCGCGGGGGCTCCGCCAGCATCATGGCCGGCCGAAGCGCCGGCCGTCGTGCCGGGCGCCGGTGATGCCCTCGACGAGCGTCTGCACCACCCGGTCCATGTGCTGCTGCACGCCCTGGCGCAGAATTTGGGCGAGGGCTTCGGGATTCGACATGCGGCCGATGCCGACCTCGAGCTCGGTCGCCGGCGTCGCGACGACGAGCCGCACGCCCTCCGCGGCCGGCTCGAGCGTGACGGTGGTGCGGTCGAGGACCCTGATCGCGGGATCCTCGATCACCCGCCGCACGAGCTGCTCGCGGGCGATCGCGTTGTAGCGCTGCGCCTTCAGCACCCGGAAGCCATCGACCAGCTCGCGGTAGGTCGCGTCGGGCTTGTCTGCGGCCAGCAGGATCTCCGCCTCGGTGCGGGCGGTCATGGAGGAATTCAGCCGGTCATCGGCCATCGTCGAGCTCCCCGGTGATGGGCGGCAGCACGCGGTGCCGCACGCGCACGCAACGCGAGTAGGCGACCGGGCGATTCGTGAGCTCGTAGTGGAGCACCTGCGCCGGCGCGGCCTCGAGGCAGGTCTCCGGCGAGACGAACCAGTGGAGCGCCGGCGCGTCGCCGAGCGTGAAGACGACCATCAGGACCCAGACCGGCATCAGCGTCGCGCCCCCGCGGCGGCGTGCCAGGCCCGCATGCCGGCCTCGGTCGCGTGGTTGCCGCGCGCGGTCCGCGAGACGTACCCCGCCTCCCACAGCCGGTTCCTCGCCGCGCGGTCGCGGATCTCGGCATCCTGGAGCGTGCGGTTCTCGGCGGTGGCGATGCGCGAGAATTCCGCCCAGTCGTCGTGCGGGATCTCGATGTCGCTGGGCTTCAGATGCATGGCCTCTCTGCCTTGATCGCGCCGGCGATGGCCTCGCGCTTCAGTCCGTCGAGCTGGCCCGGCCGGAGCTCGGCCGCGGTCGCGGTGACGAAGTCGATCGAGACCTCGGCGCCGCCGTAGAAGGCGCGCCGCGCCAGCTCCCGCGCCGACCGGCTCTGGCCGGCCTCGATCGCGGCGCGCTCGAAGCGGCGCCAGGCATCGTCGAGGGTCAGCAGGGGAGCGGGCATGGGCTGCTCCTGATGTGCTCGTAGAGCGCCGGCGCCGCGGGGCACTGCATGACGCAGAGGGCCTCGGTGCCGGGCTCGAAGCTGGCGCAGAGCCCGGGGCGATGGGCGTGCTCGCCGCAGCGCCCCTCGGCGGTCAGCAGCGGGCACCACATCCGCCAGGTGCCGCGGCTGTCCTTCCAGAGCGGCAGGAAGGGCAGGCCGACCACCGGGCGGCCCTCGCAGTCGGAGGTGTAGACGCGGGCAAGCCGCACCAGCAGATCGGCCGCGGTGTCGGGCTGGCCGTCGTGGAAATTGAGGTTGAACCCGCTGCAGCAGCGGCCGGGCACCGCGCAGGCGTCGCAGGTGCTCACCGCCACACGTCCTCGAGGAGGCCCGAGCGCGGCTGGATCTCGACCGGGGCGAGGAGCGGGTATTCGGCGAGCTGGCGGCCGATCGAGAGTGCCGCTTTCCGCTCCACCGGCTCGAGCTCCTCGACCCAGATCACCCGGTAGCTGAGGACCGGCCCCCAGGCGGTGAAGGTGAGCACCGGGTAGAGGGTCCAGCCCCGGGGAAGGGCGTCGAGCACCGCGGCCGGGACGCCGGCGCCCGCGAGCGTGTCCCGGGCCGTCAGGTCGAAGTCGATCGCTACCACGAGGTGACCGCCTTCAGGGCGGAGCGGGGCAGCGCCGGGATCGCGTCGCCCTCCTCGCGTGGGGCGCCCTTGGTGCGGACGTAGGCGATCGCCGCGTGGTCGGCGCAGTAGGGGCCGCGCGCCCGCGGCGCATCGCAGTAGCGGAAGCCCGGCTCCTTCGGCACGCCGATCGGCCAGGAGCAGAGGCCGCGGTCGCGCGTGTGGAAGGGCGTCGCCGGCGCCGGCGGGGAGGGGTCCTCGACCACTTCTGAGTCAACGGCCTCGGGGTCGTCGAACAGCTCGACGACCTCCTCGAGCATCGCGGGGTAGGGGTCGGAGGCCTCGAGCAGCTCGGGGAGCTCGGGCCGCACGCGGCGCCGGTTCATCTCCTCCGCCCGCGTGGCGATGATCGAGGCCTGGCGCGCCTCGGCCTCGCGCAGCGCCCCGGCGCCGCGCTTCGGGCCCTTCCGGGCGTGCTTAGCGCGCGGTGCCGCGCCCTCGGCCGCGTCCTCGCCGCCTGCCGGGGCGCGGGCCCTGCCGCCGATCGGGCTCGCGCGCTTGGTCCAGCCTTGCCGGTAGCGCAGCCCCACCACCGAGTTCTTCGACATGCCGAAGCGCTCGCCCATCTGGCTCGCGCTCAGCCCCTCCCGCTCCCAGGCGTCTTTCATCCGTTCGAGCTTTTCGGGGTCCGGCGGCTCGGGGCGGAACGGGAAGCCTGTCATGCGTGCGCTCGCGGCGGGGAACCTTCTGATGCCGAATGCGCAACTCCGCCGGTCCCCTCACGAGCACGACCTGGTCAATGCATCGGGCTCGCAGGACGAGGCCGAAGAACTCCACGTCGATCCCGTGCGGGAGCACCAGCTCCGACCCGTCCGCCTGCCGGAACACCATCTGGTAGCTCGGCTCGCATCCGGGTTCGGTCAGGGTCCGGCGACGCTGGTAGGTCAGCGGGACGGGGAACGCCCCGCCCTCGACCACCAGGATGTCGCCGGAGCGCACTTTGCGGATGAGCATCAGCCTGCAGCCGCCTTTATCAGCATGGCCTCGCCCCCATCCGGGGCGGTAAGGATCACAAAACGGTGGGATCAGCAACAAGGGTTTGTGTTTCGGCCCCCGCTGTGATCGCCGCCAGCAGCAGCTCCGGCTTCACCTGGACGAACCGCCCCAGCACGAGGGAGGGCGCCGCGAAGAGCGGGGTCTTCGACGCCTCGAGCGCCGCGTTCACCCGCTCGTCGCCACCCTCCTCCACCGGGGTCCGCCCCAAGATCCTGGGGGAGACCTGCCAGGACCAGGCGCGCCACACCCGCAACACCCCGGCCAGCGCCAGGCCCCGCAGATGCGGGCACTGGGTGAGCGCGGTCGCCGCGCAGTCCTCGTGCATCGGCAACCCATCGCGGATGAGCGGCTTGGCGATCTGCGTCTCGCCGGTGCTGAAGACCACCGCCGGCGACAGCTCGACCCGCAGCGGCTTGGCGCAGATCTGACACAGGTGGTTCGCCACCAGGTGCAGCACGCGGCCCGTGTGCAGCTGGCCGAGGCGCGGGCGCCCATCGCCGGGCCGATCAGCCTCCTCGCAGAGGAAGGGCAACTTCTTCCCGGCGATCTTCACCGTCCGGACAGTGAGCGGACCGCCCTCCTCGCCGGACCACATCGTTGGCCAGGGCACGATCACCGCACCCCAGGCCAGCGGCGCCTCCGCGCCGTTCATCGCTTCCATCGTCGCTCCTTGAGGAGACCGCGCCATCACTGCCGCGGTCTCCGGTGCTCAGGCCGTGGCGGCCGCGCGGGCCTTGCCGGTGCCGCGCTTCGGCACGGCCCGCGCGGGGCGGTCGGCCAGGTCGCGCTCCGGGGCCGCCTTCGCCGCCGTCGCCGGCGCCGCCTTGTGGACGATGCGGGACGCCGCCGGCGTCGCCTTCGTCACTTTCGGCGTCGCGGCCGCGGTGACCTTCGGGCGCTTCGGGGTGGTGGTGACCTTCGGCTTGGCGGCCGTCTTCGTCACCTTCGGCTTGGCGGCCGCGCGGGCCTTCGTCGTGGTGGCAGCGGGCATGATGCCCTCCTGTTCGCGGGGCGGGAGGGAGACGGGCCGCCGCGGCCCCGGTGCGCGGCGGCCGAGCCCGTCAGACGGCTCGGCCGAGGAGCACGCCGGCGCAGAAGGAGATCCCGAGGGCGGCGCCGACGCCCGCCCAGGTGCCCGGCGGCAGGCCCGCCACCGCGGCCATCGCGTGACCGACGAAGGTGGCGCCGGCGACGATCAGGCCCATCGACCCGGCGATGCTCAGCGGGCGGACCATCCTAGAAGGTCTCCTCTTCGTCGTGCCGCTCGCCGAGGAGGCTCACCCCCAGCGCCCGCTGGAAGACGTTCGGGTTCGGCACGTGCCTCTCGATCCAGCGCTCCGCCTGGATGGCCTGGAACCAGGGCGCGTTGCTCCGCATCGCGAGGACGCCGGGCGGCACGCCGCCGGTGAACGACAGGCGGTTCAGGACCCTCTCGCGGCGACGGTACTCCCGCCCGACGGCGATGCGATAGGCCCGCATCGCGGCCTCGCGCACCGGATCGGCGGGGTTCGCCTTCTCCATCGAGGTTACGGCCATGCCGGCCTCGATCGCGCCGTAGTCTCGGCCGACATAGCCCCCCTGAGCCAAGCCGCCCGTGTAGCGCCGGAGGGTGCCGACCGTCGGCCCGCCGAGCGCCCCCCCGCGCGCCAGGGGCATCGCGGCGCCGGCGGCGCCGAGGAGGCCGAGGAAGCCGCGCCGCCCGGCCATCAGTGGAGGCCCTCGCGCCCGCGGACGGCCCGCGACCGGGCCAGGGTGCCGAGGATGTCGAGCCGCATCCCCTCCTTCCGGCGGGCCTCGGCGTGTACCCGCGTGGTGGAGACCGTCCCCTCGTACTCCTCCTGCGTCACCGCCTCGATCTTCGTCTCCTGGCGGAGCAGGCAGACCATGGTCCCATGCGCCGGGGGGTCCTTCACCCCGGCCGCGACGGTCGCGGCGATCTCGGGCAGGAGGCCGGCGATCGCCCGCTCCTGGCAGTGTCCGACGCCGTGAAGCACCTTGCGGAGCGCCTCCGCGTGCTCGGGGTGACTGGGCTGGTAGACCACCAGCTCGAGCGTCAGGCGGACGCGGGTCGGGCCGGAGAGGTCGGCGCGGTAGGCCTCGACCTCCTCCTGGGTGGGGGCCTGGCCATCGGGCGGGGTCATTCCGGAAGTTCCCATTCTGGTTGCAGGGCGGGGTTGGGGGTGGCGGGTCGCTTCCAGACGAGGGAGCGGGCGGCGTCGGCCATGGTGAGAGGATGGCCGGGAATGCCCTCCTTCGTCAGCCGCATCGCCCGCAGCACGACGCCGGCGCGCAGCAGCCGCGCCTCGAGGCGGGCCGCGTGAACCCGAAGCCGGGGGTGGGGCGGCACGCCCCAGGCGCAGACGACATGCGGGCGCCAGCGGCGGACCGCGTCGAGGATCCGCTGATGGTTCTCGGGGCCGCAGGGGTCGCCCACCGCCAGGAGGTGCTTCGGGCTGGAGGCGCGCCAGCCCATGGCATTGGCCATCAGGAGGCGGCGCGCCCCCCAGGCGCGGGCGAACTTCCAACCCTTGGAGGCGATGTCGTCGTCGACGTCGGCCCGGGCCCAGCCTGGGTGCATGCAGATGAACATGAGCGTCGGCGCGCTAGGCGGCGCGCCGGCGAGCTCGCGCAGGAGGATCCAGCGATAGGCGCCGCAGGGGGAGAAGTGGGCATCGCCGGCGACGCCTGGAGCCAGCGGCAGCTCGACCCCCCGGCCTCCGGTGACCGGAAGCAGGGCAGCCGGCGAACCGGGTTCGAGACGCATCAGACCAGGCGGGATCCCGCGTCGGCCATCCGGCGGACCATGTCCGACCCGGGGGCCGTCAGCCTCACGCGCACCAGCCGGCGATCCCTCGGGTCCTCGTAGCGGGTCGCCAGTCGGGCCTCGACGAGCTTGTCGACGGCGCGGGTGGCGACCGGCTTGGCGACCGCGAGGAGGCGCGCGTAGTGGCCGGTGGAGCGCTCCGGGTCGAGGTGGAGCGCCACCAGCAGCGCGAGCTGGCGGGTGGAGAGCGGTGCCACGTCGGGGAAGCGAACGGCCTCCTGCAGGGCGGCGTGCAGGCCCTCGGGGCTCATTGGGGTGACATTCTGGGTTTCCATGATTCGCCTTTCAGGATCCATCGCGCGCGGAGACGAGCTGACGGACGCGGCTTCGGAAAACCTCGCGCCCCTCCAGCAGCAGCTCGTCGAACTCGTCGCCCCCGATGCCTGCGACTGCGCAGACGTTCGCCGCTGTGTTTAGCATGCGGCGCGTCGTGGCACGGGCGCTGTCGATCGCCACCGGTGCGGGTGGCTCAGCGGTGGTGATCGCGTTCAAGGTTCTAGATCCTGATGGCCCGGCGTGTGCTCTCGCTCGTACGCCAGGCGTCGATCGTGAGTTCGGCGTGACGCCGCTTCGCATAGAGCGTTTCCGCGTCCAGCGTTGCGTCGTGCAATTCGGTGACTGCGGCCTCATACCGCTTGGAGGTCAACGCTTCAGCCTCACGTTTGTCCACGGTGCTCTCGCCCGAATGGAGCACACCCATGGACCTGTGCACCTTCACCATGTGCTCAGCACGGGCCTGGCGGGCACGGGCGCGGCCGATCTGCGACGCGCTCTCCCAGAGGAAGTCGAGGCACTTCTGCACCTCGTCCTCCTGAATCATCGGCGGCGGCGCCGGGATCCCGGAGCCGCCGCGGGGTTGCTGATGCTGGCTTCTGCGATCGCTCATCAATGCCGATGGCCGTTGGGTGGTCGCCGGTCATCCCGCCGCCCGCCGCGGCCGGAGCCGGAGGGAGGCTGGCGCGGTCCCGCCGGGGAGGGATACTCGATGCCGCTGACCGGCGGCGGATCGGCGTTGCCGTAGCGCTGGCGGAAGCCGTCGACGAAGTATCCGAGTTGCACGCTGCTCATCTTTCGCAGCAGCTGCGCGTGGTCGTCCCAGACGATGCTCGCTGCGCGGTAGTCGTCGGCGGCCTTGTTCAGCTTCGCCTTGAAGGCGTCGAGGTCCTCGCGCGTGGCGACGGGGAAGCCATCGTCGAGCGGCGGCTGCGCGGTGCCTTCCCGAAGGTGGGTGCCCTGCTCGTCCGTCCGGGCCAGCCCGGGGGGAGGGGCCTCGCCGGCGTCGCGCATGCGCGCCGGCCCCACCGAGACGCGGCGCGGCGCCGGCGGCCCGGAGGGGCCCGGCGCGTCGCGCTCATGGCTGTCAGGGTCGCGGTCGCCGGCCGCCAGCGGGTCGTCGCCGGCGGCGATGCCGAACTTCGACTTCGCCCAGTCCTTCCAGGCGAGCGAGCGCGCCTTGCTGAAGGCCTTCTCGTCGATGCCGCCGCGGTCGGCGATCCGCACGAAGACGTGGACCGTCTCCGGATGCGCCTCGAGGTTGGGCTCGTCGACCGCGTAGAGCGCGAAATGGTAGGCGAGGCAGACAACCCGGTTCGACACCGGCACCGCGCGCAGCTCCTGCTGGCGCCAGGAGATGCCGTGGCGGCCGCAGAGGCGGCCGATGGTGTTGCGGACGTCGTCGATCGTCGCGTGCTCGAAGCCGTGGTGGTCGTTCCTGCCGCGCTTCTCGATCCAATCCAGCTCGGCGAGCACCGCGGAGAGGCGGGTGTTGACCAGCGCCGAGACGCCGATCGCGATCTTCATGTCCTCGCGGGCGCCGATGAAGTCGGCGCTGTTGAACGCCGCGCAGAAGGGGCCGGTGAAGTCGTGGCCCTCATGCGGGGGCGTGTAGTCGCGGTCGCGATCGTCGCGGCCGCGGCCGCCGGAGCGCCGCGACGGCGCGCTGCGGACGTCCTGCTCATAGACCTCGGGCGGCGGGCTGGGTGGCCCCATGAAATTTCCATCAGGCATGCGCAGGATCCTCCTGTTCGCTCTCTTCCGGCTCGATGCTGCAGGCGCCGTTTCTGGCGACGCTTGCCGTAAGGCCCGCACCGAAGGCCTTGCGGTGTCCGGCGCTCTTCGCGCGGAGCTTCAGGGCCTCGATGGCCTCGCGGTGGCGGCGCGCGGCGTCGCGCGTCTCGCGCCAGGTGGTGGCGGCATCGACCCAGACATTGTCGGTGGAGAGATCGACCTCGCCGACGAGGACGGGCTTGGCGGCGACGGGTTCGCGCACCGGGAAGACCACCGGATCCCGGCCGTCCTGAACCGCCCGCCAGAAGCGGGCCTCCTCCTCGTAGAGCAGGCCGAGGTAGTGGAGGTCGAGCTCCACCGCGAAGAGGTGGACGCGCGGGCCCTGGTTGTAGACCGCGAGCATCGTGCCCGCGGCGTCGGCGACGTAGGGCTCGTGGGTGAGCTGGCCGGCGAGGTCCTGGACGATGTTCTCCAGGCGGTACCACGGACTGTAGAACTTCGCCTGTACCACCCAGGGCTGGCCCTCCCACTCGTCGAGCCAGCCGTCGAGCGTCGCGTGCATCCAGTCGTTGCGGCGCGAGTAGACGCGCTCGCCGCGGCGGGTGATCTGCCGGCCGAGGTAGCGCTCGGTCTGGGCGAGGATGAAGGGCTCCATCCAGTGACCGGCCGAGGCGTTGAGGGTGGAGCTCGGGGCCTCCACCAGCTCGCCGCGCTTCTGCCGGCCGAGCCGGTTCAGCCGGGCGAGGCGGGAGGTGAGGTCGCGGGCGAGGCCTTCGACGTGGTCGGGCTCGGCCTTGGCGATGATGTTCGCGTCCGAGCCGCCGATCGAGGCGCGGCGGCTGACGAGGTCCTCGGCGGTGAGGCCGAGGCGGTCGAGGTCGGCGATGCCGTCGGGGCGGATCCCGTGGCGCGCGAGGGCGGCGGTGAGGGCGGCCTGGAACTCGGGCGTGCGGGTGATGTCGCCCGCCTCCGCGACCGCTGCGCTACCCGTCATCCCGCCTCCGCAACCTAAACACCTGTGTAATACCACAGCACTTTGTGTTTCGGTCAAGCGCCGATCAGGCGCCCGGAACGCAAAAAGGCCCCGCCCCCGGGATCTCCGGCGACGGGGCCTCTGGTGGCCGGACTAGCCGGCCAGAATGACCGCAATGCCGCCGACAAGGCCGACAAACAGCACGATCCGGCCGAGCGCGGAGCCGATCTCGTGCAGCACGTCGCGCCAGTCGTAGCGCAGGGGCGGGGTGCTCGCCTCGGCTGTCATGGGCTCATGGTCTTTCCACTCCACTTTGTGTCCCGGTCTCGACGGGCAGGGGTCGGGACGCCTCCCTGCATGACCCCCCGGCCTAGTCGCCGGGGGGGTTCGCGCGTGCGCGCCGGATGGCCTGCGCCGCCCGGAAGGGACTGATCTTCCCCCCGAGGGATTCCAGCACGAGCGTCCAGTCCTCGTCGGTGAGGTGGGGCTCGGCACCGGCCTGGCGCAGGTAGGCGCGCACGCAACTGAAATAGGCCGCGGGGCATACCCGCGCCGGTCCGCTCCCTTCGATGAAGAAATTGCGGACCGCCTCGAGCAGCTCCTCGTCAGCGATGTAGGGTGGCTCGCGCTCCACCGGTCAGCCGGCGTCGACGACCAGCTTCACCCTCCACCCGAAGCTCGCCCAGCGGCCGAGCGTCGGCTCGGTGTCGCCGCGGAGCGTGACGATCAGCGTCTCGCCGTTCGGCGGCGTCGGGTTGAAGGATGCGGAGATCGTGACGCTGTCTTCCGGCCGCGCGGGCCAGCACCTGTCGTGACGCAGCATGTCGATCGGGAAGCTGGCCCCGTGCGGGGCCACCACCGCGAAGGTCGTCATGTCTGAGGTCCTGTGCCCCCTCTGTCGACGGGCATCGCCCGGGGGCTGAGGCTGATGCGGGCCGGGGGCGCGAGCGCCCCTCGGCTTCAGATGCTGCGGATCAGGTCCTGGATGGCCTCGACGCGCAGCTGGTGCGTGAGCGTCAGCCTGGCGATCCGCTTGCGGAGCTTGGCCCGGCGGGCCTCCCGCTCGGCATCCGCCGCCCTCCTTTCGAGGTAGGCGCGGCGGCCGCGGAGGTCCTCCGAGATCCAGCGCCGCGCGATCGCCGCGCGGCGGAGGTTGATGAAGCCCATCATGCGGTCGCCGGCGGCGAAGGCCTCGCGGGCCTCGGCCATGTCACAGCGCCACACCTGGGTGATGCGCTGCGCGAGAATGCTCATGGGCGGTGTCCGTGCCCCCTCCTTCGACGGGCCAGGCCCGGGGGCATAGGCGTGGCGGGGCCGGGGGCGCGAACGCCCCTCGGCTTCAGCGCCGGCGGCGGACCGGCGTCAGCAGCTCGTGCGGCATGACACCGAGCGCGTCGGCGAGGGCCTCGAGGGTGACGAGCGTCGGATTGCGCTCCCCGGCCTCGAGGCCGGACACGACCTGCTGCGAGATGTCGGCACGCTCGGCGAGCTGCGCCTGCGTCATCCCGGCCTCCTTGCGGAGGCGGTGTATGTTGGCGGCGAGAAGAGCACGAATGCCGCTCTTCATCGTCCGGACCTCCATCCCCGCCCCTTACGAGCCGGCGTGTGCTGGACGGCGGCGAGCAGCTCGACCGGGTCGAAGCCGAGCGCTTCGGCCAGATCCAGCAGCTCGATCACCTCGATCCGTCGCGTGCCGCTCTCGTACTTGGCCACGAAGCTCTGCGGGCGGTGCAGGCGTGCTGCCAGCTCGGCTTGCGTCAGCTCGGCGAGCTGGCGGCGCACGATGAGAAGCTCGCGGAGCCGATCGCGTCGCGGGTCAGGCCGAGTGCCTGGCCCTCTGCGATTGGATGTCATGCTGGGCGGAACTCCAGGCCCCCGTTTCGACGGGCCAGGCCCGGGGGCGGAAGCGTGGCGGGGCCGGAGGCGCCTGGTGGCGCCCCTCGGCTTCAGTTCCGGCGCACCTCCTCATGCGGTCGGGCGGTCGGATTGACGAAGTCGGTGGTAATCGCGAGGCACGCATCGCGGAGGCGGTTGCGCGCCGCGGCTGCCGCAGATCGCTCGGAGGCCGGCAGGTCCGGCTTCACGACGAGTTTCGGCAGCAGCGCCGCGGTGTCCTGCACGACGCGGAAGAGGTCGGGCAGGCTGCGGATGCGGCGCATGAGCGCGATCATCTCATCCGTCGGGCGGTCCGTTGCCTCTGGCACGTCGATGATGAGGTGCCCGGTGCAGATCGGCTTCCCGTTGGCGTCGAGGACGTGAACCATCTCCGGGTCGTCCTCAACCTTCCAGGGTGTGGGTGCGATCGCCTCGAAGTCCGGAAGCGGCTTGGACATGGGATTTTCCCTCTGTGCCCCCCTTCGACGGGCGGAGCCCGGGGGCGTTGGCTTCCGCGGGGCCGAGGGGCGTGGACGCCCCTCGGCTTCTCAGGCGCCGGCGGTGGCCGGCTCCTCCGGGATGAAGCTGAACACCTCTCTCCCGGTGAGCATGAAGGCCCAGGGGGCCGCGCCGACGTATTCGGGCGCATCACCGCACGCGACCAGCCCGGGGGCTTCAGCGATGCCGTTGATGTAGTCCGTCGCGTCGGCGGCGGCCGACACCGGGGCCGGGCTGGTCGACCAGTCATAGCGTTCGACCTTGCCCTCTGGCGGGTCGCCGTAGGCATGCGCGATGGCTCGCGCCTTGCTCCGGACCTTCTCGGCTTGCTCGCCGGTCAGTCCGAAGTGCCGGATGATGGTCTCGGCCGCGGCGGGCAGCGGCGCCGAGCGGCGCGAGCGCCAGAGCGGGGTGTCGATCAAGTCGTCACCCGTGCCCGCATTGCCCCGCCAGCCCGACGCGATCAGCGCCTTCGCGCGATCGGTCAGGCGGTCGGGGTCATACTCGCAGGGGATGAAGAACATCGTCGTGTTCATCCCGCTGCGCCGCATGATGCGCTGGTTCCGCTTGCGGTTGAGCACCTCGTCGACGCCGTTGCTGCGGGCGTCGAAGGCCAGCAGCACGGTCGGCGCCTTCCGCTCGTCCGGCGGGTTGTCTGTCATAGGGATCATCCCTTGCCTCCGTGATCGACGGGCCATGCCCGGAGGCGAAGCATAGCGGGCGCCCCGCGCGGTGTGCACGGGGCGCTTCTCAGGGCCGCCGGTAGACCCGGGCGGCGTGTCGCGCATAGACGCTGACGACCTTCCAGTAGGCCGCCATCGGGGCTTTCCGCCGGTCCCAGCTGCCTTGGGCCCTCGTGAGGGCTTCTCGGCCGAGGTCGTCGAGCAGGCCTGCCAGGTGGACCCGCTGCGCCCTCGGCAGCTCGGCAATCCGCCGGGCCGCGTCGAGGGACAGCAACAGGTTGGCAGGGCGCAGGCCCGCCCTCACTGGGCGGGCTTCGCGGGGCGGGTCCGGGCGAAGTCCCGGGCGCGCTCGATGTCGGCGAAGGAGTGGCCGGTGCCGGCGACCGCGACCAGCGGCCCGAAGCGCGAGTTGACCGCGCGCAGGTGGTAGCCGTTGACGGTCTCGATCGTGCTGGCGAGCTCGTGCTCGGCCAGGGCCCGGTTGTAGGCGTCAGCGCCGATGCGTTCGAGGAGCGCGAGGCGCTCCTCCGGACTGTCCCAGTTCATGGGGCTCTCCATGCCCCCATCGTCGACGGGCGCGGCCCGGGGGCGGAGGCGGTGCGCGGGGCACCTCGCTCCCCCTTGGGGAGCGACGTGCTTCGGTCACGGGATGCGCAGGACGATGGTGAGGGTGAGGACGGCGACGAAGCCGACGGTCAGCGCGGTGCAGAACAGCGCGAAGCGGGTCTCGCCCGCGGCCTCGTTGGCGCGCTTCACCGCATCCTCGTGCGCCTTCCGGAGCACGCTGATGATCGCGTCCTGACGCTCGACCTCCATCATCAGGCGGTCACGCGACCAGTTGCGTCTGTGGTCGGGGATCGCGGTTTCGATCGGGTCTTCGGTCATGGGTGTCTCCATGCGCCCCCGTGATCGACGGGCATGGCCCGGGGGCGAAGGCGATGCGGGGCCGGCAGCCCTGGGGCTGTCCGGCTTCGGTCAGCGCCGCGTGGCGATGACGAGCTTGGTGGCCAGCGGCGTTCCCGCCTCGGCGAAGGTGCCGGCGGGGATGTCGATGACGTCGGCTCCGGTCTCGGCCACCCAGGAGCGGAACTCCTGGGCGATCCGGTCGCCCGACGCGAATGCGGTGGGCGACATCACAGCGACCAGGCGGCCGTCATCCCCCAGCCAATTCCAGGCGTGGAGGACGTGGTGGATGTCCTGGTGAGCGGCGAAGGGCGGGTTGAGGATGGCACCGTTGAAGGGGGTGCCGGTTGGGGTCATGGAGAGGAAGTTGCCCGGGACGACGTCCACCGGGTGAGCCCGGTACCGTTCGGCCAGCTCCATTGCCATGTGCTGGTCGATCTCGACCGCCCTGACTTTCTCCGCCCCGCGTTTGAGGGCGGCGTCGACCAGGCGGCCTGTACCGGCGTTCGGCTCCAGCACCAGGCCCGGGTTGTGCGGGAGGTGGGAGGCTGCCAATTCGGCGAGCTCCGGTGGCGTCTCGAAGAGCTGCAGGGTCTTCCGGCGATTGAGTGCCTCCCCGGTGCCGAGAGCTTCGGTCAGGAGGGGTAGGGGATCGCTCGGAAACAGGTGAGCCCTGTGCTTCTTGCTCCATTTCCCGCCCATCGCGCGCAGCACCTTGTCGACCGCCTCGTAGAGCGGCCGCTCGAGCTGCTGCGTGATCCGGATGGTGACCCCATCGACCTCTGCGGTGCAGAGGGCGGCGGCCACCTCGGGAGGCACCTCGACCGTCTTGGGGACGAGCTCGCCGAGGGCGGGCTTCGGGGTGCGCTTAAGGGGTAGGAGGATCCTGCTCGCGCGGTTGGCAACTCTGTGCCCCTCGCGCGAGCCTCGCATCACCTTCCCGCGGATGTCGTCCGCGAGCCGGCGATAGGTGTTGTAGAGGCGGCCGTCGGGTTTCAGGACCGCCTCGTCTGGGATGAGCTTCCAGCCGAGCTTGTCGGCGATGGCTTCCCGGGTGGTGTGCTCCTTTCGGGACATGGCGTGTGTCGTGGCCCAGAAGTAGAGGTCGGGGAGGTAAGGCCCCATCGGGCCCATGCCGCTGAGCGGCATGAGCACCGCGATGATCTCGCACGGCGTGACGATCCATCCCGGCTTCTGGCCGAGGATGAGGTCGATGCGCTCCGCCCGCGCCTGCTGATACACCCATTGCGGGGTGTGCTCGTGCCAGCCTCCATCCTTCGCGAAGATGACCGGCCCTTCGAGGTAGTGCCGGTCGTCTGCGTTGAGATCAGCGAGGTTGAACACGTCGATCAGCGTGGTGGCGATCTTGATGTCGCCGATGTCGGCCAGGAGGCCGAGCATGGCGGCGCTGCGAGACAGGTCCTCGGCGTCAGGCCGAGGAAACGGGTTCTCCATGTGGTGGGGATCCGTGCCCCCTCGATCGACGGGCGGAACCCGGGGGCGGTGGTTACGCGGGGCCGCCGGCGGTCGGAGCCGCCGGGGCTTCTGTCAGGCTGGGAATCGCTCGCGGGTCTCCAGGTTGATCGCGTGCCGCTCGGCGCCCTCCGCCGACTTCAGGGCGGAGCGGGCGGCAGAGGCGGCGCGCTTGGCGTGTGCCAGCCGCAGCAGGCGGCGGGCACGGCGGAGATGCGTGAGGGCTTCCTGCACGAGCTGCAGGCGGCCGGGCTCCTCGGTGGGAACGATGGTGTGGGTGGCCATCTGGGATGTCCTGAGCCCCCTGTGATCGACGGGCGGAACCCGGGGGCGGTGGTCACGCGGGGCCGCGGCGCCAGGTGGCGCCGTCGGCTTCAGAGCGCTTGCTTGCGCTTCGTCACGACGCCGAGGAAGGCGTTGCAGGCGTCGTAGAAGGCCTGTTCCTCGGCATCCATGCGGCGGTTCTGGTCCATGCTGGGGAGGATCCCGCCGACCGCCTCGACCGCCTCGGTCAGGTCGACGATGAAGTTGCGCGGCCGCGGGTGCCCGATGAAGGGGCCGCAGGCCGCCGCGCTCGTCCCGTAGCCCGGCTCATTGGCGCGGCGCGTGGGATCGTCGGCGTGTTTCATGGTGGTGGTCCTGTGCCCCCTCTCTCGACGGGCGTGACCCGGGGGCGCTGGTGACGCGGGGCCGGCGGCCGAGGCGGCCGCGCGGCTTCAGCCCTGCAGGAGGGCGAAAGCCTCCTTCCCGTCGATCGCCAGCACGGCGGCCGCGGCGATCGGCGCCTCGGTGTCCGCGCGGACGAAGCTATCGAATTGGAAGGGGTTGTAGCGGACGCGGATGGCGTCCGGGTGGTCGCGCACCGAGGCGGCGTCGCCGGAGACGACGGTGCCGCGGGCGTAGGCGTGGACGGCTCGGACGCCCTCCTCGCGCACCCGGCGGAGGCCGCCGGGGTTCACGCGGAAGGTCACGTCCTGCAGGACCACCGTGTCGGCCTTGCCGATGACGCGGCCGCGCCGCTCGCCGGCGATGCACCTCAGGGAGGTGCAGCGCCGGTGCAGGTCGCAGTAGCTGTCGACGAGGGCGCCGATGGGCAGATCGGTCTGCATCTGGGGTGTCCGTGCCCCCTGTCTCGACGGGCGTTACCCGGGGGCTGAGGCTGACGCAGGCGCTCCGGCCGCGCGGGCCGGGGCGTTTCGCTAGAGCACGAAGGTCTGCCCCTCGTGGTGCAGCTCCAGGTGTGTCTTGTCGTCGCAGAGTGCGCCGCAGTTCCAGTCGCCGTCGGCATAGCGTCCCTGCTTCACGCGCGCCGCGGCGATCGACAGCGCCTCGACGGGCGAGGCGGCGGTGATGCGGACGGTGCGGTGCTCCCAGCGCTGGCGGCTGAGGGTGACCTGGTAGTGCGGCGTCTCCGGCTGCCCCGACGTCTCCGGCGGGGCGCCGCAATGCTGGCATTGGATCTCGCCGCCCGGCCCGTGCGGACCGAAGCTGCACGTCGCGCCATTGGCGATGCACTCGTTCGGCCAGGACGCGCGGGGTGCGGGCGGCTTCTGGTTGTCGTTCATCGGAGATGTCCGTGCCCCCTGATCGACGGGCGTTACCCGGGGGCTGAGGCTGACGCGGGGCCGGCAGCCCGAGGGCTGCGCGGCTTCAGACCGCGACGAAGCGGGAGGTGTGGCGGCGGGCGCGAGTGCGTCTCGCCGCCCAGCGGGTGGCCTTGCAGTGCTGGCACCAGAGGTATTCGCCGTCTCGCCCCCGCGCCAGGTGATCCCTGTGCAGGGCGAGGTCGTAGTGTCGCTTCGACGCGGCTTGGTAGGCGCCCCAGCGGGCCCAGGAGCGCCGCCAGAAGGCGGAGCGCTCGTCTTCGGGGATGGGGGCCAATGCCGCCTCGATCGCCTTGCAGCGCCTCTGGAAGAGGCGGAAGGCGATCCGGCGGCGGGCGTAGATGGATCCGATCGTCTCCTCCGTCCTGAGCGGACGGAGGGGACGGACCGGGACGAGTGCTGTCACGCGCCCCGCTTCTGGCGCGGGCGGTCACCGTTGTGGGTGATGATGAGCTCCTGCGATGGGACCTCGAGGCCCCGCTCGCGGTAGAGCTCCTGCGCCTCCCGCGCGAGCTCCCGCGCCGGGATCGGCTTGGCGAGCTCGGGCGGGATCTTCGAGCCGCCGACCGGCTGGAAGCCGGAGCGGCGGAGGTGATACGCCTGCACGGAGGCGGCGGCGCTGTGGCTGGACTTCCTTGGCATTGGTGGATCCATGCCCCCTGTGATCGACGGGCACGGCCCGGGGGCGGAGGCGATGCGGGCGCCCCGGCGGTGTCGCCGGGGTCTTCCCTCAGTCCTCGGTCATCAGCGGATCCCCGGTGGGGGAGGGCAGCTTCAGCGGCAGCATGCCATTGAGCAGCACCTGCTGGAGCTTGACGTCGAGGGGGGCGAAATCGTGGAAGCCCTCCACGATCCCCTTGTCGGCGTCTCCGAGCACCTCCGACCACGCGAAGGAGAACCCCTCGCTCCGATCCTCGCAGCAGGCGGCGATGATGACGCGCTTGTCGCGCTTCCCGGCCGTGACCGCGAAGGGCTGGGCGTAGGTCGCGACGGTGAGCGCGTATCGGTCGGCGCCGAACTGGCGGCAGCGGGCCTTCACCCAGGCTGCCACCTTGGCGAACGACAGGTTGAAGTCCCCGAAGATGAGGACGTCGGTGTCGTCCCTGCTCATGTGCAGGATGGGCATGTTGGTCGGCTGTGCCTCGGAGAAGCACTTCTTCTGCAGCTCGAGCATCGCCTTCGCTGCGGCCTTCGGGTCGTTCTCCCAGAAGGCCTGGTGGTAGAGCTCGGTGGTGGGGTCCGATGGGCCTGTGCGCATCGGGGCCCCACCGCGGCTGAGTGCGAGCATCTCATGCTTCGGCATGGGGTGGATCCTTGCCCCCTGTGATCGACGGGCGTTGCCCGGGGGCTGAGGCTGGACGCAGGGCCGGGGGCGCGAGCGCCCCCTGGCTTCACATGCGGAAGAGTTTGTCGAGGAGGTCGCCCTCGCTTTCGACCTGCGCCCGGTAGGCGAGGAATTCGGCGCGGGCGAGCTGGCGTGCCAGCTGCTTCGTGTGCTCCTTCGACACCACGGGCCAGGGCTCCTTGCAACGGAACTCCCAGCCTGCATCCGCGAGGCTCTCCGCGCCGTTGGCTTGCGCCAGGGCGTGGGCGGCCACGTCGCGCGGGATGAAGACGACACCCGTTCCCTTTGGCAGGGCCTCGCCCCTGAGATACGCCTCGAACGCGAACTTAGCGGTGGTCTCGTCGGGGGCGAAAACCCAGGCGCCGGCCTTGACCGGGATGGTGATGTCGAAGCTCGGTCCGTAGACGGTGAGCTCCTCCTTGTCGGCGCGGTCCGCGAGGGTTTGCGCGGACATCGGCAGGATGCAGGCGGGGTCGGCGACGTTGCGGGGTTCCAGGACGGCGTGGTGCTCGTCTTCTTCCGTGGCGGCGCGCGTCGCCGGTGGGTTCGGCGGCGGCGCTCCCTCCACCGTCGCGACCGGCCTGGTCGAGTTGGCGAAGGCTTGCCACCCCCGTCCCTCATCGCCCTCCTGGTAGAGGCGGACGATGCGGCGGGTGGTGGTGCCGGGGATTTCCAGTGGCCTGGCGGTCGCGTGCTTGACCACCCAGGCCGCCAGCTCGTCGCCGAGCTCGATCTCGAGCCCGGCGGTGTCCACCTTGCAGGACCCGATGTCGGGTCCCGCGAGGGTGTAGCTCTGGCTCATGTTGGATACTCCGTGCCCCCTGTGATCGACGGGCGTTGCCCGGGGGCTGAGGCCTGACGCGGGGCCGGCAGCCCGAGGGCTGCGCGGCTTCAGGTGACCTCCTCCACTCCCATCAGGTGGAATTCCCCGCTCTCGGGGTCCCAATGCTGCCAGGAGTTGGCGGCGGTCTCGTGCAGGTCGCCCTTGATGTCGCGGAAGCTGACGCGGGCTTGGCCTTCGGCCGCTTCCCGGCTCGTCGCCTCGACGATGCAGGAGGCGTAGAGCTCGGGGGTGCAGCTGAAGACCAGGCGCCACTTCCTCAGCGGTCCGACGACGACGGGGACGCTGCGATCCTCGGCCGGCTTCTGCCGGCGAGGGGCTGCCTCGATGCGCTGGAGGCGCTCGAGTTTCTCGTGGCCGACGATGATGAAGGAGGGTTCGAGCCCCACGCGACCATCGTCGAGCGGGGCGACGTAGACGTTGCCTCCTGGCGTCTCGAATTGGACGGTCTTCTCGAGGAGGAGCGCGGCGTAGGCCGCGTTCCAGGAATCCTCGATGTGGCCATAGCGGTCCGCGTAGCGGCGCCAGGTCATGGCGAGGATCACGGGAGGACCGCGCGCCTCTGCGACGCAGAAGACGGGCGTGTCTCGGTCCATGTTGTGGTCCGTGCCCCCGTTGTCGACGGGCATGGCCCGGGGGCGAGGCGATGCGGGGCGGGCGCGCCCGGGTGGGCGCGCGCCGCTTCGCTAGTTGAAGCCCTCGATCCACCTCCTGACGCGGGCGCCGCCGGCCATCAGCTCCATGACGCCCATCTGGAAGAGCACCTCGCTGGCGGGGTTCTGCCAGTCTTTGTGCTTCCGCAGGTCGGAGGTCATGGAGGCGACGGCGGAGGTGGCGTCGCCGGCGTCGAGGTATTGGAGGGCGCGGGCCTTGGCCCAGGCGAGGTGCTCACCGCGCTCCCCGAAGGGCTCGGGGGCGGGTGCGGCGGTCTCGTCAGGCGTCATGCCGGTTCCTCCTCTTGGTCGCTGCCATCGTAGACCGGCAGGTCGTCCAGCGGTTCCGCGTCGGCGTCGAAGAGGATGTATCGGCAGCCGCGCTCGCGCGCGGCCGCGAAGGCATCCCTCAGCGCCTGGGGATAGTCGGTGTCGCTGTGCGGCTCGACCGGCACCTGCACCCACCAGCCATGCTCGGTCTCGGCGGTGTTGCCGCTGCCGAACTGCTGGAGGTGGGTGACCGCCTCGTCGTCGAGGTGGGCGGCGGCGATGTCGAGGAAGCGCCTGACATGCGGCGCGACGGCGATCTCGCCGAAGGCCTCAGGCGTGTGTTGGGACATGGGGTGTCTCCGTGCCCCCTCTCTCGACGGGCGTAACCCGGGGGCGGTGGTCGCGCGGGGCGGGCACCCGGGAGGGTGCGCCGCTTCAGCCAACGAGTTCCAATCTCGGCAGCTCCCATCGGCAGATGTGCCAGGCGTGTTGCGCCTCGTTCATCAGCTGCACCGGCTCGTTGAGCAGGTGCTCCTTCACCCAGACCACCGGGCAGCCGGCGGCGCCGGCGTAGACGCGGCCGGTGGTGTTCGTCAGCGGGCCGTGGAGGCTCACCTCGGTTTCGTAGATGAAGCCGCCGATGTCGGTGCCGCTGGGGGTGATGATGCGATAGGTCAGGCCGAGATCGGCGAGGCACTCGATGACGTGGTCGAGGCCTCGGCGGTCGTTGGGTTGATAGCCCTGCTCGTAATAGTACTCCTCCGGGTCGGAGAGAGTGATGCCGAGAGGGTGGTGGGCGGTGATCGCGTCGGCGATGGCGCGCTCGAAGAAGAGGATCCGCTCCCACTCCTCGCTCTCGTCGATCGGGATGGCTTCCAGGTCGGGGTCGAGGATTTCGTAGCAGCAGACGGGGAACTCGGTCTTCTGGGCGAGGCATCGCGCGAGGCGTTCTGCGCCGCGGCTGCTGATGGTGCCGCCAGCGGCGATCCTGAGTTTCGGGATGTCCGACATGGGACAGGCCTCGACGGGCGGCGGGCGGCGCCGCCGGGGTGGCGGTTGCGTCCCGCCGCGAGGGCCAGGGTCTCCGCCCTATATGGTGTCGGATAGGCAACAAATCAATCGGCAGGGGGATTCGCGCGACGCGACCCCAAAGGTTGGGGCTAGACCACAGCAGTTTGTGTTTCGGGGGTGGTGGGACTAGCCTGCGGGGGCTCGTCGGGACCCCCCTTTGAGCGTGCGCCCCGAGCCGGGGGGCCCAGGGCGCACGCGGGGGGAAGCCGGCGGGCTCGGGGAAGGGATGCCCTTGTCGGCTGACCACAATCTACTGTGGTCGCACCGGAGCGGCAAGAACTCCCCGATTCGTCGCGATCGAGGGGAAGAGCATGGAAGCCGCCGAATCCGACTTCTCAACCGTCCACGGCGGTTTGGGACGTGACCCCACGCGGGGCAGCGGCAACAGCCTCTTCGCGGCGGCGCTCCGCGACCCGCCCGCCAACCTCGAGGCCGAGCAGGCCGTCCTCGGCGCGCTGCTCGCCAACAACCGCGCCTTCGAGCGGGTCGGCACCTTCCTCCGCGCCGAGCACTTCGCCGATCCCGTCCACGCGCGGATCTACGCCGCGATCGCCGAGCGCGTCGCCGAGGGCCGGGTGGCCGATGCGGTGACGCTGCGCAGCCACTTCGAGGGCTCCGGCGCGCTCGACGACGCCGGCGGCGTCGCCTACCTCGCGGGGCTCCTCTCCGCGATGGTCGGCATCGTCAACGCGGCCGAGTATGCGCGCGTCATCGTCGACACCTTCCTACGCCGCGAGATGATCGCGCGCTGCGAGGCGGCGGTGGCGGCGGCCTTCAACGGCGACCCGGAGGCGCCCTCGGCCGAGGAGCAGATGGAGACCCTGAAGACCTCGCTCTCCGCCCTCGACGAGCACCGCGAGCAGCCGGGCACGATGCGCACCCTCGCCGCCGCGGCGACGGCGGCGATGCGACGCGCCGAGGCGGTGGCGGCCGCTGGTGGGGTGTGCGGCACGTCCACCGGCTACTACGCGCTCGACCGGCGCACCGGCGGGCTCGAGGACGGCACCGCGCACTTCCTCGCCGGCCGGCCCGGCATGGGCAAGACGGGGCTGGCCAACGGCATCGCGCTGAAGGTCGCGCGCGGCGAGGTGGCGGAGGACTACGGCACCTGGCGGCAGGGCGAGCCGGGCGGCGTGCTCGTCATCAGCCTCGAGATGTCGGCCGAGCAGTCGGCGCGGCGGATGCATGCGATGCTCGCCGGCGTCCCCTACAGCGCGCTCAAGCGCGGCACCTGGCAGACGAGCGACGACGAGGCCTACCGGGTCATCAAGGCGCAGAAGGAGATGCACTCCCTTCCGCTGCTGATCGAGGACCAGCCGAGCCTCAGGATGGAGGCGATCGAGCTCCGCGCGATGGCGGCGGCGCGGCACTTCCGCCAGCGCGGCACGGCGCTGCGGCTGATCGTGCTCGACCACCTTCACCTCGTGGGAAAGGATCCGCGCTCGCGCTCGGGCGACACCCAGCAGGTGGGCGAGATCGCCAAGGGCGTGAAGCGCCTCGCCAAGCGGATGGAGTGCCCGGTGCTCGCGCTGGCGCAGCTCTCGCGCGGCGTCGAGGGTCGCGAGGACAAGCGCCCGACGCTCTCCGACCTCCGCCAGTCCGGCGAGATCGAGGAGATCGCCGACAGCGTGAGCTTCATCTACCGGCCCGAGTACTACATGCGGACGCCGCCGGAGCGCCGCCCGGGGGTGGATGACTGCAAGTACGACGACCTCCTGCAGTGCTGGGAGGAGGACCGGGCCCGCGTGGCGGGCAAGGCCGAGGTGATCTACGCGAAGCTGCGCGACGAGGATCCCGGCACCGAGCTGCTGCACTTCGACGGGCCGCTGATCCGCTTCAGCGATGCGTCGCCGGAGATGATCGCGCGCTGGCGCTGAGGACTACGGGAGAGGCCGACATGATGTCGCAGAGGGTGGTTCAGCTTCGGCCGGGGAGGGGTGCGCCGCGTGCCCCGCTCGTGCCGCCGGAGACGGACCTCAGGGGGTTCCGGGTGGCTTTCGACGTGAGCTGGCTGCTCGCGGCGCATGTGTGGCTGATCGGCTCGGGCGATGCGAAGGCCGCCGCGGCCGCGCTCGCCATTCGCTCGGCCGCCGAGGTGCCGGCGGGCACGCTGCCGAACGACGACGCGATGCTCGCCACGCTCAGCGGCGCGGGTGCGGCGTGGCCGGCGGTGCGCGAGCTCGTGCTGCGCGACTGGCTGCTCTGCTCCGACGGGCGGCTGCATTGCCCGGCGCTCGCCGAGCAGGTGCGGGAGGCGGTGCGGGTGCGGGATGCGGGGGTGCGCAAGCGCGCGCAGCAGGACCGCAAGAACGCGTGGCGCACCGCGCGGAAGGAGGAGGTCCGCGCCGCCTCCGGAGGTGCGGGGGAGGGTGCGGGGAGGGGGGCAGGGGGCGTCCCCGGGGACGTCTCCGGGGACGACTCCAGAGTCGTCTCCGGGGATGACTCCAGAGTCGTCCCCGGGGACGGTCGGGGAGACGCCAAAACCCCTCCTTCCCCCCTGCACCCCCCTACCTCCCCTATAATCCCCTCCAATCCCCTCAGTACGACCCCTCCTCCCGCGGGCGGCGGCTCGGCCGAGGCGACCCAGCAGCCCCCGGCGAAGGCGGCGGGGGATTCGGCGCGGATCGGGGCCTGGTCGAGGCGGGCCTGGTGGCGGCGCCTGCAGCCGAAGCGGAGCCCGAAGACGGGGCTCTGGGTGCTCGGCGGCTACGTCCTCGAGAGCCCGGACGGCAAGGGCGCGGTGGACCAGGTCCTCGCTGCGGCGCGGCTGCCGGTGGACTGGAACGGGGACGTCGAGGCGCTGATGGACTGGCTCGCCGAGGGGTGGGACCTGCACGATGCGATCCTCCCGGCGATCCGGGACTTCAGGCGGGGGGTGAAGGGCCCGGTGTCGAGCCTGCGGCTGTTCGACACGACGGTCCGGTCGGTGCCGAAAACCCGGCGCGTGGGGTAAAATCACAAACCTTTGTTGACCAGAGGTTGAGGGCGTGGCACCGCCTCCGACACCTCCAGAGGACCCGACCGCCCCATGTCGTACAAGCCGCGCGTGACCGATTTCGACGTCAAGGTCGGCGCGCGGGTGCGTGCCGCGCGGCAGCTCAGGGGCCTCTCCTCGGCCGAGATCGCGGCGGCCGTCGGCGTCTCGACGACGCAGTGGTGGAAGTACGAGCAGGGCACGAACCGGCTCGCCGGCGAGCGGCTGCTGGCGGTCTGCAGGCTGACGGGGACGAGCGCCGATGCGCTGCTCGGGCGGGCCGAGGCTCCCTCGAGCGAGGCGCGGATGGGGCGGGACCCGCGGCTCGAGCTCATGCGGCTGATGGGTGAGCTCGACGAGCCCTCGCAGCGCGCGGTGCTGGCGCTGGCGCGTTCGCTCGCGAGGCAGGCGGCGCCGGTGCGAGAGGTTGCCTAGTCTGCGCGGTCAGGCCTGGCGCATGACGATGACCGCCTTCGTCACGCCCATGAGGTGGCCGGTGGTCGGGACGCCGAATTCGGCGAGCACGGCGACGTAGTCCTCGATCGAGCGCACCACCCGGTGGTGGTGGCCCTTCGCCAGCAGCCGGTCGCGGAAGTCGCGCTGGTTCGGCTCGAGGTAGGTGCGCTCCTGCACCACCTTCCCGAGCGCGTTTCGCAGCTGGTCGACCTTCGTCTCGATCCAGACCACGACGCCGCGGGGCAGGAGGAGGGCCATGTCGGTGACCCCGGAGCGCACGCCCTCGGCCTTCAGGCGCTCGGCGACGGTTGGATTGCGCTCCTCGCCGTTCGGGATCGCGAAGAGCTCGGCGTCGGCGATGCTGACGCAGGTGTCGTGGTATTTGACGATCGCCGCCTGGACGGGGTGTTCCCGGTGGGTCGGCGGCTTGCGCTTTTTCGGGGACGGCCCCGCCGGATGGACTGGCCGCGGCTTCTGCTTCAGCCCCCACTGGACTATGGGTTTTCGCACGTTATGGCGCTATGGTGGGTGAAAGCGGATCCGGAATCACCGCAGAGCGATGCCGAACCGGTGGTAGGAGAGCCTGTTCCACCCTTTCAAGCAGGGCGGTTGTCGGGCGCCACGGAGGCCTCGCCGGCGTGGCCCGGCACCGCCAGGCGCGGAAATTGCGGAAGGAGTTCACGTGGACGCCGGTGAGGGCGGAGAGGGCGCTCTTCGAGAGGCGGCGCCTCTGCGACAGCCTCTCGAGCCGTCTCACCAGCCTGGCGGTCCGCGTGTTCACCATGCAACGGGTATGGATCACAGCACTTTGTGGTGCAACGGGATGGTTCGGGCATGAGCGCAGCTCTTCATACGACCCCGCGAGGCGAGGCCCCGGACTTCCGGGAGACCCGCGCGCGGCAGGCGGACCGGCAGCGGAAGGCCGTGGTGACCTTCATGGAGCGGCACCGGCTGACGGCGGCCGAGTGGGCGCGCCGCGCCGAGCTGCCCTCGGCCAACGCGCTCTACACCTACCTCAGCGGGGGAACGCACTTCCTCTCGCCGCCGACCCTCTCGGCGCTCGCGCGGGCGGTGCCCGGCGCGACGGTGAGCCAGATCATCGGCGAGGCGCCGATCGAGACCCGCCCGCCGCTGCGGGTGCTGCCGGTGCGCGCGATCGCCGGCCTCGGGCGCTGGAGGGAGAGCTACGACCTCCCCGTGCCGCTCGACCTCGAGCTGCCGATCCCGGCCTCGGTGCAGGCCGACGAGATGGTGCGCCTCGGCGACGAGCACGCGTCGGAGATCTACCCGGCGGGCTCCTACCTCGCGGTCGGCGGGGTGGCGGCGCTGCCCTATCCGCTGCGCGCCGGCGACCGCGTCCTGCTGCACCGGATCGCGCGCCGCCGGCACGAGCTGACGGTGCGCGAGATCGTCGAGAGGGCCGACGGCTCGGCCGAGCTCGTGCTGCGCGGGGCGGACGGCCCCGCCATCCCGCTGCCCTGGCCCTATGACGGGCGCACCTGGGAGCTGAAGGGCGACCGCCTGCAGGTGCGCGGCCGCGTCGTCATGTCCCTCCTCCTCGAGGCGGGCGAGGCGTAGTCCCTCTACCAGCGGGCGAAAGCCTGCTGGACGCTGAAACCACAGCCCGGCATGTAGACACCACAAAGAATTGTGGTTGTGGGGTGCCTGGCTGTGACGAAGAAGCGGTGGAAGGCACGCGGCGGCTCGAAGGGCCGCGCCCCCGCCGCTGGGTCGCGCGGACAGGTGCATCGGCGCGAGGGCGTCGAGCTGTACCGCGACAAGACGACCGGCACCCTGATGAGCCGGAAGCCCGACCACGGGGCCGAGATGCTCGCGCTGCGCGGCGGCGGGATCGTCACCGGCCTGCGTGTCGAGACCTTCGAGGACGGCAGCGTGCAGAAATGCATCGGCGCCTGGTCGGTCACGCCGGGCGCCTGGGAGCTGCTGATCTACGAGGGCTGGCTCGACGTCTGGGACTGGGAGAAGCCGCGCCGCCTCGGGCAGCCCCGCCCGCCGACGCTCGCCCCCGGAGAGCCGGCTGACCACCTGACCAGGTGGTGGAAGGCGCGCTCCCGCCCCGAGGCGCGGCGCTGGGCGCTGCGCTGGGCCCCCTTCGCCGGCCCCTGCTGCGCCTGGCCCCGAGCCCGCGATTCCGCCAAGCGCCGGCGCGCCGCGGCCGAGGCCTTCCGCACGCTCTGCCGTCAGGCCGGCGTCGTGGGGAGAACCGTCGGCGGCTACGGCTCGGGCGTTGGCGGCCTGCCCTCGATGTCGGCGAGCCAGGCGGCGAAGCAGGGCCTGCTGCGCCAGCGCGCGTGCAAGCTGCCGCTCGGCGCCTTCGAGATCCTGCTGGAGGTGCTCGGCATGGACATGATGCCGCCGGTGGAGCGGATCCCGGTCTTCTTCAGGGCGCTCGACAGCTACGCCGACCTGCTGAAGCTCGCATGACGCGCTGGCGCTTCGCGGCCGCGGGGATCTTCCGGCTGCACGAGGTGGTGGTGGAGGCGCGGAGCGAGGGCGTCGCGCGCTACCGGGCGCGCCGCGCGCTGCTCGAGGGGACCGGCGAGACCTTCCGTGTGGAACTGCTTCGGTTGCTCGGCACGGAATCGGAGCAACAAAGCCGAAAACCAGCCCCACATATGGGGGACTTGCACAATTCTTTGTGATCGTAGTAGTTGAACGTCGCTCCGCCCAAGTCGCGTCCACCACCTCGCGAATCGGGCCCGGAACGCAAAAACCCCCTGCCAGCGTGAGCCGGCAGGGGGTTTTCGTTTGGGCACCTCATCGGGGACAGGAGAGGCGTCCGAGGCCTCCCGGTCGGACGGCCGCACCCCGAGGGGAAGCGGCGAGCGCACTTTTTGGCAGAGGCACCGGATTGCTTCTCAGGCATGCCGGGCGAGCGCTGCGTGGTCCTGTCCTCTCCGCGCCGGCTCTGCATCCGCCCGGAGCCTCACGGCCGGGGCATCTGGCTTTGCCGCCCCCTGTGACTGCGTTGCTGTTTGGGGGGCTGAGGCGCCTGATAGGCGGCGCCGCGCGGGTCATCTGGTGATCCTCCGCCGGCGCTCCCGACAGGGGCGCGAGGGGGCAGGGGATCTCGACGGGCCACGGTGATGAGCCGTGGCGGGGCCGGGGCGCTGGTCGCGCCCACGGCTTCACTGTTGGCGGGGGTAGAGCACGGACACCGTCGCGTTGCGCCGGCTCCGCTCCACCTCCCGCCTCTCCCTCCATTGCTGGAGGCGTGCCCTCGCCTGGCGGCCGAGCTCCTTCAGGGCGAAGGGCGCGGCGAAGGCGATGGCGAAGATCCCGCCGATCGTCCCGACGACGTCGAGCACGGTCCAGGCGAGGTTGAGGGTGTTCATGGGAATGTCCCGGCCCCCGATGGTCGACGGGCAGCGCCCGGGGGCAGTAGCGCCGCGGGGCGAGGCCCGAAGGCCTCGCTTCACGGGGTGAAGGTGAGCTCGATGTCGCTGTCGGCCTTGGGGAAGAGGTCCCCAACGCCGCGCACCGCGCTCGCGTAGCTCTCCGGCTCGCAGTCCCAGCACTCATCGGTGTCCAGCGCCCGCTCGAGCGCGGTGACGCTGTCGAGCTGGTAGGCGAAGGCGATGGCGTGCCGGCGGGTGACCAGCGAGCCGAAGAAGAGGATCGTCTCGTCGTCCCGCACTTCGCGGTCGAGCGACGATCGCATCGGCCGGGCACCCTGGGAGCACATGCTCTGCAGGGTCTCGGCGTTCCGGTTCTTCCAGGCGTACTCGAGCATGACCTCGCGGTAGACGACGGGATCCTCGATCGGCCCATCGTCCGCCTCGTCTATCCCGCCGTTGTCGACGGTCGGATCGAGGTCGGACATCTCCCACTCGGGATGAGTGTCGGGAAGGGCGGCACCGGGCGCGCGGGTGCGCGCACCGGCGAACTCGGTGTCTTGCATGTCGGATTGTCCGGTGGTCGGCGCTGGCGGGATGCCGCGCCTCACCGCCAAGATATGGTAACGAAACGCAACGACCGCAAGGGCCCCTGACGCCAAATGCCCCCCAGCGCGGGGGGGCGCTGAGGGGCGGCGGGTCATGCAGCTGCGGGGCGCAGCGGCATGACGTTGGCGGCGGCCGCGTCGGGGGACGTCGGCGCCGGGGCGGGCTGGCGGAGCTGCGTGACCAGCTCCTTCACGAAGAGGGCGTTCTCCTCGCGCGCGATGGCGCGGGCCTTACGCTCGATCGACGCCTGGTCGAGGCGTCCATTGATGTAGCCGGCGATGCCGGTCAGACCGGCCATCACACAAGCGATGCCGAACGGGACGGGGAACATAATGCTCCTCCTTCTCGGTTGTCGTGGAACCCCCTTGTCTCGACGGGCGCACCCGGGGGCTTGATGCGCTGGCGCCAGGCCCGAGGGCCTGACGCTTCGCGTTAGAGAGTGACCGGCGGCGTGTAGTCGCCGAGGGCGATCTGCAGCTGCTGGTGCAGCTGGCGATGCTGCTCGTAGAGCCAGGGAGCCGCGACCAGCTGCGCCTCGAGGTCCTGCAGGCAGAGCCTCAAGCCATCGGGGGTCGGAGCCGCGCGCTCCACCTTGCGGCGGATGACGCGGGCCTGCTGCTCGTGCACCTGGACGGCGATCTCGCCGACGCCCTTGAGGACGGCGCCGAGGCCGCGGCCAACGGTCTTGAAGACGGTCCGGGCGGTTGCCATCGGATCTGATCCTTCTGAGCGCCCCCTTGATCGACGGGCTCTACCCGGGGGCTGAGGTGAGCTGGAGAAGGCCCCCCACCCGAGCGGGCAGGGGGCCTTGTCTCTTCACTCCGCCGCGGCGTGAACCGCCTCGGCGACCGGCGCACTGGCCGGGATGGTGACCTCGAGCTTCGCGGCCTTGCGGGCTTTCCGCTCCTCGTTCCACGCCAGCACCTTCGCCTTGGCGAGGGGGTAGTGGCGGTGAGCGAGGAAGCCGGCCGCGACGGCCGAGGCACCGATCGCCGCACCGACAACCATCGGGGAGGCGACGACGACCAGGGCGACAGAGCCGGTGGCCGTGGCGCCCGCGAGGGCGCGCTGCGCGAGGGTCTTCGCGACGCTCCCCGCCGTCTGGGCCGCGATGACGGCGCCAGTGGCGGCCGCTTCGGCGGTGGCGGTGGGGACGATGTCGAGGACGAGCTCGGCGGTGTTGGTGATCGCGTCCATGGGGACGGGTCTCCGTTAGCGCTCCCTCTGATCTTGACGAACAGGTCGGCGGGAGCAGACCGGGGCCTGCGGGTCCCTCGGAGCGCGGGGGGCACTCCGAGGGCTTCGGCGGGGTTGCGAGAGCCTTCCGCCTTGCCCCTTCACCGGCGCGACCGCCTCGTTGGGCAGTCCTGATGGCGGCCTAACCGGGCCTCTCCGGGGGAGAGGAGATCCGGTAGCGCGCGACGCTCGGTGGGGGGTCTGAAGCGTGCTGGGGTCTCGCCGCTTCAGTGATCCAGATATGGTTGCTTGCGTAACAATTGCAAGGCCGATGGGCGAGAAAAGCGAGGAAATCTGCCACTTTCCGGCGATCTTGCGCTCTCACGCTGCGCCTTCCATGCGAAAGCCCCGCCCACCGTGCTGGTGAGCGGGGCTGTCGTCTCAGATGCCGGCCCAGATGACCTCTTTGACCGTGCTGGGGCGACGGTCGACCCAGGCTGCGACGGCGCGCGGATGCCGCTTCCGCACGATCTCCTCGGCCACCGGCATCGCCACCAGCAGCGCGGCCGCATCCGGCTCGCCTTCGGGCAGGCTGAGCTCGTTCTCCACGTAGCTCTGCAGGTCGTCGAGGTTGATGCCGATCGGCTCGCCGGGGCACCGGCCAGAGGCCGCGTGCAGCACGTATTTCGCGATCTGCAGCGCCAGGCGCATGACCGAGGCCTCGGCGGTGACGGCCATGTCGGCTTCGTCGACCACCGCGCGGGGATCGCTCGGAAGGGCGCCACCGGCCGCCAGCCAGGTCTTCAGGTCGTCGAGGGCGGCAATCGCCTCGTCCCGATCCCCGTCGCCGGCGGCGCTGAGGAAGCGGGCGAGGCACGCGTTCGGATCCATGGTGGATCTCCGGCCCCCTGGATCGACGGGCGTTGCCCGGGGGCTGAGGCAGACGCAGGGCCGGGGCGCTGGTCGCGCCCGCGGCTTCATGCGGTTCGGTCGAGCTCGGCGAGCTGGCGCTCGATGCGGGTGAGCTTGCGCTGCAGGAAGGCGTTCTGGGCGGCACGGCGGCGCGCGGCTTGGAACCGCAGCGACGCGTCGATGTCGGCCTTCTCGGCCGAGCGCTTCCGGTTGCCATCGACAGCCGAGGGCATCCAGTAGCGCGACGGGCCTCTCTGCCGGATCTCCTGCCACCGCTTGCTGACCGCACTTTCCGCGGTCGCGGCGAGGGCCTTCATCTCCTGGCGGATCCGCTCCGCCGCCCTCTCCAGCTGCTGCCGGTGCGCCGATGCCGGTGGTCGGTTGTGGCCGATCCCGGGCTTCATGCCGGCGCCTTGGCCTTGTCGGCCGCCAGGCTCTTCCAGAGGCTCACCTCCATCAGGCGGACCATGATGTCCTGCGCCTGATCGACGCAGGCCTTGCCGTAGGGCGGCGGGTGCATGCACGCATGCTCCTGCGCCCTCGACCAGTACCGCATGGACACGTCGAGGTCGGCGTCCTCCGGCCAGCGATTGGCCTTCACCGCCTCCCCGATGCGCCGATGCGCGGCCCGCACCTCCTCGCTCTGCGGCGGGAAGGCGCGCACCTTCTTCGGGTCGAACTCCATTGGATTGTCCGGTGCCCCCTCGGTCGACGGGCATGGCCCGGGGGCTTAGGCACACGCTGGGCCGGCCCCGAAGGGCGCGGCTTCTCTCAGAGCGGCATTGGCGGATCGTCGATCCGCAGCACCTCCACCTCGTCAAACCCCTCGGAGGGCTCCGGCCGCACATAGGCCGGGATCATCCCCTCGAGGATCGACAGCGGGACGGCCCGTCCGTCGAGCTCGCGCGCCTTGTTGCGGGCGACGATGACGGTGCGGGGCGCCTCGAAAGCCACCGCGACGCGCCGGTGCATGCCGGCGTAGCGCATTACAATCGAGCGGGTCTTCGGGGTGAGGTTCAGGCGGTCGACGATCACGTCCCCGCTGCTCTTCAGCGCGCGGGCGGCCTGCTGCGTGACGGCGTTGAACAGCCGCCGCAGCTCGAAGATGCGGATCGCCTCCGCGTAGGTGACGCCGAGCGCCGTGGCGGCGTCGGTCACCAGGTCGTCGGGCGAGCACACCGTGACGGTGCGACCGGCCGCGCGCAGTTCCGCCGCCTTGTGCTCTCGCCAGGTCGTCTTCCCGGTGCCGGGAAGGCCTGAGAGCACGTACAGCGTCGGGGCCTCGGGATTGGGTGTCATACCCGTTCTCCTCGATGGACTGGTTGGGGGATTGACCCAGCGCAAGGACAGCCATGGCCGGGCACCCCCATATATGGGGACGGAACCCCAACAATTGGAGTGGTAACGGGTGCGAATTGACGATGCCGCGGAGCTCCTCCTCCTCCTCTCCCTCACCGGCGGCTCCATCCGCCGCGCCTGCGACTGCAGCCCCGTCGAGATCGCCCGGGCCCGCGCCGAGGGACAGCACTTCGCCGCCGGCGACGGCCTCGCCTACATCCTGCTGCCCGCCGATCGCCGGCCCGTGGACCCGTTCATCCCGCCCGCCATCCATGCCGGCTGACCCGCCCGAGCCCCTCATCGTCCTGCCGTCCGCCGGCACGGTGCGCTTCGACGACATCACCGTCGGCGACGTCGTCACCGTCACCTGGCACCCGGTCGCCGGCGCCGTGAGCTACGAGATCACCGGCCACTCGGCCGAGCCGCTCGCCTTCCCGACCCTCACCGGGACCGTCAAGGCGACCTTCGAGAGCCCGGCCCTGCAAACCTTCGCCGCCGCCGCGAACCGCCACGAGCGTCGCAAGGCGCTGTCCCCGCGCGCCATCCGCAAGGAGGCCCGCAAGAGAGGCTGAGCCCATGCGCCTGGTCGTCCGCGCCACCGTCTCCGCCCTCCACCGGACGCTCTCAGACGGCTCCCTCGCGCCGGGCACCCACCGCTACGTCGTCCTCTTCCGCCCGACCTGGGGCACGCAATTCGAGCCGATCCTGGTGGGCGAGATGACGGGCGTCTGCCGCGCCCCCTACGAGCGCACCCAGTTGGTGGCCGACCCGGGCGAGGGCTGCCTCAAGGTCCAGGTGGTCGAGAGCGACGCCGTCGGCCCCACCAGCTTCGAGTTCGAGCGATGCCCGCCCCTTCACGCCAGCTGACGTCGGCCGACTGGGCGGCCGTCCGCGCCGCCTGGGAGGCGGGATCCTCCAACCGCGCGCTGCACCGCGAATTCGGGGTCGACGAGAGCACCATCCGCACCCGCGCGAAGAAGGACGGCTGGCAGCGCGATCCCGCGGCCGCCGAGAGGGTCCACCTCCGCGCCGCCGCCCGCACCATCGCCGCGGCCGCCGAAGCCCTCCCGCCGGCCGGTCCCGCACCGCATCCCGCATCCCGCACCTCTATCCCGCATCCCGCACCTCGCGCGCGCGATCCCGCAGCCGAGGTCCTCGCCGATCCCGAGGCCCGCGCCGAGCTGCGCGACGTGGCGGTGGACGCCGCGGCCGACGTCATCGTCTCGGTGAACGTCGAGGCCCTCAGGCGCACCCAGAGGCTCGCCTCGACCTTCGACCGCTTCCTCGGCCTGGTCACGGACGTGCTCGCCACGCCGGACCCGCTCGACGAGGAGGGCCTGAAGCGGAAGGCCGCGGCGATGGAGACGCTCTTCGTCGGCAAGGGCGACGGCGTCGCCTCGGCGCTCTCGGCCCTCGCCCGGCTGGGCGAGAGCATCCAGAACCAGCAGCGCAAGGCGCTGGGGGCGGAGGACAGGCCGAAGCAGGTTCAGCTCACCGGCGCGGACGGTGGACCGATCGCCACCACCCGGGGGGGTGACGGGCCGAACCTGGATGGGATGACGACGGCGGAGCTCGAGATCCTCTACGAGGCGGCTCTGCTGGTGGAGGGGAAGCGGCAGCGACCACCGATTCCGGTGCCACCGTCTGATCCGCCCGTGGGGGATGGCGAGGCATGACCGGGATAGTGACAGGGCCGGCGCCGCCGGCTGACAGCGAGCTGCTGGCCGCGGTGCGCGAGCTGGTGCGGGTGCAGCTGCAGCCCCCGCCCGCGCCCGCGCCCGCGCCCGCGCCGAAGCCGGAGACCGGGTGGACGCTCTTCGTGAAGGGGCTCTACGACCCGCGCTTCCTCCTGGCGCTGATCGCGGCGATCGCGGCGATCGGTGCCTCCTGGTGGGCCATGGGCGCGAAGATCGACACCCAGGGCCACCAGATCGACCGCCTCTCGGGGCAGATGCAGGAGCTCCGCACCACCGCCCAGACGCAGGCCGCGATCGCGACCCGGCTGGACACGATCGGCGGCCAGGTGGCCGAGCTCCGCACCGCGGCCCAGACCCAGGCGGCGGTCACCACCCGGCTCGATACCCTCAGCGGCCAGGTCGGCGAGCTGCGCACCACCGCCGCGGCGGTCTCGGCCGAGAACATCGACCAGCGCCTGCAGATCGTGCGGCTGGGCGACGCCCAGCAGGTGGACCGGCAGAACCTCGAGCGGCAGATGGGCCGCGTGGTGACCGTGACCGAGCGCCACAGCATGGAGATCGGGCGCCTCTCGGCCGACATAAACCGGCTGCTCTCCCAGCTCGGGGCCCAGCCGCGAAACCAGTCCGACGACGCGCCCTTCGGGCCCGGCACGGTGGTGATCCCGGTGAGGTGGGACGAGATCACCTGGCGCTAATCGCGCCCGCCGACCACAACCTTTTGTTGTGAACCACAGCGCTTTGTGTTTCACGGGGAGGCCGCTGGCCCTCCGGCGATTCACCGGGTCGGTCCTCTACCCACGACCAGGGCCTCGACCCACGGTTCGACCCAAGGCCAGCGGCACCACACCCGGAGCCGCATGATGCCCCAACGGAAGCCCGCCGCGTCCCGCCGCCAGGCCCTCAAGACGAACAACCTGCCCGTCACGGCGCCACCGGCATCGGCGCCGGCGAACTCCCTCGCGGAGGGCAGCACCTACGTCGTCTTCCTCGGCGGCGATCGGCTCGCGGTCCCGGGCGTCGGAGAGGTCCAGTTCGACGAGCGGGGCAACCTGGTGCTGCGCGCGGTGGACGGCGGCATCGCCGGCCTCTTCCCGCCGGGCGTCGCCCTCATCCGGCAGGCCGCCTGATGAGCAATCATCTCATCGGGGCCCTCGGCGGCCTCTTCCGCGCGGCGATGGCTGGGCGCACCCCGGCGAAGCCCACCGGCGACGCACAGGAGTGGAACGCGCCGATCGCCTTCCCCCGTCGCGACCCGGAGCTGATCCTCCCGGCGGCGCCGAACACGCCCATCCCGCCGCCGAAGCCGGTCTTCGCGGTGGCCAGCGGCGCCGCGGCCGCCACGCTGCCCTCCAAGAGCTTCGGCCTCCGGCCGCATGACGAGAAGCTGCTGCTCGGCGTCCACCCGAAGCTCGTCGCGGTGGTGCGCTGCGCCCGCGCCCGCTTCCCCTTCATCGTCGTCGAGGGGCTGCGCACCCGCGAGCGGCAAGCCGCGCTGGTCGCGGCCGGCAAGTCGAAGACGATGAACAGCCGCCACCTCACCGGCCACGCGGTGGACCTGGCGCCCTGGAAGGATGCCGACCGCGACGGCGCGGTGGACACCACCGAGATCGACTGGAACGACCTCGACGCCTTCCGCGAGATGGCCCGCCACATGCAGCGCGCGGCCGACGAGCTCGACGCGAAGGGCTTCCGCTGGGGCGGCACCTTCAAAGGCTTCTTCGACGGGCCGCACTTCGAGATCGACCCGGCCTTCTACGCCACCACGAACGGGATCGCCGGCCGATGACCGAGCGCGCGATCGGCGTGCTGTGCGGCAGCGCCGTGGCGGCCGCGAGGATCCGCCGCAGCCTGCCGGCCGTGCATGCCTGGACCTGGGGCGACGGCCTCTGCGGCCGCTCCTTCGACGCGATCATCATCGCGACGCCGGCCGACAGCAAGGAGAAGCAGGCCGAGGTGGCCTGCCTCTTCAGCCGGCTCCGCCCGGGCGGCGAGCTCATCCAGGCATGATCCGCCCGCCCGGCACGGTCCGCGTCGGCGGCGGCGTCGGCGTCCACGACACCCGCATCGAGGTGTCGGACGGCCTGCGCTGGCTGCCGATCCGCTGCGTCACCCGCGTGGACTGGACGGCCGACTGCCAGGACGCCACGCCGCGGCTGACCCTCGTGCTCGAGCCGCTCGCCCTCGGCCACTTCACCTACGAATGCCCGGCCGATCGCCTCGCGCTGCGCCTCGCCGGGGTCACGGAAGAGCAGTTCGAGGCCGCGCGCATCGCAGTCGCCGAGCGCCTCGCCGCGCACCGCCTGATCGACATCTGGGGCTGGATGGTCCGGTCGCTCGCGACCTGGGGACGCCGCTCCGACTGAGGCCGCGGGGGCATCCGCCTCCGGGCGTGATGGGGGAGCTCGCCGCCATGCTGCAGTTCATCGCGCTGACGCCCACCGCTCGGTGGGCGCTCAGCCTGCCGCGCCATCTGGGCGCAGCCGTCCTCGCCTGGTGGGCAGAGCGCCCGACAAGTCCTCCGACCGGCGCAAGCTGATCGGCTGAGCTGGCGCGACGAGGAATCTTGGGAGGGATGCGGGCATGGTGGCAGCACCAGCCGACGCGGCCTCGTCGCGCCTCACCACCTTCGTCCTCGCATCAGGGGACGTGAACAGCGCCGAGCGGATCGGCATCGAGGCGCGTCTCGGAGCCCGTTCCTTTCGGCGCTTCTTCCACTCGGCCTGGAAGTCGATCGACCCGGCTCACCTGCTCTGGAACTGGCACATCGACCTCATGTGCGACACGCTCGAGCGCGTCGCGCGGCGCGAGGTGACCGAGATCGTCATCTGCGTGCCGCCGCGCTCGCTCAAGTCGCAGATCTTCAGCGTCGCCTTCCCGGCCTGGGTCTGGACCTGGAACCCCAGCGCCAAGTTCATCTGCGGCTCGAATGAGATGCAGCTCGCGCTGCGCGACGCCGACAAGATGCGCCAGCTCGTGAAGAGCGATTGGTACCAGAAGCGCTGGGGGCCTGGCGCACCGCACCTGCCGATCCTCTACGACGGCAGCCGCCACCCGGGCGTGACGCTCCGCGCGACGCAGGACAACAAGGGCTACTTCGAGAACACCGCCGGCGGGCACCGCTTCTGCTGCACCCCGGGCTCGAACGTCACCGGCCACGGCGGCGACTACGTCATGGTCGACGACCCGCACCCCGCCCACAAGGCGGAGAGCGAGGCGCAGCGCCGCGAGGTGCTGCAATGGTGGTGGGAAGCCATCCCGACGCGCCTGAACGAGCCCGACCGTGGGGCGAAGCTCGTCATCCAGCAGCGCGTCCACCGCTCCGACCTCGCCGGCACCTGCCTCGAGCGCGGCTACGAGAGCCTCGTCCTGCCGATGGAGTTCGAGCCGGACCATCCGCAGCGCCACCCGCGCGACCAGCGGAAGGTGAAGGGCGACCTGCTCCACCCGGAGCGGACGAACCAGGCGGCGCTGGCGAAGCTGAAGGCGGCGCTCGGGCCCTACGGCACGGCCGGCCAGCTGCAGCAGCGCCCGGTGCCGCGCGAGGGCGGGCTGTTCCGGCGGAGCTGGTTCAAGGTCGTCGATGCCGCCCCGGCCGAGTGCTACCACCGGGCAGTCCGGAAATGGGACCTGGCGGCGACCGTCCCGACTGCTGGCAAAGACCCCGACTGGACGGCCGGCGCCAAGGTGGCGCTCGACGACATGGGCCGGATCTTCATCCTCGACATCCAGCGCTTCCGTCTCAGCCCGGCCGAGGTGGACATGGCGATCAAGGCGATCGCCGGGCAGGACGGCAGCGGGACGCGCATCGGCATCCCCCAGGACCCGGGGCAGGCAGGCGTGGCGCAGGCCCAAGCGCTGTCGCGCTTCCTGCAGCCCTACATGATCGAGGCCATCCGGGAGACCGGAAGCAAGGAAGACCGGGCGCGCGGCTTCGCCTCGCAAGCCCAGATGGGCAACGTCCACCTGGTGCGCGGCAAGTGGGTCGAGCCCTTCCTGGACGAGATCACGGACTTCCCCAACGGCGCGCACGACGACCAGATCGACGCCGCGGTGGGTGGCTGGTCGATGCTCCACACCGGCGACACGGGGATCATCGACTACTACCGGCAGCTGGCGCAGGGCGTCGTCTAACCCGGCCGGTGGGTGCGGACGATGTCGATCAGGTCCTTTTCCAGGTTGGCCGAGAAGCCGTGCAGGACGCCGGCGATGTAGGTCGAGGCGAAGACCTGCCCGTGGGTGAGCTGGTGCTCATACCAGGTGGCGATCTTCGCTGCGGACGCGCCGCGGATCTCGACCGCGCTGCCGCCCCGGTGGATGCGGATATGGGCGGGCCCGACGACCTCGAGCGTGGCGAAGGGCGGCGCGGGCGCCTGCGGTTCGTCCGACATGGGCTGTCCTCCGGCGTTCCTGTCTTACGACACCACAACGACCACGCGGCCGGAAAAGTTAGGAATGTGTCCCGATAAGCGGCACGATATAGGATCAATTGCGTAGGAGCACAGCACTCCGCTATGTTCGCGCAGGCGATCACGAAATCGCGAACGTTACGACAGGGGCAAGGCTGATGCGCGCGATCTACTGGCCGACGAAGAAGGCGATCGCCGTCGTCCCCTACCGCGGCTCCATCGAGGCGAAGGACGGCCGCAAGGCCCTCATCGGCCGCGACAACGGCGACGCCGAGGTCGACCACTCCACCGTCCTCCTCCTCGATCCTCGCTTCGCCAAGAGCCCCCACCTGGTGCTGACCATCGGCCACGCCTGATGTTCGGCCTCCTGCGTGACGCGGAAGCGCGCCGGCAGGACATGGACGCCTTCGACCAGCTCCCGGCTTCGCTCCGCCACCTCATCTCCTCGGCCCCCTACGGGCCGAGCAGCGTGCAGATCCTCGGCCTCTACCACCGCCTCGTGCTCTGGTCGGCCGTCAGCCCCGCGCGGGCCACCGCGATGATCGCCCAGGCCTTCCGCGAGGTCACCGAGGAGAACCTTCACCGCTTCGCCCGCGATTACGCTTGGCAGCACGGTCTCCCGCTGCCCCACGCTGGCGCCCAGGCATCCCTGCTCTGGGAAGATCCGTGGCGGCAGCCCAGGCGGCCGCGACGCGGGCGACGGCTCATCCCCGGCAGGATGGGTCTGCGCTCCTAGCTTCCGGCTCCCCCCCAGCAATGGGGGGTTCCCTCCCTAAACTGGCCCGGCCGCGCTCCCCTGCGGCCGGGCCTTTCCATTTCAGGGAGGCGCCGGTGACGCAGCTCCTCTCCTACGAATTCGCCGACCTGCAGGGCTACAGCCGCACGGGCATCACCGCGGCGCAGCGCGCCGACGGCACCTGGTTCGAGGTGGGGGCGAACGTCCCGGCCCGCGATGCGCGCGGCCTGGCCATCTACAGGCAGGGGGTGAACGCGGTGCGCAACCCGCGCGCCGTCGGCGCCGGTGCCGGCGTCACGCCCACCAACTGGCAGATCGCTATCGCCACCTCGACCGGCGTCACCGCGACCCCGGCCGGCATTGTGACGATTGGCGGCGTGCCCTGCCTCGCCATCAACCTCTCCGGCACGCCGGTGGGGGCCGGCGCGCTTCGGGTCTACTTCGAGACCACCACCGGCGCCGCGGCCGCCACCGGGCAGACCTGGACCTTCAGCGCCTTCCAGGCGCGCAGCGCGGGGCTCACTGGCCTCGGCACGCCGGGCTTCGTCCTCGACGAATGCGCCAGCGACGGCTCGTTCCTGACAGGGGGCGGCGCGAGCATCGCGGCGCTCACCACGTCGATCGGACGGCAGGCGTTCACCCGGACCTTGGCCGGCGCCACCACCGCCTTTCTCCGCCCCTACTGGCAGGCCGCGCTCACCAACGGCGTCGCGGTGTCGGGCACGCTCTATCTCGGCTGGCCGCAGATGGAGCAGAACGCCACCGCCACGCCGCCGATCCTGCCCGCCGCCGGGACGGTCGCCGCCTCGACGCGCGGCAACGATGGCCCAGTCTCGGAGCTCCTGCCCGCCAGCGCGGCCAACGCCGCCGTCGTCACGGTCGAGATGGGCTTCCTCATCCCATCCCTGCTGACCAGCCACATCCTCTGGCAGATCGCCGCCGCGACCGACTTCAACGACCGCATCATCGCAGGTGTCTCGTCCGGCCAGGCGCGTATCCAGACCATCGTCGGCGGCGTCAGCACGGGTGAATACGCCGTCGGAGCGGTCACGCCCGGCGTCGCCCAGGCGCTGGCGGTTTCCTGGGATCGCGCGACCAACACGATCGACACCTCGCTCAACGGTGGCGCGGTGGTCACCGCCGTCAGGACGCTGCCGCCCGGCCCCTACACGCTGCTCCGATACGGCCACTCGAGCGTGAACTGGCTCGACGGCTACCGCCGCCGGTTCGCCATCTACCCGCGCCGCGCCGATCGCGACGACCGCTTCCGCGTCGAGCCCGAGATCCACGGCCTCCGCCGCCTCTCCCTCGCCGCCTGACCCCACACCACCGGAGGCCTCCATGCCGCAGGAACCCGCCACCAAGCGGCCCCTCGGGCCGTACGAGAGTGCGTTCGCCATCACGCCCGGCGAGCCCTTCGCGGTGATCCCCGAGGCGGTGCACGTCGGCGGCGCCGGCGACATGGCGGTCACCTTCCGCGACGGCTCCACCGTCACGTTGAAGGGCCTCGCCGCCGGCCAGCTCGTCCGCATCCGCCCGATCTCGGTCGAGGCGACCGGCACCACCGCCGCCGACATCGTCGGCCTGTTCTAAACCATGGCCGAGGACCCGTTCCCGCCGCAGGGTGCTCCTGTCCCCCGCGCGGGGACGGAGCGCGCGCTCGACCCGAACGTGCTGCAGCGCGCCGCCGCGGCCGTCGGGCGCTTCCTCGGGCTCGGCGCCGCGGCGCAGCGCCAGATCGACGCCGCCGGCGCAGCGCAGGTCGAGGCCGCCGCCGCCGCGACGAACGTGGCCGAGGTGCTGCCGCAGCGCCCCATCGGGCTGGCGATGAGCGCCGCGCCGGAGCTGATCGCCCAGCAATCCGAGGCCTGGATGGGCCCGGGCCGGCCGATGACGCCGATGGCGCCGCGCGAGGACGTCGCCGGCCGCCTCTTCGACTACCAGACCGGCTACAACCTCTCGACCACGCCGCGCCGCTACGAGGGGGTCGGCTTCGCCCAGCTCCGCATGCTCGCGGATGGCTGCGACCTGCTCAGAACTGCGATCGAGACCCGCAAGGATCAGCTCTCGAAGATCGGCTTCTCGGTGCTCCCGAAGAAGCGCGCCGACGAGACCCACCGGCCCAAGGCCGACGACCGGTGCCGCCAAGTCGAGGCCTTCCTGAAGACGCCCGACGGCGTCCACCGCTGGGACGTGTGGATCCGCGACGTCGCCGAGCAGCTCTTCGTCTGCGACGCGATCCCGCTCTACCGGCGCCGCGACCGGGGCGGGAAGCCCTTCGCGCTCGAGCTCGTCGACCCGGCCACGATCAACGTGCTGATCGACAAGACGGGCCGCCGCCCGCTGTCGCCCGCGCCCGCCTACCAGCAGATCCTGAAGGGCATCCCGGCGGTCAACTACACCACCGAGGAGCTGAGCTACCACAAGCGGAACCAGCGGGTTCACCGGGTCTACGGCTACTCCATCGTCGAGCAGATCCTCGTCACGGTGAACATCGCGCTCCGCAGGACCACCGCGCAGCTCGAGCATTTCACCGAGGGCAACATCCCCGAGGCGCTGGCGCAGGCCCCGCCCGCCTGGGGGCCGCAGCAGATCCAGGAATTCCAGCGCTACTTCGACCAAGTGATGATGGCGCAGGGCGCGGGGAACAAGCGCCGGATGCACTTCGTGCCGGGCGGCACGGGCTACATCCCGACGCGGGCCGACAGCGCGCTCACCGACCAGTTCGACGAGTGGCTCGCGCGGCTGATCTGCTACGCCTTCAGCCTGCCGCCCTTCCCCTTCGTCCGGCAGCAGAACCGCGCCACGGCCGAGACGGCCCACGACGCGGCGCTCGAGGAGGGCATCGCCCCGCTGCTGGTCTACCTGAAGGGCATCCTCGACGGGGAGATCGCGGGCTTCTTCGGGTTCGATGACCTCGAGATCGTCTGGGACGACGTCCGCAAGATCGACCCGGCCGAGCAGCAGCAGATGGACCTGGCCGACATCCGCCAGGGCATCATCTCGATCGACGAGGTCCGCGCGCGCCGCGGCGAGCCGCCGCTGGGCGTGCCGCACGTGATCTGGGGCGTGGGCCCGCTCGGCTTCATGTCGGTCGAGAGCTTCAAGAAGGCCCTGAAGATGGGCCTCGACATGCCGCCCTTGCCGATGTCGCCGGAGATGGGGATGCCGGGCGCGCCTGGTGCTGACCCGCTCGCCGGCGCGCCGCCGGAGCTGCTCGCCCAGCTCGGCATCGAGGGCCCGCCCGAGGGCGTGCCGCCCGGTGGTCCGATGATGGGCCACAACGGCGGCCCGCCGATGGACGCCGCGGCGATCGAGGACGAGGACCTCGACGCCGAGGAGGAGGAGGCCGAGGCGGCGCCGCAGATCATCGTGCCGCGCCGCGCCGATCGGCTCCGCCGGGCTCGCACGGTGATCCCGGAGGCGCGGGCCCTCCTGCGCCGCATGGAAGGTCGGATCCCATGAGCTTCAATCGCTTCATCGGCCGGGCGCTGGGCATCAAGCCGAAGCGCCCGCCGCGCCCCTCCCTGCCGATGGCGCGCGGCCGCGGCTGGGGCAGCGCCTTCCAGCCGTCGAACGTCCCGGGCGCTCAGCGCCTGCAGGCGACCAACTCCGCCACCGGGGGCTCCACCATGCCGACCGCCGACAGCCCTGCCCTCGTCGAGGCGCGCCGGCGCGGGCTCTTCCGCGGCGTGGGGAAGGGGGAGCTCGCGAAGGGCCTCGCCGCCTTCGCCGCCCGCAAGCTCGCCACCCGTGCGGTGAAGATCGCCGTGAGGTCGGCGGCGCAGGGCTGGCGGCGCGGGCCGCTGCTCGACGCCCAGAAGGCCGTTGCCGGGACCTATGCCGCCTCGAGGGGCGGCCGCCGCGGTGGGAAGGCGGGCATCATTCCCCGCATGGCCCATACCGCCCAGGTCGGTGCCAAAGCGGGCCTGCGCTACGCCCGCCGGAACCCGAAGGCCGCCGCGATGGCCACCGGCAAGGCGATCCGCGACCACGCCCAGGAGCACCGCGGCAGCTACGCCCTGACCGCCGGCTTCGCGCTCGGCGACCGCTTCGGCGATTCCCCGCGGCAGCGCGACGAGCAGCTCGGCAAGCGCACGCCCGGCACGCCGCTCTCGGAGGCCGAGCTTGAGCAGCGCCGCGCGGCCGCCCGGTCGAAGATGAGGGAGCGCATGCCGGCCGAGCGGTCGACGATGACGACCTTCGGCGGCGCCATGGGCGCGGCGGTCGGCTTCGGCATCGGCGCCGTCGCGACCAACGCGCTGAATCCGATCGACCGGCGCCTGAAGACCCGCGCGGCTGGCCACCAGGCCGAGACCGAGGGGGCGCTGAAGGTCCTCAGCCGGCACGCCGCCGTGCTGCGCAGCAGCAAGAGCCGCAGCCGCGCCGTCGTGCCCTACGACACCGCCGCCGCCGTCGTGCCGAAGCACATCGCGAGCGCCCAGGATCGCCTCGCCGCCGGCGTGAAGGGCGTGGAGCGCACCGGGCGCCTTCAGCGCCTGAACAGCCGCGTCGCCCTCGCCGTCATGGGGGCCTCGGCCCTGGCCGGCGGCCTCCTCGGCGCCCGTTCGGCCGGGCGCGGCGTCGACCGGATGCACGCCGAGATGGAGGCCGAGCTCGACGCACAATGGGATCGCCGCGCAGCCGAGGAGCGCGCCAAGCGCGATGGGCTCGGCAAGCGCGCCGGCGACGGCCACCTCTCCGAGGCCGAGCACGCCCAGCGCGTGGCGGCGGCGCGGGCCTCGGCCGAGAAGCGCCGCGGCGCCGGTGGTGGCCCCGAGGCGGGGAGCCGCGAGCCGCGCGCTCTGCCGGGCGGCCCGTCCCCCCAGCCGAAGAAGAGCAGCCTCTTCAGCCAGTACCGCGCTGATCCCGACGACAAGGAGTGGAAGGGCAGGGGCGACGACGCCCCGGCGCCGCGCTCCGGCCCCTTCGTCCGCTCGGTGCAGAAGCCCCAGGTGCCGAAGGAGCTCGGCGAGGAGAAGTATGTTGAGCTCGCGCGCTGGGCTGCTGGCCGCACCCGCGACATGCGCCCCGACGTCCTCACCCGCGCGGCCGCCAAGGGCTTGATCCCGGGCGAGGGGCGGCGCGCGAACGAGGCCAAGCCCGACCCGAAGACCGTCCGGGTGGCCTACAACCTGGCGCGCAACCTCGCGCTGCATGACGTCGGCGTCTTCGAGTTCGACTGGAACCTGACGCCGGAGGCCCAGGAGCAGCTCCGCCCGCTGGTCCCGTTCATGCGCTACGCCCGCCGGGTGCAGGGCAACGCGCTGCGCGAGGAGAAGGCGGGGGAGTGGGCGCCCTTCCGGCGGGAGTTCGGCAAGCCGTTCAAGGATGGCCGCACTTACGCGAAGGACACCCGCGGGCAGAAGGCCGGCGAGGAGAAGAAGGCCTTCGCCCGGCACCTCCACTTCCTGAAGGCGATCGGCGCCGGCGACCTGGCCAAGTCGCTGGCCGAGGTCGGCGACCCGGCCCTCGCCTGATGCTCGAGAAGCGCACCCCAGGGACGCCGCTCAGCGAGGCCGAGCTGCAGCAGCGCCGCGATGCCGCCCGTGCCCGCTGGGCCGAGGGCGCCGTCGGCGGGGCTGCTGGCGCGGTCGGCGCGGCGGTGCTGACGGACCGGCTTAACCGTCGGAAGGCCGGTGCCCAGGTGCGCGCCGGCCAGGCCTCGGCCGAGACCGTGACCACCGCGGCGGAGAGCCGCATCAAGCAGCGCCTCGCCGAGGCCGCGACGACCTCCCGCCGCGCTGGCGGGGATCGGGTGGTCGGCACCTATGGGGAGTTCCTGCAGGGGCGCATCGCCCGCCGGGCGGCCGACATCGAGGCCATCCGGGCGGGCAGGGGCGTTCCCGCCTACCGCGTGCCCGACATCGAGAGCCTGCCGAAGGACGCGGTCCTCGACGGGCTCGCGGCGCGCCAGGCGGCCGATAGTGAGATGCTCGCCCGGGTGCGGGCGATCCCGCCGGCGCGGCGGGTCTTCGTCGAGGGCGGCGAGCGCCGCGGCGCAGCTGCGCACGAGCGCACCGTGAAGGTCTGGACCGACCCGACGAAGGAGAACGCCCCGCCGCCGGCCAGGAAGCGGCCCCGCGCGGGTGGGAGGGGAGGCAGCGGGCCGGACGTCCTCGACGACGTCTTCGGGCCCCGCAGCGGCTCCCCAGCGCCCCAGACCACCGCGCCCGAGCTCTCCCCCGAGGAGCGGGCGAGGCTGGCCGAGAACGCCCGGGCCGGCCGGGAGCGCAAGCTCGCAGGCGCCGAGGCGTGGCAGGCCAAGGCAGAGGCCCGGCTGCAGCGGCTCCGGGAGGCCGGCGAGGACAAGGCGGCCGCGAAGCTCGAGCGCGACCTCTTCGCCTCGCGCCGCCGCACCGAGAGGAAGCGCCAGCGGACGCTCGAGGCCGCGAACCCGATCGAGCGGGCGACGAAGGTCAGCCGCCTCGCGGCCGAGATCCTCGCCGAGAACCGCGGCATGCCCGTCGGCATGGCCGAGGACCTGGCGCGCGAGGAGCTCGGCCTCCACCGCCGCAAGGTGAAGACCACCGTGGGGGTCAGCGAGGGGCGCCCGACGACGGTCCCCGACCGCACCATGCTCGTCCGCCCCCGCTGGCCGGGCGAGGAGCTGCGCGAGGAATGGCGCCGCGAGATCCGGGGGGGCACGGCGGCCGACGCGGAGTTCTTCCAGGCCCGCACCCGCACGGCGGCCGAGGCGGCAGCGCGGCGTGCCCGCGCGGGCGGCATCGGCGCGGCAAGGGCCACGCTGGCCCGCTTCCCGAAGATGACCCGGGGGCGCCTGGCGGCGCTGGGCGCTGCTGGCGCGCTGGTCGGCGCGCTGGGCGCTGGCCTCGCCAAGCGTGCACCGGCCACCTCCGCCGAGCTCGACAAGATTTGCGCCGCAGCGCGCCCGCCGCGATCCTATGCGGAGGCCGAGGCCGGGACCTACCCGAAAGCGCACCTCAACCTTCACGGGATGCGGATCACGATCGAGACCCCGCGCGGGTCCGAGCGGATCGGCTGGAAGCGCGAGGGCGGGGTGAAGTGGCGGTGCACCATGCCCGGCCACTACGGCTACGTCCGGGGGAGCAAGGGCGCCGACGGTGACCACATCGACGTCACCCTCGGGCCGAAGGCGCTGGATCCCGCCTGCCCGGTCTGGGTGGTGGACCAGCACCGCGCCGACGGCTCCTTCGACGAGCATAAGTGCTTCCTGGGCTGGCCGACGCGCGAGGCGGCGATCGGCGCCTACGATGCAAGCTTCTCAGACGGGCGGGGTTCGGAGCGGCGCCGCGGCGTGACGCGGATGGAGCTCCGAACCTTTCGAGAGTGGGCAACGGGGAACGCGACGGCCGAGCCGCTCGCCAAGGCTGCCCACCGCGTCTTCGCCCGCTGGGCGCGCGGCACGAAGTGGAATGCCGAAGCGCTGTCGGCGATGCACCCGCGCGGGGCGCGCGTAGTGACCTCGCCGCGGGTCATGCGGCCGGACGGGCCGATCGCCGGCTTCTACGTCCCCCGGCAGCGCGCCGCCTCGGACCTCTACATGAACCCGAGCACCGTGAAGCGCGGCGGTGGTGCCGGCTCCCTGCAGACGCGCACGCACGAGCTCACCCACGTCGCCGATACGCAGTCGCGCTTCCCCTTGGTGCGCCACCGGGGCATGAATCGGGCCCTCCAGGCGATCGGGGACCTGACCCACCGTGCCTATCCGCGACACCTCCGGGGCGTCGAGCTCACCGCCACACTCGGCGAGATGCTCAGCAGCCGGCACCACGGCTCCCGCCGGGCCCTCAACAACTTCACCCAGAACCTCGGCCCCCGGCTCGCCGCGCGTGGCGCCCCTGGCGCCAGCGCCGTGGCCAGGGCGATCGGCCGGGAGTTTCGGGTTCGTGGACTCCTCCGCAAATCGGTCGGAGATCCCGACGCTCCTGACGCGCTAGCCAAGGCGGCACCCTCATTTGAGGGTATCGCCTCCCGCGCCGAGGCCGCGCTCGCCGGCGCGCTGGGGCGGGTCTTCCGCCGGTGGGGGGATGACCCCCGGGCGGTCGGCAACGAGGACGAAGTATCGGAGGCGCTCGACCCTGTTCGCGAAGTGTTCCTCTCCTCGGCCGAACTTGCTGCAGATCAGGCTGTTCCGCCGCCTCCGCCCCCGGGAAGCGGCACCGATGGGCCCGGTACACCTGGTGGGCCCGACCGCCGCATCACCGTGGACCTCGACGCCCGCCGGCCGGACGTCGAGCGGCACCTCCGCGAATACAGCCTGAAGCGCATCCGGGAGATCTCCGACGCCTCCCGGCAGACCATCCGCGATGTTCTCGTCCGGGCCTCGATCAGCGGCGCCAGCACCCAGCAGCAGGCGCGCGAGATCCGGGACTCTATCGGGCTGACCTCGGCGCAGGCCGGGTGGGTGCGGACCTTCCGCTTCCAGCTCGACGCCCTCGACCCCCGGGTGATGGGTCGCGCGCTCCGCGACCGGCGCTTCGATCCGACCGTGCAGAAGGCCCTCGATGGCGGCCCGCCGCTCACCGAGGAGCAGGTCGACAAGATGGTCGCGGCCTACCACCGCCGGACGCTCGCCTATCGCGCCACGATGATCGCCCGCACCGAGGCCATCCGGGCGGCGAACGTCGGCGGCGTCGCCGGCATGCGCGCCCAGCTGGAGGAGACGCCGGACTTCACGGTGGTGAAGACCTGGCAGGCGACGACCACCGACGACCGGACCCGCGACAGCCACGTCGAGCTGCACGGGAAGGAGGTCGAGGGCCTCGATACGCCCTTCATCATCCAGCACCCGGTGACCGGCGCGACGATCACCATCCGCTGGCCGCACGACACCGAGGCCTCGGCCGAGGAGACCGTGCAGTGCCGCTGCACTCTGAAATTCCGGCTGGTCCCGAAGCCGGGCGCGAACCCCATCCGGCGGCTCACCGCCGAGGCCGTCTGAGGAGACCACCATGGCGAAGGGCAACTGGCGGGCGCGCCTTCCGCGCGTGCTGCAGGCGATGAGCGTCACCAGCGGCGCGCAGAAGGCGGGCATGATGGCCCGCGAGTTCATGCCGGGCGACAGCGCGGCGAAGCTCGCCGCCCGGGCCGCCAGCACGGCGCGGGCCATCGGGAACGCGGCGACCGGGGCCTATGTCCGCGGCGCCGATCGCGCGGCGATGCGCGGCGCCCGGAAGACCGGCGGCCAGGCGCGGGAGGGGGCCAAGGCGGCCGTCGCCGGCGCCGAGCGCGAGGCGCGGGACTTCGGGAACAAGATGTTCGGCGTCGACAAGGCGCGGCCCTGGTCCGACAGCCGTCGCCTCTCGAACGTCCAGGGCGGCGTGGACGAGACCCGGGCCGCCGGGGCGGGGATCGTGCGCGGCGCGACCCGGGCCGGCGTGAGGATCGGCGCCGAGCGCGGCGCGGCCGGCTACCACTTCCGCAACGGCGCGGTCGCCGGCGGCGCGGCGGGCGCGGCAGCCGGCTTCGCGGCGGGCCGCAGCGGCCGCGACGAGGAGGTCCGGAAGGGCGTCGGCGCCGGCGAGCTCGGCGAGGAGCCGATGGAGCTGATGAAGGCCTGGGGCGTGCTGGCGCGCCTCGGCGGCCGCGTGGCCTCCCGCATGGGGGTGGGCCGCGGGGCGGGCATGACGGCGATGCGCGGGGCCTACCGGGGCGCCGCCAACGGCGTCCGGCGCCAGGCGCCCGACAGCGCCAGGGTCGCCGCCGACGACGCCTACCGGGCCGCCCGGAACCCGGTGCTCCCGGTCGGGCCCGGCACCGGCCGCCCCGTCCGCAGCCCGATGATGCGCATGACCGACGAGCGCGGCCAGCGCCTCGAGCGCGTGCCCGGCGCCGGCAACGGGGTCGACGCCCGCGCCGCCGGCGACCGCGCCCGCGCGGCCTACATGGCCGGCGTGCCGGGCCAGGCCCGCACCCAGGGGCGCATCGCCGCCCGCTCGGCCGCCCAGGGCTTCAACGCCGGGGTCCGGCGGAAGGGTGGGATGCTCGCCGCCGGCGCAGGAGCTGCTGCAGCCGGTGGCGGTGCAGCAGCCTTCGCAGCGCCGCGCCGCCGCGAGGAGCCCGGCATGCGGAAGGCTGTCGCGCTCGCAGACATGCCGCTCGCCAAGCGCGCCCGGCTCGCGCAGGCGATCGAAGACGGAGACGCCGCAGCCATCGCGGCTCTGCTCGGGTGATCGAGCTCGCGCTGGTGGTGCTGCTCTGCGGCGCCACCGACGAGATGCTCCTCGAGGCGCGCCGGATGGGCGCGCCCCACGGCCTCCGGCTCGGCGAGACCTTCACCTCCGAGGCTGGGAACGCTGTCACCTTCGAGCGCCGGCCGGCGTCCCTCTGGCCGGCCTGCCTCACGGCGACCGTCCCGGTCCACCAGGTGGGATCACCTCGAACGGCGGGTGCTTCCCCACCGGCTCCGCCGGCCACGCGGGGAAGCGGAAGAACCCCTCCAGCATCGACATCGCCAGCACGGTGAGCAGCATCGCGTAGCGGTCCCGGTCGAGCGCCTGCAGGTCCTCCACCGTCGGCGACTTGGCGCCGAACAGCCCGTCGGTGATCTCGTTCAGCCGCTCCAGCGCCCGCTCATCCGACGGGTATCGCAGGTGAGGGCGCTCCGCGGTGGTCGCCTCCATGAAGGTCAGGACGCTTTCCGGGATCGGGATGTCGATCCCGAAGTAGTCGAAGCTGCGGTTCAGCGGCTCGGCCTCGCGCATGACGACTTCATGCATGGCGAGCATGTTCGCCAGGAGCGTCGGCACCGCCGCCTCCGCCTCCTGCCGCGTCGGCCAGGGTGAACGCACGGGTGTGCCGAAGCAGTCGGCGACGCCGGCGGGCACGCTCTTCAGCTTCACGTCGCACAGCCAGCCGCCGAGCTCCCCGCGATTGATCTCCACGAAGGCGAAGTTCTCCTCGGCGAAGTAGCGCGCCTGCGTTCGCGCGGTCTCGGTGAAGAACTCCGGATCGCCGGGCCGCATGCGCGCCAGCTCCCGCGCCTTCGGCAGCGAGCGCCGCAGCAGCGCCTCCGCCATCCGCCGGTCAATGCGCGCCTGGCTCGCCATCCACCGCTCCCTTCCAGCGCGTCATGCGCCGCCTGCCCCCATGCCCCGGAGGCTCCCCATGCAGTTCTTCATCCCGCTCGCCAAGATCGACGAGGAGAAGCGCCTCGTGATCGGCCGCGCCGTCCAGGAGACGGTCGACCGCGCCAACGAGATCCTCGACTACGCCTCCTCCAAGGCGAACTTCGAGACCTGGTCGAAGACCATCGAGGAGGCCTCGGGCGGCCTATCGAAGGGCAACCTGCGGTCCATGCACAACCCCCGCTCCGCGAGCGGGAAGATCGTCGACATCGCTTTCGACGACGACGCCCGGGCGATCGACATCGTCGCCAAGGTCGTTGACGACCAGGACTGGAAGAAGGTCGTCGAGGGGGTCTTCACCGGGTTCTCGGTGGGCGGCGGCTACGGGAGGAAGTGGAAGGACCCGGAGACGGGCGCCACCCGCTACACCGCCAAGCCCTCCGAGATCTCCCTCGTCGACCTGCCCTGCATCCACACCGCGCGGATCGCGGAGTTGCACAAGGCCGACGGCACCCTCTGCAAGGTCTACCTGAGGGGCCGCCCCCGGACCTTCGCCGAGCTCGCGGAGCTGGAGAAGGCGGCGCCGCCCGCGCGGCCGCGCACCTTCGCCGAGCTCGCCAAGGGCTGGAACGCCTCCGACCACCCGCGCGAGCACGACGGGAAGTTCGCGAAGAAGACCGGCGAGAACACCGGCATCGGCGTCGGAGCGGTGCTCGGCGGCGCGGCCGGCGCCGCGGCGGGGATGAGGTGGGGCCCGAGCCTCGGCGAGCGGGCCGGCGAGCGCCTCGCCGGCGGCGGGGCCAAGGGCATCGTCGGCGGGCTGCAGGGCCGGATGGCCGGTGGGAAGTATGGGCCGGCCGTCCTCGGCGTGGCCGGCCTCGTCGGCGGCGCGCTGGCGGGCGGTTTCCTCGGGGAGGCGGTTGATCGGCGCGGGCGGAATCGCCGGGCTGACGCCGCCTACCAGGCCAAAGCGCAGTCCGGGCGGATCACCCCGGAGGAGGCGGCCGAGGCCTCGGGCCTCTACCGCCGCAGCAAGGGCTACGGCCTCGAGCAGCAGCGCGCGAAGGAAGCCGATCGGCCGCTGGGCATCCGCAGCAAGGCCCAGATGGAAGAGTTCGAGGCCGAGTGGAAGCGCCGCGAGGGGCAGTCCCGCATCGTGGAGGTCGACGGCGAGCGACGTGAGCGCCGCGGCCCACTTGAGCGCCGCGCGGAGAGCCGCTGATGTCCCGCCCGGTGTTCGACGCCGAGACCATCGGCGAGCTGCGCCAGCGCGTCATGGCGCACAACGAGGCCGGCCATGCCCGCACCGGGCTGACCGACCTCAAAAAGATCTTCGCACGGGGCTGGGCAGGCGATGCGCCGAAGACCCGTGCCCTCGGCCAGGTGGACCGCCACCTGGCGCGCCTAGCGAAGAACACGGGCGATTTCGACGAGACGAAGCACCGCCGCGACGGCGACGGGAAGTTCGCCCCACAGGGCCGCGCGGCCGCCTTCAGCGACGTGCGCTCCCGCCAGGCCGACCGCCAGCTGCGCGACGAGAACAGCGGCTATGCCGCGTCGCAGACGGGCGTCATCCCCGAGACCCGCTTCAGCCAGTTCGGCCCGCTGGCCGGTGCGGTCGCCGGCGTCGCCGCCGGCGCGCTGCGCGGTGCCTTCGACGGCGGCGGCCGGCGCTCCCGCGCGGTGAACCTCGCGATCGGCCGAGGCGCCGCCCGCGTCGTCGACACCGTCGCCGGTAGAGTCCAAGCGGTCCCCGGCATGGCGGCGGACGCGGCCAATGCCGGTCTCGCGGCCGCGGCGCGCGGCGTGGCCCGGCGGGCCGGCGAGGCCGATCCGCGCGGCTTCGGGCCGGCGGTCAAGGCCCGGGCGGAGCGCTTCGCGGCCCGCGCCGAGGCCCGGATCCCGGATGAGGTGGGCAAGGGGCAGCGCACGAAGGCGCGCCGCGCGACCGCCCGCGAGAACCTCGGCCTCGTCACCGGCGAGGCGCTCGACCTGGCCGACCGCGCCGTCATGGCGGCGCCGCGCTTCGTGTCGCGGCACCTGACGGCGAAAGCCAAGCGCATGGACGCCGCCCTCGCCGCGCGGGGCGCCTCCGACGCCACCCGCCGCGCGGTGCGCGCGGGCCTCGCGATCAAGCGCCCGCTCGCCGCCGGCGCCGTCGGCGCCGTCGTGCCGGGCGCCCTCTACGGCATCACGAACATGGAGACGATGACAGTGGCCGGTCCCTACCTGGACGCGCTCCTCCCCCGCCGCGTCGAGAAGGGGACCCGCGCCGAGCTCCTGACGAAGGTCGCGGCGACGCCGGCGAGCCGCGAGGCGCTGGCGAAGATCTCGATGGCGGGCGTGAGGAGCGCGGCGCTCGCGGTCGGGGGCGCGGTGGCGCGGATGCCGCGCATGGCGATCGCGAGGATGCCGACGCTGCGGGCGCCGAAGCCGCCCGAGCCGAAGCTCTCGTCTAACCAGGCGCGAGGCCGCGAGCGCGCGGCGACGATGATGGCGCGCAACCCGAACATCGTCCGCGGTGCGGGCAAGGCCGGGCTGATCGGCGCCGCCGCGGCAGGTGCCGGGGGCCTCGGCGCGGCGGCGGGCTACGGCGCGCGCGAGTACTACCGCGACGAGAACGGCCAGTTCACCTCGAAGGAGCGCGCGGTCCAGCCGGGGATGCGCGGCGCCCTGCAGAGCGTGGGCGACTTCATCGCGGACAACCCGGTGGGGGTCGGCGCGGCCGCCGGCCTCGTCGCCGGCGCGCTCGGCGCTCGCTCGGCCATCGCCCGCGGCAATCGCCGCGTCATCCGCGAGATGGCCGACGGCGTGGCGGAGGGCATGACCCGCCGCCTCGCGGTGGTCGGCCGCTTCGCGAAGGCGGCCGAGGAGGCGAAGAGCAAGGGGGCGTTCGACAAGGTCAACGCCCGGGTGGAGCGGGCCGGCGACGCCATGCGGGCCGCGCGCGACGCCGGCCCCGAGCGCTGGAACGAGTGGAACGTCGACAGCGCGCTGCAGACGCGGGTGCGCGGGATGATCCGCTCGGACGCCTTCTGGAAGGCCGAGCCGGTGAAGGCCAACAAGAGGAAGGCGATGGACGCGCTGCGCGAGAGCGGCGACATCGATCAGCTGAAGCCGCTGGTGAGCGAGGCCGGCTGGACCCGGATCGAGGCGCTGCGCGGCCAGGCGACGAAGCAGAAGGCGGCCTACAACGCCACCGTCGCGGGCTTCCGCCAGAAGGCGGCCGACGCGATTGAGGACCACAGGGGCAAGTCCAGCCGCGCGGACGACGCGGCCGATGCCGCCGAGGCGATCGAGAAGCGGCTCGCGGAGCTGCGCGAGGCCCCCGCGCCGACCACCGCGGCGAAGAAGATCAAGCTCGTCGACACCGAGACCGCGCTGAAGGCCGAGCTGAAGACGGCCGAGGCGGCCCGCAAGGCGGCCAACGAGACGCGCGACGAGGCGGCCAAGCTCGCCGACGCCTACAAGCAGGTGCTCGCGAATCCCGGCAAGCAGGTCGACGGCATCAGCTTCCCGGCCGGCGCCGATCCCTGGAACGTCAAGGCGACGCTGCGGCCGCTGCCGTCGAACGTCGACATGACCGACCTGCTCGACAAGATGAAGAGCGATCTGCTGGGCGACCTGCAGGGAAAGATCGCCGGGCGGGTGAAGGCGCGGCAGGACGAGGCGCGCCTCATCGCCACGGCGACGATCGGCGCGCTGCGCCAGGCCGGCGCCGAGCCGGACGGCATCGCCACCCGGGCGATCAACACCTTCGCCGCCCGCCTCTCCGGCCCGATGGCGGCCGCGCGGCGCGACATCCGCGCCGCCGGTGGCGTGGTGAGCCGGGCGGTGGAGCGGAAGCTCGGCAGCGCGCCGGGCGCGGTGTCGGCCTATGTGGGCGACGCGACCAAGCGGGCGCGCAACCTCGTCTACGGGCCGAAGCCGGAGCCGGACGCCGCGGGCAAGGTGCAGCCACGCGCGGGCATTCTGCCGAAGATGGCGCGCGCCGCGGCGGACAACCCCCGCGCGGCGATCCTGACGGGGATCACCGGTGCAACCGGCTCCGGCCTGGTCACCTGGGACTCTGCTGACGGCTCGCTCGACCTGCAGCTGAAGAGCCCGGCCGACATCTGGCGGCGCCTCTCCTCGCCGAAGACGCGGCCGGCGCCGATCATCCGGCCCTTCCACCTCGGTGACACCCGTTTCCAGCACACGATCGAGGGCCTCGTCGTCACCAACGACAAGAACCAGCGCGTGCTGCTGACCGGCAAGCGGGTGTTCGCGGATGGGCGCGAGGAGGAGATCCCGCCGCTCACGCCGCTGAAGGACGCGCTCGACTTCTCGGCGGGGCTGCGCAACCGCCAGGGCGGCGGCGGCGGTGGCGGCGGGCAGGGGGCCCAGCTCAGCGTCGGCAACGACCAGGACAAGGGCACCTGGTCGGCGGCGCTGGGCCGGCTGCGGAACGCGGGCAAGCTCGCCTCCTACGGCGAGGGCGACTGGATCTTCTCGGCGCGGAACGACGGCCAGCACGACAGCCAGGACATCAGCGACGCGGACAAGCTGCAGAACGCGCTGCACGCGCAGGCCGCGGCGAAGGCGAAGGGCGGCAGCTTCGGCTCCGGCTTCGGCAATCCGGGCGAGTGGCACGCCCAGCTCGCCTCGATCGTCGCCGCGCCGGAGAGCAGCATCCTGACGCTGAAGCAGCGCCAGCGCCTGCTGCTCGGCTCGCAGACCCAGGCCGGCCTCTTCTCCGGGCAGCTGCGGGGCGACGTGATGAAGGCGACCAGCGGCGCTGACACCGCCCGGGCCTTCATGTCCGAGGTCGGCACCGAGCGGCGCGTGCCCTTCGTCTTCAACAACGACCAGCTCGCGAACATGAAGCGCGCGGTCTTCGCGGTGAACGAGACCCTCGGCTCCGCGAAGATGAACGACGCCCAGCTGCAGACGGTCTTCGACCGGCTGGAGCGCCACCGCGGCGGCGGCGGCCAGCCCGGTGGCGGGCAGCGCCCGGCGGGCGGCGGCGGCGGCCAGCCCGCAGGCTCTGGCACACCCGGCCCGGCGAGCGGCGGCGCTCGGGCGGCAGGCGGACCGCCGCGGGCCTCCAGGCAGAGCGCCGATCCCGCGCCCCGCGATCGGATGTCCTACCTCGCCGACGCGGTCACCTTCCGCGAGACCGCCTGGCCGATCACCCAACGGGACAGCAAGCGCTTCCTCGCCATCCCGGTCGGCGTCGAGGTCGAGTTCAACAAGGAAGAGGAGGCGCTGCGCCAGCAGCACCCGACCTGGGACGACGACGCGATCTGGACCGCGGCCACGCGGCGCATCAACGACCGCAGCAACAACCTCACCTTCGGCAAGGCGACGCAGGCGGGGCTGCTGCGGAAGTTCGACGAGGCGCGCCACGCCCGCGCGCCGCGCGGTTCCGACCGGGGCGGGGAGTTCTCCTCCCGCGCGGGCGGTGCGGCGGCGAGTGCCGCGGTGATGGCGCGCGGTGCCGCGCCGGTGCGGCCGCCGGGGCGGGAGAACGACGAGCGCTCCTTCTTCGAGCCGACGCGCCTCGGCGCCACGGTCGGCGGCGTCGCCGGCGGCAACGCGGGCTGGATGCTCGCCGAGCGCTTCATGCCGGGCCCGCTCCGGCGGCTCGGCACCACTGGGCGCCTCGCCTCCCGCCTCGGCGGCATGGCCTCCCGGCTCGGCTACAAGCTCAGCGGGTCCATGGCCGGTGGCCTGGCGGGCGAGACGGTCGGCGACGCCGCCGGGGCCGGTGTCTACCGCGCGGCCGGCCGACGGGCGCCAGCGCCCTATGAGCCGCCGGAGCGCGGCGCGGGCGAGGAGGTGGCGCGCACCGCCGGCTCCTTCGCCGGCCTGGCCGCCGGCACCGCCCTCGGCCGAGGCCGCGGCCGCGCGAGCGCCTTCGGCATCGGCGTCGGCACCACCCTCGCCGGCGAGGAGCTCGCCGGTGCAGCCCAACGGATCGCCGAGCGCCACTACGGCGCCGAGCGAGGGGGGCGCGCCCGCGCCGCCCTGAACGGGGGTCGCCAGTGAGCGACGCGCCCGCGCCAGCCGCGCCAGCTCCGACGACAGCCGGAGCCTGGACGCAATCCACCAATGCCTTCGCGGGGCTGACCGCGACCGACCTCGCGCGCAGGCGCAGGCGAAGACAGCCAAAGCCAACCGAACACGCGTCCACCCCAGGGGGCAGGCCAGAGGCCGGCCCCCTTTTTCGTTCCCGGAGACCCCCGATGAGCAAGGCCTACACGGACATCCTCGAGCTGCTCGAGACGAGCGTCGGCGAGATCGTCACCAGTGACGCGGAGAACCGCGACGAGCTGCTGAAGACCACCTTCGGCGAGGCCCGCGAGGCGCTCGCCAAGCGCGCGGCCGAGGACCTGCCCGTGCCGGTCGGCGAGGCCGACGCGCTGACGCTGCTGGCCGACCGCATCGGCGGGCTGGAGGAGGTCGTCGAGGCGATCGAGGGCGAGGCCTGCGGCGAGGGCGTGGTCGTCTCCGTCGCGGCGGTCGGCCTGGCGAAGCGCTTCCTGGCGCATGGCGGCCTGCTGCTGCGTGCGATCGCCTCCGAGCAGGTGGCGCCGCTCGAGGAGGGCGAGACCGAGGCCCCCGAGGGCATGAGCCTGCTGAAGTTCGCCTTCGGTGAGGGCGAGGGCGAGGAGATCCTGCTCAAGTCCGCGCTGCCGGACGAATACGCCCCGCTGGTCGCGGCGCCCGAGGAGATCGCGGCGATGCTCGCCGAGCTCGGCGCCGACCTCATGGAGGATGCCGGCGTGGATCTCGGCCCGCTCGCCAAGGCGGCGCGCGAGGAGGACGAAGACGAGGACGGTGAGGGCGACGAAGGCGAAGGCGAGGGCGAAGGCGAGGGTGAAGGCGAGGGCGAGGGCGGCGATGACGTCGACCTCGACGGCGACGACAGCCCGATGGAGGCAGTCGCCAAGCTCGCCACGATGATCCTCATCCAGGTGGACGCGATCCGCCAGGAGATGGGCCCCGACGCCGGCGGCGCGGCGATGGAGGGCGGCGAGGGCGAGGGCGGCGAGGGCGAGGGCCCCGACGAGCTCACCGCGCTCGACGCCATCGCGCAGCACGCCGCCTTCATCGCGGTGCAGGCCGACGCGCTGGAGAGCGTGCTCAACGACGGCGATCTCGGCGCAATGGAGGGCGAGGGCCAGCAGCAGCAGCAGCCGCCGCGCGCCCCCGCGCCCACCGGCCGCGCCGGCGAGGGCGAGGATGACGGCGCCGCGGCCGAGGCGGAGGAGAAGAACAAGAAGCCCTTCGGCAAGGGCGTCGACGCCGGCGAGCTCGCCAAGGCGATCGCGGCGAGCCCCGAGGTGGTGGAGCTGCGCAAGCGCGCCGATCGCGCCGAGGTGGCGGAGCGGGAGATGGCCGAGATGCGCGAGCGCCTGGCGAAGCTCGAGCGTCAGCCCGTCGATCCGAAGGGCGTTCTCTCCGGCCTCGTCACCCTGACGAAGCAGGCCGAGAACGGTGGCGAGGGCGAGGGCGAGGCGAAGACCACCGACGAGCTCGCGCAGGACCTCGCGAAGCGCGACCCGCAAGAGGTGGTGCACGCCATGTTCAAAATCGCAGGGGCCAACCCGATCCCCATGCGCACGACCTGGGGCGGCTGATCCAGGGCATCAGGATCCGCTCGGCCATGGCCCCGTGAGGGGAGCGGCCGAACGGCGGCGGTCCACCGGAGCCCGAAATCCGGTCCCGATCGAGGGCATCGACACGCTCGAGGAGGCGCGACCGCCGTCCGCTCCCCGCGGAGAGGGCGGCCCCGCCACGTCCGGCTGAGCACCGGACCCGCTACCTGACCGCGACGCAGTGGGGGCAACCGAACGCGCAATCCAGCGCGTGCGGCGCCTCGTGCTGCGCGCGGTCCTGGCCCGTCTAAGCCGTTGGGCCGCGGCGATCTCAGCCCCCCGTCATCTGGGGGGCCGGAACCCCGACCAAATGAATACCGTGGACGTCAACGCGTCGTTCGACGCGATCAAGGCTGCGCTGAGCAAGGCGCTGCCGCAGTCCGAGCTGCAGAAGGCCTGGACGCAGAGCCAGAACCCCACCACCGGGCTGACGATGTACAGCCTGGAGGCGCCCGCCAAGATGGTGGTGCCGCAGGTCACCCCGTTGAGGAATCGCATCCCGCGCGTGACCGGCGGGCAGGGCATCCAGGCCAACTGGCGCGCAATCACCGCGCTGTCCACCGCCATGCCGGGCATCGGCGTGAGCGAGGGTCGCCGTGGTGGCCTCGTCGAGGGCGTGGTCACCGAGTACTACGCGAAGTTCGTGCAGCTCGGCGTCGAGAGCGCCGTGTCGTTCGAGGCGCAGCTCGCGGGCGAGGGCTTCGATGACGTGAAGGCTCGCGCCGTCCAGGGCATGCTGATGCACCTGATGATGGGTGAGGAGCAGGTCATCCTCGCGGGTCAGGGCACCTTCGGTCTCGGCGTGACGCCGACGCCGGTGCTGGCCACCTCTGTTTCCGGTGGTACGCTCGCGGCGGCAACCAACGTCTTCGTGCGCGTCGTCGCCCTCACGCTCGAGGGCTACATGGCGGCGAAGGCCGGCATGGTGCGCGGCTCCGTGGCGCGGTCCAACGCCGACGGCAGCACCGACAACTACGGCTCGGGCGCGGCGGGCGCGTCGAACTCCGCCACCGTGGCGACGGGCGGCGCGGGTGCGGCGCACAGCGTGACGGCGTCGGTGACGCCGGTGCGCGGCGCGATGGCCTATGCCTGGTTCGTGGGCTCGGTCGACGGCTCCGCCGGCAACCTCCGCCTGCACGACGTGACGACGATCAACTCGACCGTCATCCGTGCGCTGCCGGGCGGCGGCAACCTCGCGCTGCCGGCCGACCTCGTCGGCAACGACCGCTCCGCCAACGGCCTGGTGCACGATGGCTACATCGGCATCGCGGCGCGCGCGGGCAGCGGCTCGTACTTCCGCCACCTCGACACCGGCGTCGCCGGCGTTGGGTCGCCGCTGACGAGCGACGGCGCGGGCGGCATCGTGGAGTTCGACGATGCGCTGCGCTGGTTCTGGGACAACCTGCGCCTCTCGCCGAGCGAGATCTGGGTGTCGAGCGAGCAGGCGGCGTCCATGCGCAAGCTCATTCTCGCGGCCGGCTCTGCGGCGACGCAGCGCTTCACCTTCGTGTCGGCGCAGGGCGACCTGAAGGGCGGCGGCAAGGTGCGCGGCTACATCAACGTGTTCGGCATGGGTGCGGCGCCCGAAATCCCGATCGAGAGCCACCCGTACCTGCCGCCGGGCACGGTGCTGTTCCTGACGCACCAGCTGCCCTACCCGGTGTCCAACATCGGGCAGACGTCGCGAATTCTTTGCAGGCGCGATTATCACCAGCTGGACTGGCCGCTCCGGACCCGTATGCACGAGATGGGTGCATATACCGATCAGGTCCTGCAGCACTACTTCCCGCCCAGCATCGGCGTCATTTCCAACATCGCGAAGGGCTAGGACTTTCGCGAACCGAGGGGAGGGGGGCAACCCCCTCCCTTTTTCTTTCCCATCACTTCCAGATGACCCCGGAGGCCCAATGGCCCGCTACCGCTCCACACCGCAGGTCGGCGGCTTCTCCGCCGGCGATCTCGGCTCCTTCACCGCCGACGAGGAGGGCATCTTCGAGCTGCCCGACACCACCGACGGCGACATCGTCGCGGTGATGGCCGGCCACGGCGTCGCGCTCGAGCTCGTCGAGGACGCACCCGCGCCGACGACCGAAGCCGGCACCGACGAGGACACCGGCACCGACGTCGCCGACAAGCGCGACGCACCCGCCGAGACCGCGCCCGTCACGGACGGCGAGGGTGAGGCACGCGCCGACGACGGCGAGACCTCCGACAAGCCCGCCCCCACCGCGAAGAAGCGCAAGGCCGGCTGATGCCCATCGCCCCCTACGTCTCCGCCGCGGAGGCGAAGGCCTGGCTCGGCATCCCAACGGCGGATGCGAGCCAGGACCAGGCGGTCGACGCGGCGATCGCCGCGGCCTCCGCGATGATCCAGAAGCACCTCGGCTTCGACATCGGCCCAGGCCAGAGCACCGAACAGGTGTTCGGCCTCGGCGCCTCATACCTCTACCCGCGCCGCACGCCGATCGGCGCCGTCGCCTCGGTGACGCGCGACGGCGAGGCCGTGCCCTTCACCTTCGACACCTTCGCGATCCGCCGCACCGACGGCCGGCTCTTCGAGCGCCACGCCGCGTACGTCGTCACCTACTCGGTCACCGAGGAGCTGCCGAAGGACGTCGTCCTCGCCGCGAAGATGACCGTGCAGGCCGTCTTCGGCGCGCCCGCGATGGACCCGAACCTGCTCGGCGAGAGCAACGCCGGCTTCGGCTCCTCCAGCTACCAACCCGGCGGCCCCGGCTCCCTGCCGCGCTCGGCCGCCTCCCTCCTCGAAGAATACCGGCGGAGATTCTGACCATGGGCTTCCGAGCCGCCCACTACCGCCGCCGCGCGCAGCAGGTCATGGCCTCGCGCCCGGGCGACAACCCGCGCGTGACCTATCGCCGCATCAGCCGCCTCGACGGCCCGACGCCCGCGCAGAACCCGCCGCGCTACTCCGGCCCGCTGACGGTCGCAGGACCGCACGAGGCCGGCGCGGCGACGCTCGCCCTCGCCGGCGCCGGCCTCGTCGGCCGCGTCGTCGCCGGCGACCGCTTCACCGTCGGGCTGCGCACCTTCACCGCCGCGGCGGAGGCCCTCGACACCGGCCTCGGCACGGTGACCGTGCCCCTGACGGAGCCACTCGCCGCGCCCCTCTCCGGCGGCTCCACCGCCGCCCCCGCCTGGTCGGCCGACACCGTCCTTTGGTGCCGGAAGCGGGCCTACGGCGAGCGCCTGATCGACGGGCAGCAGATCCTCGCCGGCGACCACCGGGTCGAGATCGCCGCCGCCGACCTCGCCTTCGACCCCACCGCCCAGGACCTCGTCATCATGCCGAACGGCGACGTCACGGTGGTGGTCGCCGCCATCCCAACGGAGATGGACGGCGAGGCGGTCACCTGGGCACTCCAGACCCGCTGACATGGCCGAGGATTTCGGCGCCTCGGTCGGCCAGTGGGTCGACCGGGCAGGCGGGCGGGCCCGGGAGGCCTTCCTCGCCATCGGCATCGACGTCCTCGCCCGGGTGAAGGAGCTCACCCCCGTCGACACCGGCAATCTCCGGGCCGGCTGGCAGCTCATGCGCCAGGGGGAGGAACTCCCCGTCGACCGCGAGCTGCTGAAGGACGCCGGCGGCCTCGGCGCAGGCCTCGCCGGCGGCTGGGCGGGCGCGAGGGCCGGCGCCGCGGCCGGCGCGCGGATCGGCCTCGCGGTCGGTGGCGCGGGCGGCGCCGCGATCGGCGGCACGATCGGCGGCCTCGCCGGCGGCCTCGCCGGATCCCTCGCGGCCGAAGAGGCGACGGGCGCTGCGATCGACGCGGCGATGCCGGCCGGCACCATCGGCGGCGCCTTCGGCCCGGTCACCGACACCCGCCCCGTGGCCGAGGTGCAGCTCGGCGAGACGCTCGTCGTGGTGAACCCCGTCGTCTACGCGCGGCGCATCGAGTTCGGCTGGGAGATCGAACGGGTGGACGGCACCACTACCACCGTCAGGGGCGCCGGGATGATGGCCCAGACGATGAGCGAGCTCCCCGCCATCGCGGACCGCGCGGTCAAGCGCGTGCTCGGAGAAGGCGCATGATCCTCGACATCGACAGGGCCTTCGAGCCCGCCATCGCGGCGATCGGCGGCGAGATCCACTGGCCCGGGCGCGCCTTCACCCCGAAGCCCGGCATCCCCTACGTCCGCGCCCGCATGGCTGGCCGCGCGGCCAACACGATCGGCCTCGGCGAGCACGCGCCGCGCATGTGGCAGGGGATGCTCTACCTCGTCGTCCACCAGCCCGCGAGCGACGGCCTCTACCCGGCCAGCGGCCGGGCCCAGGCGGTCGAGGCCCTCTTCAAGCGCGGCACGCACCTCATCAGCGGCCGCGCGAAGGTCACGATCGAGGCGGTCTCGATCCTGGCACCCGAGGAGAGCGCGGATTGGAACCGCGTCCCGGTCGTCGTCACCTGGTTCGCAATGGAGACATGAGGATGCGCGTATTCGTCTGCGAAAGCCGCGGCACCGCCGGCAGCTGGAGCTACTACCCGGGGGAGGTGCTCTCCCATGAGGAGCTCGTCCTCGGCCGCGATGCGGACGAGCGGACGATCGGTGCGCTGACCCGCCGCGTGGTCCTCACCGAGATCACCGACCCGGCCGAGGTGGACGCGCTCGGCGAGGCCCTCAGCGCCGAGAAGCGCGCCCGGGTGCTGGAGGTGCTGGCGCTGCCGGCCTTCGAGTTCATCCCCGAGCCGATCGACCTGGGCGGTCCGTCGGACGAGGTCATCGAGACCTTCGTCGAGCCCGCCAACGGGGACGAGCCCGCGCGGCGCCGCCGCCGCTGACCCCCGGGGGCTAGGCCCCCACCACCGCACACCACCGCACACCACCGCGCACCACCGCGCACCACCACACACCACCGCAACCGCGAGCCCGGCAGCCGAAAGGCGCCGGGCTTTCGCCTTTTCAGGGACCCCGCCCGATGTCCACCGACAGCTTCACCCGCGGCGTAAACCGCCAGATCGGCATCAACCGCCAGACCGCCGTCGGCACCCTCGCCGCCGCCGCCGGCGCGAAGGTGCTGCGCCGCATGTCCGCCAACCCGAACCTCATGCGCGACGTCATCTCGTCGCAGGAGATCCTGCCCTCCCACCAGGTCCGCGACGCCCGCCTCGGCACCAAGCGCGTGCCGATGCAGTTCAACGGCCAGCTGAGCCCCGGCGCCTACCCCGACTTCTTCGAGGGCATGGTGCGGCGCAACTTCTCCGCCGGCGCCGCCGCCACCGCCGCTGCCCTCGGCACCGTCACCGCCGCCGCCGGCCCGCCCGGCACCTTCACCCGCTCGACCGGCTCCTGGATCACCGACGGCTTCCGCGTGGGCGACATCGTCCGCTTCACCGGCTTCGCCGCCGGCCAGGTGGGCAACAACGACCGCAACTACCGGATCACCGCGCTGACCGCGACCGTGCTGACCACCTCCGGCACGGCCAACGAGGTCGTCGTCGCGGGCGCCGGCGGCGCCGCCGCGGTCGCCGCCGCGGTGGTCGGCAAGAAGACCTTCATCCCGCAGACCGGCCACCTCTTCCACGCCTACACGATCGAGGACTGGATCCCCGACGCCTCGCCGTCGATCAGCGAGCGCTACTGGGACATGCGGATGCAGGCGCTCGCCGTCCGCGTGCCGCCGTCGGGCATCGTCACCCTCGACGCCCAGATGATCGGCCGCGACCGCACCCGCGCCGCCACGCGCTACTTCACCACCCCCACCGCGCCGACGGCCGACAACAGCCTCTCCTCGGTCTCCGGCCGGGTGCGCTTCAACGGCGCCGACATCGCCTCGATCACCGGCCTGGCCTTCCAGCTCGCGTGCCCGACCGATGCCCAGCCCTGCGTCGGCACCCAGCTCGTGCCCGACAACTTCCAGGGCACGCTGAGCCTGCGCGGGCAGGGGTCCTGCTATCTCACCGACGGCGACTTCGCGACGCTGTTCGAGAACGAGACCGAGATCGACCTCCACCTGATGCTGACGTCCGACAGCACCAACAACAGCCCGTTCGTGGCCTTCACCATGAACAGGGTGAAGCTCTTCGGCATGGACCGCCAGGACAGCGACCGCTCCCTGATGCAGAGCTTCCAGTTCCAGGCCCTCGAGCACGTCGGCGCCGCCGCGCCGTTCGAGGCGACCACCTTCAGCGTGCAGGACAGCGCCGCCTAAGCGCCCCGCCGCTGCTGCCGCCGGCCCCGCGCGGGCCGGCGTGACCACCACCACCCGACAGTCGCGAAGGCCCGGCCCGTCAGAGGGAGCCGGGCCTTCACCCATTCCAGGGACAGAGGAACACCCCCATGGACATCGCCGTCACCGACATCTCCGCCGCCTCGGAAGAGGGCCGGAAGATGCTTCTCATCCACCCCGTCACCGCGATCGCCTTCCTCGACGAGAACAAGAACCCGGTCGGCATCACGCTCCGCGGCCGCCACTCCGACGTGGCCCGCGAGCTGCTGCGCCAGATCAACGACGAGCGCGCCGCGATCGTCGGCACGGGCCGCGAGATCACCGCGGCGGAGAACGAGGAGTTCAACACCCGCTACCTCGTCGGCATGACGGTGTCCTGGGATTTCAACAAGCTGCGCGGCGAGGAATTCCCCTGCACGCCGGCCAACGCGCGCCGCTTCTACAACGACAAGGGGTTCAAGCATTGGCGTGAGCGGGCGCTGTACTTCGTGCAGCAGGACGGCAATTTTTTGGCCGGCTCGGCCTGAGGGTTCAGGCCTGGGCAAAGCCAGTCTTCAAGCTGGACGCGCCCGGCGCTGACGGCATCCCGCTGCGGCTTCACCTCGAAGCCGCACGGAAGGCCGGAGCGCCCGTCAAGGAGCTCGACACGGGCCCCGCTCCGCCAGAGCTGCACTTCCTCTGGCCTGTCTTCCTGAAGCTCTCCGCGCGCCGCCCCTACTCGGGCGGCAACCCGCTTCCGATCCCGCACACCGAGGTCGAAGCCTTCTGCCGGCTGCGCCGCACCCGGCTGAAGTCGTGGGAGCTCGAAGTCCTCGAGCTGCTCGATGCCTGCTGGCTCGAGGTCATGCGCGAGGCCCTGCGCGCCCTGAACAAGGCGGCCGCCCCGGCCGCCTGAACCGAAGGCCCGCCCCCCAGACGGGAGGCGGGCCCCCCCGCGTGAGGTGACGCATGGACGTCGCGAAGCTCCAGTTCAGCATCGACAGCACCCAGGCCCGCGACGCGCGCCGGGACCTCGAGGAGATGCGCCGGGCATCCGTCGACGCCGCCAGCCAGGCGGCGGAGCTGTCGCGCGGCTGGGAGCGCGGCTCGCCCGTCGCCGCCGCCTTCCGCGAGCAGTTGCGGGGCAACGCCGCCGAGGCGCGCGACCTCACCTCGACGATCGACGGCCTGGTCGACCGCTTCGGCCGCCTCGCCCGCGCCCAGCAGGACGGGCTGGCCACGCTGCGCGAGGTGCAGACCGTCTTCACCGAGCTGGAAGCGACGGGCCGAATGTTCGGCACCAACGCCTCCGGCCTCGAGACCTTCAACCGCGCCTCCCGCCAGCTCGCCCTCGATGCCGGCCAGTCGGTGACCGCGCTGCGCGCCATGACCGCGGCGCTCGAGGGCCTCAGCGCCCAGGGCCAGGCCGCGCGCGGCGTGCTGGAGAACTACGGCGTCCGGGTCGAGGGCCGCAGCCCGTCCGAGGCCGGCACCGTGCTCCGCGAGTTCCAGAGCCAGGCCCGCCGCTTCGCGCCCGACCCGCTCCGCCGGCAGGAGCTGGCGATGTTCGGCATCGACAGCCCCGAGGCCGTCCGCGCCTTCGAGTTCCCGGAATACCGCTCGATCGAGAGCCGCGCCGGCGAGGCCCGCCGCGCCGAGCTCGGCGCCGACGTCAGCAGGATGCGCGAGCGCCGGCTGTACAACGAGCGCGAGGCCGACACCCGCGCGGCGCGCCTGGCGGACATGGAGAAGGAGTGGGGCGCCCGCGAGAGCGGCGTTCCCGCCTGGCTCAACGCCATCCCCGGCGTCGGCTCCATCATCCAGGGGATCGACCGCGCCACCACCTCCGACGCCGAGCGCCTCCGCGCGCTCGAGGCCCGCGCCATCGAGGGCGCCGCGCGCGGCGAGCAGCCCTACTCCGGGACGATGCAGGGCCGCCTCGACGCGGCCACCGGGCGGGCCAGCGACGCCGGGCTGATCTACAACCCGCTCCGCAACCCGATGGCCTGGGCCATCACGCGCTCCTTCGCGCCCTTCGCCCAGATGGCGGGCGAGTACGCCAACTCCGACGCCTACGCCGAGCGGAGCGCGGTGCTCGACACCCGCTACCGCCTCGACCGCGAGACCGACACCAGCCCCTTCGGCTTCGCGTCCCGCATCGGTGACGCCGGCCGGCGCATCCGCCACTTCCTCGGCGACAGCAGCTTCGTCCGCACGGTCGCCGAGGAGATGCCGGAGGACCGGCGCCCGGTGAACGAGCGCCTGCCCGAGTACCAGCAGGGCACCCAGAACATCCTCCGCCGCGGCCAGCTGTCGCCGATCGAGGAGGCGCGCCGGAACATCTACATCAGCGCCGCCCGCGAGTTCGGCCTCGGCACCGATGGCTGGGACCGGATGCGGCCGGAGGAGATCTGGAACCTCCGCCCCGGCACGCCGGGCGTCCGCCAGCCCGCCCCGATCCGCGACGGCGCCACCCCGCCCGGCCTCCCGGAGGTGATGTCGCCCGACGGCTGGAGCCCCGACGGGATTCCCGCCAACCCGACCCGCCCGCAGGGGGAGATCGGGCAGGGGGGCTATTGGGACGGGCAGCGCAGGGCGGTCGAGGGCCGGCTCTACGCGCTCGATTCCGTCGCCAACCAGGAGTTCGACCGCGCCCTCCAGCCGATGCGCGACACCCGCGCGGCCGCGCGCCGCGGCATGGAGGAGACCGGCACGCTGGCCGGCGGCGAGCGCGCCGCCTATCAGGCCGAAGCCGAGGCCCGGGCGAAGAACAGCCTCTTCACCACCGAGCAGCAGCAGCACCGCCTCCGCATGGAGATGGCGGAGTTCGATGACCGCCGCCGCCTGATCGCCCAGCAGAACGTCACCGTCACCGAGGAGCAGACCCGCGCCGTCGAGGCGCAGACGGTCGCCTTCCGCGCGGCGATCGCCGAGGGCCGCACCTTCGCCGAGGCCCAGGGCATCGCCGCCCGCGCAGGCCTCGACACCCGCGAAGGCCAGAGCCCCGCCCGCGAGGGCATGGCCGGCGCCCAGGCCCGCTCGATGTGGGTCTCGGCCGAGGCCGACGCCTCCTTCGGCCGCGGCCGGATGGACGACAGCCTCCGCGAGGAGAGCCGCCGGGTGGGCGCCATGCGCACCGGCGGCGCCGACGCGCTGGCCGCGCTCAACGCCGAACTCGCCAAGACCGCCGAGCTCGCCCCCCTGATCGCCGCGGCCGAGAAGCTCCGCGGGGAGGAGCTCGAGCGCGCCCGGGCCCGGATCGGCGAGATCTCCACCCAGTTCGATGGCCAGCTCGAGCGCGCCCGCGCCCTCGGCTCGGAGATGCGCCTCCTCCAGCTGCGGAGCGACAACGCGGCCCTGCAGGGCAACCTCCGCACCGAGGACGGGATGCTCGGCGCCGACGGCACCACCGCGCCGCGGAACATCCGCATCCGCCGCTTCATCCAGGACAACGCCGAGACCGCCTACAGCCCGGCCGAGCTCCGCCAGTTCGAGGGGATGACCGGCTCCACCCGCCGGGACGCGATGTTCCAGCGCCTCGACGAGCCCCGCCGGGCGGAGCTCCGCCGGCGCTACGAGCTCGGCGAGGAGGGGCGCCTCCTCGATGAGGAGCCGATGCAGGTTGCGCGCAACCGCATCGCGGAGGTCAGCTACGGGGCGAACCCCCTCAACCGGATCGAGACCGCCCGGGAGCTCGCCCGGATCCGCGGCGAGGCGCGCGGCGCCAGCCCGGCCGAGATCCGCCGCGAGGTGGACCTGGCGGGCATCGAGGCCCGGGTGCCGATCGAGCAGTCCACCCGGCAGTTCTTCCGCGACCAGGCGAGCGCCCGGGAGACGGCGGAGGCGGACCTCGCCTGGTTCCGCTCCGGTCGCGACTCACGCCCCGGCATGCCCTTCTGGGCGCCGACGGCCGACGGCCGGATCCCGAACCGCGGCCTCGACGGCGGCGAGCCGGTGCCGGTCGAGCGGCAGGAGCCGATGCCCCGGACCCGGGAGGCGGCGGTGACGCCGCCGACGCCGGCCGTGACCCCTGAGTCGGCGCAGGCCGCCGCGGTCCGCTCCTCCACCGAGGCGGTCACCACCTTCACCACCTCCGTCCGGGAGGCCGCCGAGGCGCTGCGCACCCTCTCGGGGGCCAGGACGCCCGGGGGCGCGCCCGCGAGCCCTGGCGCCTCGGCCGAAGCGCCCGCAGCCGCCCCGCGCGAGCGCCCCGCCGGCAGCCCGGCGCCCACCGCGCCTGCTCCCCAGTGGCCCGGCCCCGTCACCCCCTTCCCGGAGCCGGAGGCGGTCCGCGGCTCCCTCGTGCCGCCCACCCGCTTCGATCCGGTGGCCGAGACCACCCGGGCGCTCGGCGGCGACCGCATGGCCGCGCGCCGCGCCGCGCGCACCCCGGGGCCCTTCGGCCCGCCCGTGCCGCCCCCGCCGGTGCCCGACGCCGAGAACCCGGCCGACCGCATCCAACCGATGCCGCCCGAGCCCTTCGGCCCGCCGGTGCCCTCCCGCCCGGCCTCGCCGCTGCTGGAGCCCCTCCCGGCCGCGCCGGAGGCCCCGGTGGGCATCGCCCCCCAACGCCTCGCCGGCCCGCGGGTCGAGGCGCGGCTGCGCGCCATCGCCAGCGAGATGGGCGTGCCGGAGGAGATGGCCGTCCTCCTCGCCCGCCTGGAGAGCGGCGGCCAACACTGGAAGCAGAACGGCGAGATCACCACCAGCCGCGCCGGCGCCCGCGGCCTCCTGCAGCTCATGCCCGACACCGCGCGGGAGCTGCGGGTCGATCCCGACGACCTCGAAGGGAACATGCGCGGCGGGCTCCGCTACTTCCGCGACCAGCTCAACACCGCCGGGGGCAACTTCTACGGGGCCTATGCGGCCTACAACGCCGGCCCCAACCGCGACAGCGTCCGCACCTTCCAGGCGACCGGCGACGAATCCCGCCTGCCGCTCGAGACCCGCAACGCCCTCGCCCGCGCCCGCCGCTACGCCGGCGAGGAGACCGTCGACCGCGGCACCGTCCCGGAGCCCGCCGCCGGCCTCTCGACGGTGCAGCGCGCGGACCTCGGCCGAGGCGGGAACGCCCGCCCCGCGACGATCGAGGAGATCCGCGCGGTCCTCTACGGCAACACCGACCGCCGGGAGGTCGCCGCCGGGGTCAACGCCCGGATTAACGCCGGCACCCTCTTGCCGGGCGAGCGCGGCAATGCCGAGGCGGCCGACATCTCCACCCGCGCCACCCGCGCCCTCGCCGACTTCGAGAAGCAGGTCCTCGAGACCTCCCTCGCGCTGGCGGAGAGCGAGCGGCGGATCGGCGCCGGCTCCGCCTACGAGCGCGGCGCGCAGCGCGCGGAGGCCTCGGCCGACATCGCGGCCGACCGGATGCGTGGCCTCGCCAGCCGGCTGCCCGAAGGCGACCCGCGCCGCGCCGAGCTGATGGAGGCGGCCGGGCAGCAGCGGCCGCTCGCCCGGCGCCGCTACGACCAGAACCTCCGCGAGCAGTCCCAGCTCGAGGACCGCCAGCAGCAGGACCAGCTCTCCGACGAGCAGTTCAGCCGCACCCGCTGGTGGCAGTCCTCCTGGGGCCTGCAGCGCGACCTCGGCATGCGCCGCGAGGACCGCCGCCTCCGCGACACCTACGGCGACACGATGAGCGAGGACGAGCGCGGCCGGCGCGTCCAGCAGGCCGGCCAGCTCGGCGAGTACTCCGAGCTCAACCGCGTCACCGCGATGGCCCGCGAGAGCTTCCTCGGCCTCGGCCAGGACGCGAGCCAGGCGCTCGGCCAGATCATCATGCAGGGCGGAAAGGCCAAGGACGTCATCGCCTCCCTGCTGGCCCAGACCGCCGCCCGCGGCGCGCAGCGCGGCTTCGGGATGCTGCTGTCGATGGGCATCGACGCCGTCGGCGGCTACCTCACCGGCGGCCCGGCCGGCGCGCTCGCGGGCGCCGTCTCCGGCGCCAGCCGCGGCGCCACCGGCGCGGGCATCGCGCTGTCCGGCGGCTCCGGCACCACCGCGTCGGGGATCGGCGTCGAGACCCTCGGCCCGATCGCGCCCACCACCGTCGCCGCGGCGCAGGGCGCGGTGATCGGCCCGGCCGGCCCGCTCCGCCACTTCGCCCAGGGCGGCGTCACCGACACGCCGACCTACTTCGGCATGGGCGACGGCGGCCGCGGCCTCATGGGCGAGGCGGGCCCCGAAGCCATCCTCCCGCTCACGCGGCTCCCGAACGGGAACCTCGGCGTGCAGGCCGGCGGCGGCGGCGGCGGCGGCGTCACCCAGCAGATCAACGTCCACGTCGGCGGCGGCGGCGGCGGCGGGAGCATCAGCGCCGAGGACAGCCGGCGCATGGCCGAGGCCGTCCGCCAGGCCGCCTACCGCGGCGCCGAAGAGGCCATCGCCAACAACAAGCGGATGGGCGGGATGCTGAACCCCGTCTTCGGAGGCTGAGCATGCCGATCGTCCTCACCATCGGGGGCGCGGTCGTCACCCTCAACGACGACCGCTCCGCCTCCGTCGCCGGCCCGATGCCCGCGACGATCCGCTCCTTCCCGGTCTGGGTGCCGCCCAAGAACCCCGACCAGGAGCCCGACTTCCAGGAGAAGCCGAACCTCTACATCTCGCGCTTCGGCGACGGCTACAGCCAGGAATCGCCCGCCGGCCTCAACCACATCGACGGCGACATGGCGCTCTCCTGGTCGATGCTCACCGTGACCGACGAGGAGGCCATGCGCGCCTTCATGCGGGAGCGGGGCGGCTACAAGCCGTTCTGGTACGGCCTGCCGGGCGACAGCGTCATGTGGCTCTGGAAATGCCGGGCCTGGAGCGGCGGCGAGCGATCCTTCGGCATCCGCCGCTTCCGCGCGCAGCTCTCCCGCGCCTACGACCTCGGCGCCTGACCGGTGGGCAAGCAGCATCGCCAGGCGCGTCAGGCCTCGCCTGACGCGCTCGTAAGCCTGTACTCGCTCGACATCACCAAGTACGGCGGCCCCGTGCTGCGCTGGACACCCGGGCCGCTCGGCTCGGCCAGCCGCAACACCATCGCCAACCACAGCCTCGCGCAGAACGGCACCGGCTGGACGGCGCAGAACCTCACCGCCTTCGGCCCGGCCAATGCCCTCGGCGCCGCCTTCGTCCTCGCCGATTACGGCTCGGGCCACCTCGCGCGCTCGGGCGCCGTCACCGACGCCGGCCGCCTGATCTCCTCCGGCGCCTTCAGCGCGACGAACAACGTCGCCGAGGCCGGGCAGAGCTGGGAGGCGCAGGTCCGCGTGCTGCCGATCCGCGCTCGCGCCCGCGTCGACCTCACCTTCCTCACCGCCGCCGGCGGCGTGATCCTCTCGATCCCCTCGACGGTGGTGACGAACGCCGGCGCCCCGGCCTCCGCCCGCTCGCTCGACGACTACACCCGGATCCACGCCCGCGGCGTCGCACCCCTCGGCACCGCCCGCGTGCGCCTCGACCTGGTGATGCTCCCCCTCGACGGCGGCAGCACCGACCCGCGGGTGGTCTTCGCGCTGTCCCAGGTCGCCCGCGTCACCGACCCGCTGGCGCTCACCCCGGAGGACCAGCTCCGCCTCGACGACCTCGCCGGCACCTTCCAGATCAACCGCGCGACCGGCGGCGTCGACACCGCCCATGGCGGCCCGATGCCCTGGTCCGAGGGCCGCGGCGTCGGAAAGATCGCCTTCGGCGGCATCACCTACGAACCCTTCCCGCTGATGATCGAGAGCATCAGCTGGACGGTGCGCGGCGCGCAGCCGCGGCCGCGCGTCACGGTGCCCGACATCGACAGCCAGGCCACCGCGCTCGTCGTCGGCTACTCCGAGCTGCGCGGCTGCCCGGTCGAGCGCCGCCAGGTCTTCGCGTCGAACCTCGACGGCGGGCGCGACCCCGACCCATCGGCCTTCTTCGGGCCGGAGCGCTGGTTCGTCGATCGCCTGGCGCGCCACGCGCCCGGCGAGGAGGTGGTGCTGGAGCTCGTCAACGCGCTCGACCTGCAGGGCAAGATGCTCCCCGCCCGGCAATGCATCCGCGACAGCTGCACGCATGTCTACCGCCGCTGGAACGGCTCGGTCTTCGTCGGCGGCACCTGCCCGTTCAACGGCACCCAGAACGGCAACTTCATGTACAAGGCCGACGGCACGGCGACCTTCAACCCGGCCGAGGACAACTGCGGCCGGCGCGTCGTCGACTGCGACAAGCGCTTCCCGAACGGGCAGCCGCTTCCCACCCGGGCCTTCCCGGGCATGTCCAAATACAGGTGACCCCGATGGCTGACACGCTCCCCAGCTTCAACGCGTGCGAGGCCGCCGTGCAGGCCGGCACCGCCACCCTCCTTCAGAGGTTCATTTTCGACAACGAACCGGCCGGCTCGGTCGCCGAGAGCGAGTTCCGCGCGGGCCTCGCCGCCCTCCTCGCCGAAGCCCGCGCGGGAGGCTGACCGGTGTTCGACCCGAGCGTGATGGCCGCCATCCGGCGGGACGCGGTCGCGCGCTTCCCCGAGGAGAGCTGCGGCCTGGTGATCGAGGGGAGGGGCTACGTGCCCTTCGCCAATGTCGCGCCCGAGCCCGAGCTCGACTTCGAGATGCCGCTCGCCGCGGCCGAGGCGATCGCCGCCGGCGGCGCCGGGGCGGCGAGCCGCGTGCTCGCGGTGGTGCACAGCCACACCAACGGCCGTGACCACCCCTCCTCGGAGGACATCGTCCAGCAGATCGCCCAGGGCATCCCCTACGGCCTGACAGTGACCGACGGCGGCGACGCCACCGAGCCCCTCTTCTGGGGCGACAGCCTCGCGCTCGAGGTGCCCTACCTCGAGAGGATCTTCCGCTGGGGCCCGACCGGCACCGACGGCAAGGGGGACTGCTGGGCACTCGCCCGCGACTGGTACCGGCGCGAGCGCGGGATCCTCTTCCCCGATTTCCCGCGCGACGGCGACTGGCAGGACGACCGGCCCGACCAGTACGACGAGAGCTGGGCGCCGCTCGGCTTCCGCCGCGTGCTCCAGGACGACGCCCAGCCGGGCGACCTGGTCCTCTTCAGCATCCGCCACCGCGGCCGCGCCAACCACGCCGGGATCCTGCTGGAGGGCGGCCAGCTGCTGCACCACCAGCACCGCCGCCGCAGCTGCTCGGTCTACCTCGGCGACTGGCAGCGTGACGCCGTCGCCTGGCTGCGTCCTCCAGCCGGATAAACCCCATGAACACGATCGTGCTGCACGGCCCGCTGGAGAAATTCGGCGGGCCTTTCTCGTTGGCGGTCACCACCGCCGCCGAAGCCGTCCACGCGCTCTGCTCCCTCCTGCCGGGCTTCAGCGAGGAGATCCGCAAGGGCAGCTGGCGCGTGGTGCGCGGGAAGCCCGGGGCGCGGGGCGCGCGGGATCTCGGCGAGGGCGAGCTCCGCATGCGGCTCGGCGGCGAGATGCACCTGATGGTGCCGCCGAGCGGGTCGGGCGGCAAGAACGGCGGCACCGTCAAGACGGTCGTCGGCGTCGTGCTCCTCGTCGCCGCAATCTACTTCTCGGGCGGCACCGCCGCCGGCATGGCCGGCCAGGTCGCCGCGAGCAGCTCCTTCGCCGGCCTCGGCGTCGGGATGACCTACGGCACCGTCGCGCTGCTCGGCCTGACGATGGCCCTGCAGGGCGTCTCGCTGATGCTCTCGCCGCAGGCGAAGGCCTCGTCGAACGCCGCGCAGGACACGGCCCAGAGCTACCTCTTCAACGGCCAGATCAACAGCCCCGACCAGGGCGGCCCCGTGCCGCTGGCCTTCGGCCGGTGCCGCACCGGCTCGGTGATCATCTCCCTCGCAGTCGAAACCCAGGACATCCCGGTATGACCCCTTTCCGTGAAGTCGCGCGGCGCCTCCTCGTGGGCGTCGGGCTCTCGCTCGCCCTGATGGCTGGCGCGATCGCCGTCCCGCTGGTGATCCTGCTGTCCCGGCGCGGCACCGACGCCGAGGCCGGCTCGGCCGCCTCCTGCCTGCTGAACGCGCTGACCGGCGGCCCGCGCACGGCCACCTTCAGCGCCTGGAGCTGGGAGATCTTCCTCCGCGGCAAGCCGCTCTCGCTCCTGCGGCTCCGGGCGGTCGATGCGGTGAACTTCGAGACCGACCACTGCCGCATCGCCTGGCTCTCGCACGAGCGCCGCGGCCTGCTGCGCGCGGCGGCGCTGCCCGAGTGAGCCACCTCATGCCCATCGGGGGCTCCGGCGGCGGCAAGCAGTCGTCGCCCCGGGCCCCCGTCGAAGCGAAGAACACGCTTCGGGCAAAGCAGACCGTGCGCGTGGTCCACCTCATCTCCGAGGGGCCCGTGGCTGGCCTGATCGACGGCGGCAAGTCGATCTACCTCGACGACACGCCGCTGATCGCCGCCGACGGCACCGCCAATTTCCAGGGCGTCACCTTCGAGGTGCGCACCGGCGAGGCGAACCAGGAGCCGCTGCTCGGCTACCCGACCACCGAGAGCACCACCGCGGTCAACGTCGCCCTCACCAAGGGCGGCGGTGCGCAGACCCGCGTCGTCAACCTCACCGGCATCGACCGCGTCCGGGTCACCGTTGCCGTGCAGGCGCTCTATTCGAGCGACAGCTCCACCGGCGACATCAACCCGACGAGCGTCAACTACCAGATCCAGTGGCGGGTGGCCGGCACCTCCAATGCCTTCGCGGTCCTCTGGAACGACGTCATCAGCGGCAAATGCGTGGCGCCCTACGCCCGCGCGCTCACCTTCCGCGCGCCGCACAACGGGAACATCGAGCTCCGCCTCGTCAGGATCACCGACGACGCCACCAACTCCAGCCTGCAGAACGCGACCGCCTGGCAGAGCTTCGCCACGATCGTCGACCGCAAGCTGATCTACCCGGGCTCGGCGCTCGTCGCGCTCACCTACGACGCCGAGCTCTTCGGGGGCAATTTCCCCCAGACGACGTTCGACGGGAACTGGCTCATCTGCCAGGTGCCGGCGAACTACAACCCGACCACCCGCGCCTATGCGACCACCGGGCCGGGGACGAGCGGCGGCGTCTGGGACGGCACGTTCAAGGCGGCCCACACGAGCAATCCGGCCTGGATCCTCTGGACCCTCCTCACCAACCCCTCCTGGGGCTGCGGCGCCGAGATCCCGGCCTCCTCGATCGACCGCTACCAGCTCTACGTCATCGCCCAGTACTGCGACGAGCTCGTCGACGACGGCTTCGGCGGGCAGGAGCCGCGCTACAGCTTCAACCACTGGATCAACGTCCGCGACGAGGCGATGCGCGTCATCGCCGCCATCACCGCCGCCTTCCGGGGCATGTGCTACTGGGGCGCCGGCACGATCGTCCCCGTGGCCGACATGCCCCTGCCGGTGGTGCAGGACGTGAACCCGAGCAACGTCATCGACGGGAAGATCGAATACGAGACCGCCGGCAACCGCGCCCGGCACTCGATGGTGAAAGTCCGCTGGCGCGACCCGGCGACCGGCTTCCGGCAGAGCATCGAGGTGGTCGAGGACGCCGAGCTGATCGCCGAGATCGGCGTCCGCGACACGGAATTCGACGCCGTCGGCTGCACCAGCCGAGGCC